TGGTCTAGATTAATATATATTAAACTATGAAGGTTACAGATAAATAACATCTGCTTTAATCGCGCGATTAAAGCAGATGTTATTTATCTGTAACCTTCATAGTTTAATATATATTAATCTAGACCAAGCAGATCATCACAGATTATCTCGCGATAACACAACAGCGCGAGCTGGTATACATATCTACATATCAGACTTGTCTTCTACATATCAGACTTGTCTTCTACATATCAGACTTGTCTTCTACATATCAGACTTGTCTGAATGTGACCGCAAGCAGCGCGAGCTGGTATGGATACATAATATCTACTACATATCAGACTTGTCTACTACATATCAGACTTGTCTACTACATATCAGACTTGTCTACTACATATCAGACTTGTCTACTACATATCAGACTTGTCTACTACATATCAGACTTGTCTGCTACATATCAGACTTGTCTGAATGTGACCGCAAGCAGCGCGAGCTGCCCTATATATAAAACAATGACGGTATATAAGACTAAAATTTTATCTTGAACAATATAAACAACAAGATAAACAACAAGATGAATCTGGATAAGATGCTCGACATTCTCAAGGCAAAGTGCTCTGATTATGAAAGGACTAATGCCGAGATCATCAAGACACTGAATTTGCCTACTAGCAGACTTTTGAAAGACTACATGGAACAGATCAAACATGATCCTCTTCTGTGGTTCAAATCGTTCCCTATGGATTATACATCCATCGAAGCTCTAGCAAAGCCCAAATCAGGTGTCATCCATGTTCTAGAAAAGAACGATGAAGTACGAACCGACCTCGGAAAAGAGTTTTGCGACGATCTCGTCCGTCGTCTTCATGCCACATGGAAAGCCAACAAGGCAGAACTCTTACAGCTTCGCGTAACTCTCAAAGACTCCTCTTCAGATAAAAATGTATTTGTGCCTAAATCATCGGGACCGAGCAACAAGATATCGAATGACAAGATCGAAGAACTGGAAAAAGAAAACAAAGAACTCCGAGCTTATCTAGATGAGGCAGATGAAAAGATTCACGCACTCGATACAAAATGCACTCGATTACAAGCAGATACTGATAGTATGAAGCACGAAGAAATAATGCTATCAAAAGCTAAAGATCAGCTGGCTGCCGAAAGAAACGCTTCTGTTGCAAGGATAGAGCAACTAAAGTCCATTTTCATCGACTGCATGAAAGAAAAAGGAGCTACCGAAGCGGAAATTAGCATCTACAACAAACTCCTTTCTGTATGGTAATCACTTGCATTCATGACACATCTTCTTTAGAGTATTACATATGGCTTTCTTGCTCCAATTGTACTTTTTCTGTAACCTTGTAGAATGTAGCATCTGTTGTGCCACATTCTCCAATACGTCATCATCCATTTCATCGAAAGAAAGCTTCTCGGTGATGAAAATATGCCTCAACATAGTCACACCAGTATTACGACCGAATAGCTTATTGAATGTACCCACCACAAACTTCGAAAAACCATCGTTGGTAGCGAATGGATTCATGAATCTATTAACAAACAAGTAGTCCCGGGGATGTCGTCTCAAACTCGCCTTGATATCCCGCGTGGCTCGAACAGGAAGGTCTTGATCCACTCTTCTATACTCTTTCGATGTTTTGTACTTGTTGAAGACCATGTAAGAAGGGCGAATTTGATTGATCAAAATGAAGTTCGAGTCGGTCCTGTTTGGGTCTTTCTCATAGTACACTCGCATGGATCCATAGTCGCTGCGCTTAGGTGGTGTCGACACAACAATTGATAATAGGATGTAATGCAGACTGTCTTGTAGGCTTTCATGAGGGTCGCCCTTTCCTAGATCTTTGTACTTTTGTTCTATGTCCTCAAATGGCGTGTACTTGGCTAGTTGTCCCATGTCTGGCATGTGCTTCTTGTATGAAGCCTCTTGGAAGCTGTCCATGTTGTCATGAAATGTTTTCCAACGTTTCTGTTGATCTGAAAATTTGTTCCTTAGCTCTTCAACATTTTTAAATAGAGTGAGGATTGCAGTGATCATGTTTTTTCGTGTACTGATGTTGGGATATGCTGATCGTATCTTTTCATAGCTTTCTTCTGGCTTTGAAACTAACTCGTAGTAGGAACGAGATACTACCACTTTGTCACGTAGGCGTTGGAGCCTATGTATGTAGTTGGAAAATGTTGTCTTCTTCTCATAAACAGATTCGAGAGCTTTCTCTATGTCCTGATCACTTGTCATCTATCATTACGATTAAAGCAGATTTATATTCTTTTTGCTAGAATGTCTTCATCCCAAAAGCTCGATAGAACCACAAACACCTCATCAAATTTGAGATATTCCGATTGCTTTTAGACAATCAAATTGATGTTTAAAAATATTTCATCATATATAGAGATATAGATGGTTCTTCCAGGGTCAAATGTGTCATTAGGACTCATCCAAGCAGAGTTTGGTGGTGTGAATCCTATCTCGCTCATAGAATATTATGCTGGTGGCCTCTATGTCCCTAGTGGGACGTCCGGTATCCCTACGGCGGGGCTGATCTCGTTCAGCAACTTCTTGGGGAAATCAAATGTTTTCTCTTTGCTTCAAGGCAGTCTCATACGCCGTTATTTCACAACAAATGACACAACCATACAGAATGATACAGCAACGATGGACAACGGCTTCAATAATACATCGTCCGATGGTGGGTTCATCCACGCAAGCGACTTTTCCCTCCCGGTTGCTTTCAACTTAGCTATGGAATACACAGGCTGGTTGACCGTAGGGACCACCGGCTCTTACGCTTTCGGCTTGCGGTCTGACGACGGGTCTGACTTTGCTGTGTGGTATACCACCACATGGTTCGTGATCACGACTAATTATGGAACACACGGTGTTCCACCGACTCCTCCTCCCAACCCCGGCAACATCACCCTCACAGCGGGAGTGGCGTATCCCATACGAATTCGGCTCACTCAAGGTACTGGTGGTCTGGGTTTGTTCTTGGACTGGCAAACGCCAACGAATGGCACATGGACCGGTGTCCCTTTCAGCAATTTCTCATGCAATGGGGTGACAACAATCACGACCACGACGATAAGGGCGAGTAAATTTCCCGAGCCGCGAAGCACCGTCGGATTGCGTTTACGTGGATATGCGGCGAACTTCGACGCGAGCACTCTACCCTCAACCAATGTGATTGATTCTGAAATCGGTTCATGGGCGAATATTGGCTCGCTAAGCGCCACTCCTGCAACAGGTCAAGGGACTACAAAACCTCGGCTAAAACAACTTGGTAACTACTATCATGTTCAGTTCGATCGTGCCAATGACAATCATTTCAGTATATCCTCTTTCCCATTCGATTGGTTGAATGTTGGAGGCGTCTACAACGGCTACACAATCATTGTGGTTGCTAAATTCACCTCACCTGGACGGTTCGAACGCTTTATGGACTTTGGTAATGGCAGCGCTAACAACAACATATGGTTTGGGCGCCATGAAACGGTCTCGGCACTCGGTGGTGACGCGTTTAATGGTACTACGGTAGCATTGAACGTCGTCAACGTCCCTTTTACCGAAACAGGTGGTTTTCACATATTTGCAATGCATGTTACAAATACAAGCTCGGGTGGTGTGGGCAGTGTATATTGTGATTCTACTACAGCATTGGCTAGCAAAGCTTTCAGCACACCTCTGGTAAATCGAACATCAACCCTCAATTACATTGGAAAGTCTAACTGGGGGACTGCTGATGCATACTTGAGTGCTGATATGCGCCAGCTTCTAATTTACAAGACTGCACTTTCACAAGCAGATTTAACAACGGTGTTTAATGATTTAACAACAAAATGGGGACTATAGGCATCCGCATTCGGAGTGCCAACGCGAGTGAGTTATGAATGCTTCGATTTCCACATAATCTCTTGGTTGTTTTCATATGAACTTGTTACATCTCTTTATGACAGGATTAGTACTTTTTTGATTTATGTACATAGTTTTTGATTTAGGTTGCAAAAATACCGAAACAATCAAATTGGTGTTTAAAAATCTTACATCATGTATAGAGATAGATAGGTACACATGGTTCTTCCAGGGTCAAATGTGTCATTAGGACTCATCCAAGGAGAGTTTGGTGGTGTGACCCCTATCTCGCTCATAGAATATTATGCCGGCGGGCTCTATGTCCCTAGTGGAACGTCCGGTATCCCTACGGCGGGGCTGATCTCGTTCAGCAACTTCTTGGGGAAATCAAATGTGTTCTCTTTGCTTCAAGGCAATCTAATCCGCCGTTATTTCGCAAACACGAATTCCAGTATAGCATCAAACACAACAACGATGGACAGCGGTTTCAATAATACATCATCTGATGGTGGATTTATCCACGCAAGCGACTTCCTCCTTCCTCCAGGTGAAAACTACTGTATGGAATACACGGGATGGTTGACCGTAGGGACCACCGGCTCTTACACTTTCGGCTTGCGGTCTGACGATGGGTCAGACTTTGCGATGTGGATAGGCAGTGCATGGAGTATTGTGTCATCTGCTTACGGGAACAAGCCACTTGACGTAACTCCACCCAACCCAGGTACTCGCAGCCTTACAGCGGGAGTGGCATATCCCATCCGCATTCGCTACCATGAATATACAGGCAATGAATCTTTGTTTTTGGAGTGGAAACCGCTGGCAGCCACAACATTTACCAACATCCCTTTCACCGTTTTCTCGTGCAATGGCATTACACCAATCACGGCCACAACGATAAGGCAAGGGTTTCCCGCGCCGTGGATAAATGCTGTGGTGAACTTCGACGCGAACTCCTTATCATCGACCTACGGGATTGATACTGAAATCATTTCATGGCAAAATAGTGGTTCGTTGACAACAAGTGCAGCAGGTAATGGAACTACTACAAAACCTCGGCTAAGAAAGCTTGGTAACTATTACCATGTTGAATTCAATCGTGCCAATAACAATTATTTTACTATCCCCGAATTACTTTTCACTTGGTTTAATGTTGGAGGCATTTACAACGGCTTAACAGTGTTTGTGGTTGCTCAATTTACTAATATCGGACATTTTGAACGTTTTATGGATTTTAGTTCTGGCCAAGGAAACAACAACATATGGTTTGGGCGCAATGAATCACAAAATAGACTTGGTGGTAATATTTGGAATGGTACCTCAGAAGCAGTAAACAACAATGGAGCTTTTACTGAAAATTCCAATTTTCATATATTTACAATGCATGTTACGAATACAAGCAGTGGTGGTACCAATATTCTTTATTGTGATAGTGTTACAACAGCATTATCTACTCTAAATTTTGCCACACCTATTGCAAATCGAACATCAACTCAAAATTATATCGGAAGGTCCGCGTGGGCTACTGATGCATATTTGAATGCTAATATGCGTCAGTTGCTAATTTATAATACTGCACTAACACAAGCAGATCTTTCGACAGTTTATAGTGAATTAAAAACAAAATGGGGACTTTAGGATATGTTGCTCGATTGGTTGACCATAGCGTCTTGCTCTTCCTTGTGGAGTATTGTGTCACTCTATTGCGCAAAACAAATAGCATCTTGCAGTGACACAGAGGGATGCCCATGTATGGGGTACGCGTTATCCAGCCGGGGATCGAGCACTTTTGATTTATGAACATTGTTTTTGATTTCGGTTGCAAAAATACCGAAACAATCAAATTGGTGTTTAAAAATCTTACATCATGTATAGAGATATAGAGGTACACATGGTTCTTCCAGGGTCAAATGTGTCATTAGGACTCATCCAAGGAGAGTTTGGTGGTGTAACCCCTATCTCGCTCATAGAATATTATGCCGGCGGGCTCTATGTCCATAGTGGGACGTCCGATATCCCTACGGCGGGGCTGATCTCGTTCAGCAACTTCTTGGGGAAATCAAAGGCAAGTTTCAGTGTGATCCAGGGCAATCTAATCCGCCGTTATTTCACAACAAATGACGCGAATATACAATCGAATACATCAACGATGGACAGTGGTTTCAATAATACATCATCTGAGGGTGGGTTCATCCACGCTACCAACTTTTCCCTCCCGGTTGCTTCCAACTTATGTATGGAATACACAGGTTGGTTGACCGTAGGGACCTCCGGCTCTTACACTTTCGGCTTGCGGTCTGACGATGGGTCAGACTTTGCGATGTGGATAGGCAGTGCATGGAGTATTGTGTCATTTGCTTATGGAACAAAAGGAGTTGAACCAGCTCCACCCAACCCAGGTAATATCACCCTTACAGCGGGAGTGGCATATCCCATACGCATTCGATTCACTCAAGGTGGTGGTGCTCTAGAGTTAAACTTGGAGTGGAAACCGCTGGCAGCCACAACATGGGCAAGCATCCCTTTCACCGTTTTCTCGTGCAATGGCATTACACCAATCACGGCCACAACGATAAGGCAAGGTTTCCCAGAGCCGCGAATTATTCCGGGCAATGTATTGCGTTTGGATGGATATGCGTCAACCACTGTTTCCACGTCGACATGGTCAACGAACGTTGTGGGTGGACCGACTGCAAACATCAATGGTAGCCCCGAGTACACAAACCCATGGTTCACATTCAATCACGCAAGTAAGTTTTTGCAAATTCCACATGTCGTCAATGTCACCGATTTCACGAACGCACAAGCGTACACCGTAATGGCGTATGTTTACATCGATTCAACACAAGCCATAAATACGAGCGAGAATATCTTTATCGAAAAATGGGAATTCAACACAGGCTACCCTTATTCAATAAAGTATACTAATGGCGGTATAATGGCATTGGCATATGATGGAACAAATGCTCCTTTAGTATTTGCACCGCTCACCGGGCTTATCGACAAATGGGTCCATGTTGCTGTGACATTTAATCATATAAATACGCAAATGACGATGTATTTCAATGGCGCACAGGTTGCACAACTTACATCATATACGCTCAACAACTGTTCGAATAACCATGCGGTATATGTAATGAGGCGTTTCAATAATACATCCCCACTTTCAGCGAAACTCGGCCACATTTCCATATACAATTCGTCTCTTTCCCAGCAATCCATCGATCAACACTACAATGCTTACAAGCCATACTTCCAGGAATCTTCAATTTCAGGCATGGTCTTCAACTTCACGTTTGGAACTTCAAATGTTCCGACACAAGACTCGACAGGGAAGAGCATCACGACATCGTCCACGGCTCCTACCATGGTCAACGATGCAACCAGGGGGTGGGTTGTAAGCTTAAACAACTCGTTCCTCAATGTGCCAACTTTTGACATTCCTGTCTCTTACACAAAGATGTGTTGGGCGTATTCCACGGCGGGTGATACAAACGCAAGAAACTTGATGAGCAGTGGAAATGATACAGGGGGTGTTCACTACATGTATAATACAAATGCATACCTTACGGGTGGCCACAACTCATCCGGTGCCGTCATTAATAGTGTATCAGACCCAAACGTAACCCCCATTAATGTGTGGATTCATTGGGCTCTAACGTATGACAATACGTCCAAAACAATGACCTTGTATAGGAACGGAACGAATGTTGTGTCACGTGTTGACACTGCTCTCAATTGGACGGGGGGGACCAATTTCTTACGGATTGGCGCGTATACAACAGGATCCTTTTATAAGGGCTTTCTAGACAATGCACGTGTTTTCAATCGCGCACTTACCGCAAGCGAAGTACTCACAATATACAATGCAGAGAGTTCTGGTGGCACATGGGCATAAGGATCGTCCAAACAATACCAACAAATTTGCCAGTTTTAAATTTGTCAAGTTTTCAACGAGGTGGAGCATCATTCGATTGTTGTTGCAAGCTGTGTGGTTTGATTGTAGGTCAAAACCCCATAGGTGATCTTGGTAATCCATCGGTAGAAAGCTCTTTTGATGTGTGCGTGCCCCCGATGGAAAAGTTTTTAATCCACACACTGGCAGGTTCATAGATGCTATATATATATATATAAACGGAGATCTTGCCAAAAAGCTGGGTAAAGTATCAAAATCCGACAAGTGAGTAATGAAATTACAAATAATAATGAATAAAAATGTTGAATCATGTCAAATGAACATGTTGCCCGTATCAAATATATCTTTAACCCAAATAAGCTGGGCTCTCCTGAATGCAGCACCCGACAATACTACACTTTCATCCATGCACAGCATCGTCTCAGGTCAACCAAGCAATGAAGGGCCTATGGCAATGTCATACTTCCTTGGATACGATTACGCATCCATTGCATCAGTAACTATCAATGGTGTAGCTGTCACAGGAAGGCAGACGTCTTTTGACACGCATGTGAGCATCGATGCTACCGGAAACACGTATGCATTTGGGTCGTACACATCAGTGGACATCGCACCTATTGCAAACCTGAATGGGTCACCTAGCTCTTTTAAGCTTCCTGTAGCATCAGGGCAATGCCCATATATTGTTGGTTGGAACGCGAGTGGACAGTGCCAGCTCGCAGGCGCCTTGACAACTGCAAGCTTCACACCGTACAGCATTACAACGACTTCCGACAATCGTATCCATGTCGTGGGCCTGTATAATTCAGCGACCCCGCTTGTTATCAACAATCTAAACGATGGGTCGCAAAGCGCTGTGACACTCCCAGCATCCGCTTCCAACGTCACATGTTACATTGTGTTCAGTGCAAGTGGTGTCGCTCTCATGGCAGCTGACATATTTGCAGGAGGGTCTACGCCTTGGTCAATCCGTGCGTCTGGAGATAGTGTGTACATAACCGGGCAATACACATCCGGTGCTATAGTCAAGAACCTTTCTGGCTCAGCCAGCAGCATCACAATATCGGGAACACAGGGAAATGACCCATTCCTATTGAAGTTCAACTCATCAGGGGTATGCACGGATGGCACAAATCTTTTCAATGGAGGCGCGACAGACATTGGACGCGTGCTCGAGGTGGACGTTTTAGGGAACGTTTACGTTGCAGGGCAGCTGTCGTCAGGCGCCACGAACATCAAGAACCTCGTTACAGGAACAAACAGCGCATTTCAACTAGGGGGAAGCTCCCAAACGGACGCCTTCTTGACCAGGCATGACAGCAATGGCCTATGCACAGGTTGCGCAAACATTGTAGCGGGTGCACAAAACGACATGAGCCTCAGCCTTGCACATGATGGATCGAATCTGTACGTAGGTGGCTTCTACCAAAGTGGTTCGGTGGTAGCCATCAAGAGCCTTCCCAACAATATCGCGAGTAGGTTCAATCTGCCAGTTACACCCGGAGTCGGCGTCTCGTTCGTGGCTAAGATCAACTCTTTTGGCAACATTGTTGGTGGGGCCCAGATTTTGAACACCAATGCGGAAAACCAATGCACTGCCATCGGCGCAAGCTCAAATGAAGGGTATGTGTTTGGAAATTACAGCACATCAAATAGCACCATAGTGAGGAACCTGAATAATACAGACAGCATCTATACCTTGCCATCTACGAGCAACATTTCGACTGCGTACGGCATCAGGTACAACTCGAATGGTGCTTGTACGGGGGCTTCCCACATTGTGTACGGCACAGGCCAGACACGTGTGACGGCGGCCAAGGTGCAAGGCAATAAGCTGTTTGTGGTTGGAAACTACGTTAGCTCATCCAACGTCATTGTACGAGACTTCACAAACTCGATCACGTCAAAGGTATTGCAATCTGCAAGCCAGGCACAACCCTTTTTACTTACTTACCCTATCCCATACGTTGCAGTTGCCCGCTCTCCGATATCCATCACCTCAGGAACCCTCAACCTTTGGTACGATGCTAGCGACACATCGAGTATGACACTTTCGGGATCAAGTGTGTTGCAGTGGAGAGACAAAAGTGGGTCGGAAAATCATGCGGTGGTAGTTCCTGGAATGAATGCACCTGTTTTAACGAGCAATGTCATTAGGACGAGCAAACCCGGCGTTGTGTTCAATGCGGTTAACAACACGATCATGTCATTGTCAAGCCCCATGAATCCAACAACCTTTTTCATGGTCGGAAAAACGACAAGCATGCACAACAACAACTCGATGGTGTTTGGTGCTGAGATGATTGATTATGGAATACAAACAAGCGGACAAACTGGGTATGCCGGGGGATACTTTATCAAGTTCCAACACAGTACAACGCAAGCATATGTTGGTCAAGGACGCTTGGACACTCAGACTTTGTATGAGAAACTAGTTAGCAATCCAATCAACAACGATACATTGTACACGTTGCGACAATTCAGGAGCACAAACAGCATGGGCCTCCACGTGAATGGCGGGGCCCCGCAGACATTAATTAATCTAACAGCCAATTGGAAGAGCGCAAAAACAACATATTTTGGGGGTGTTTGGGACAATCTCAACATAACACCATCGCACATTGGACCGGTCGGGGAGGTCTTGGTGTATGACCAACCACTCAATGACAGTGATATGCGAACGGTTGAGGGGTACCTGGCATGGAAATGGAACCTTGTAGGCTCATTACCGTCGACGCATCCCTACAAAAACGCAGCACCAATATAGTCGCTTCAACAGCTTGTGAGATGGGAAACAAAAGCAGGTGCAACAATCTTCATGATTATTCAAAATAAATCACTTTCTCATATCTAATATGCACTTCCGGTTCTTCGCTTCAACCAAAACAACCCACAGGACCCCCTGTTCTACATTTGCCGGACTTGTGGGGATGCTGGATGTGTGCTCAAACATAATAAAACATTACAAAAATATTTATTATGTTGCATAGATGAAAAATTTGATGGACGCATAAAGAGGTCAAATCTCATAAACTGCTATCATTCCCATCAACTGTCAACCACTATCAACATTATGGCTATCGCCTCGAATGATGCAATCCTGGCCTTGTACAACGAGTACGAGGACCTGATTCGGAGCACATTCCTCGAAGGTATCGAAGGCAACGAAGGCTATGACATCTACGACTACGACGCAGACGACAACAATGAGACCAGTATCACAGATCTAATCGTGCGGCGCAACATGTGCGAGGCCGTTGCTTCGCGCAGGACCGAGCTCCTCGCGAGCATTCGGGCGCTCCAGGCCCTTGCGGTGATCCCGGGCTCGAACCTGTACGTGGTGGACTGTGGCTCGGACTACCTCGACCCGGACGGGTCCCGAGATCCGGCTACCGCAAGTCACATCCTGGTCCACGTGCACGGCGGAATCGCAAACACACGGGCATTTGTGGAGCCGGGCAACAAGCTCGAGGACGGTGATTTGGCTACCCACATCGCAGAGACGGTTTTTGGGAACGTGAAGTGCTGGTACAACAGCGTGTTCGATGCAGTTCGCCAGCGCAACCCCGAAGCAACCCAGGTGACAAGCCGTGGGTGCATGAATTTTCACACATGTATGCCCAACCGCGGGTGCATGTGGCTCAGGTAAACAATATAAATGCTCGTCCATAAGCTCAATAGTTTAGCAGAAGGAAGGGATGCAAAAAACAAAAAACAAAAACAAAATTTCCTTTTAGTTTTTAATTTAATCTCCTATTTCCTGAATCCAATCGGTTGTACTACTATACATATAATCAAATGCATGGTGCTCTCAAATTGACTTGATTGATTGGTGCTCACCATTTGTTTTTCAAGAATGTCGAAAGGGTGCTTATTTCCGATGACGTGAGAACCTTATTGTAATGCACTAGCTCGTGCATTGTTCCTATAAATGGACTAGATGCAACGGATGGACCACCTATGGTAATGTCGGTTCCAGAATCTGGATAGTTGGTGAAGCCCTGTGAAGTACTTGATTGCAATACACCATCAAAGTAGTAGTCAATGTTTGTTGATGATGTCAGCACTGCACATACCACGACAAAGCTACTCGAAGCAACGCTGTTTGTGTACCTAAAACCACAAGAGTTCCCTACAAATGATACTTGGTTCCCGCGGCTACCTTCCGAGGTACCTCCAGACGCCATCCAAATCTTTTTGTTATTACTCGACCAGGTGTATGAAGAATTCCCCTTGTACATGATCATACCACCTGTGTAGTTAGATATTACGTAACACACTGTTGCTGGGGCAGTCAATGTTGCTCCTGTGTAGTTGCTGCCAGCAATAAAATTGCTGCCATTGAATACAAGTCCTGGTTTGGAGTTGTAAGCGCTCGCATTGTAGGTCGGTTGCGAGACTGTGTTGCTTTGCGATAATGTGTATGTGTTTGCACTTGAATCCTTCCATGATGTTACATTGCTTGAAGTCAATGAAACTGATGCGGAATTCCCAGCATCAAGCCATAAACCGATCCCTGTCATGATCGGTAGGTTTGCTGCATATGCACCGGACGAAAGGAAAGTATTCAAATTGCCTACTTCGTTATCGAGTAATGCCCTGTCGTAAACGAAAAATTGTTTTATGTCGCCTTGGAAGTATGGATCGCTTGGGTTTTGGGACTTGCCCAGCCCGCCAAATGCGAGAGAACGGTTCCCACTCATTGTGCCCACAGATCCAGTGACACTCTGCAGGATGCCGTTCATGTACCACTTGAGCGTCGGCGTAGTGGTGTGTTCGTAGGTGATTATGTGCGTGGTAAAGGCAGTTGCTGATGTAGAAGCCGCCCAGCCGTTAGGAAGAATAGCACGCACCGTCTCCAACGAACCATTAAACACAACCAAATAAATATTGTTAGTGAGGGCTTCACGTAGGAGGATGATAGAATTGGACTCGCTCGAGCTATTGTCACCAAATTGGAAAACACGTTGTTGGCTGATGGATGTAGGGGCTATGCGAAGGTTGACTGCAAACGTGAAGCCACCGACAGGGTTGTTGCTTCCATCACGAAGTGTAAAGGTGAAAGGGCTTGCTGGTACAAAGAACTGCTTTGGGGTAAAGGATACAAAAGTACCAGTGCCGCTCTTGGTGAGTACAGCGTTCGTGCCTCCCGACGTATCGGTTGAGGCTGTCAAGTTCACTGCAACGGTGCCAATCGATGGCCAAGATGAGACTGACGTCCCACTCGCTAGCGCGTCTAATGACGATGCAATGTACCCGTACTTGGGCTGAACATGTAAATAATATTGAGCGACCGCCGCAGCCACCACCAAAGACAAACCACGAAAGAAACCCAAACTCACAGGTTGCATTTTCGTTGGCAAGGCTGATGTATTGGTTACCAAGTATAAATTGCTCGCGGAGAAAGGTGCAACGGTAACAGTTGAAGTTGCTGTCAATATGTTGCTGAGAGAAATGTTCGTCATGGGGAATACTGACATTTATGTGATCGGTATTTATCTAAACAACTAACTATAGTGAATATAAATAAAAGTATACAAGCCATTTTTTATATTAATTTTGTTCTTGATGTATGGTGATTCGATGACCAAAACGGATAATAGTAAGAGGCGTACAAGTATATATAAGCCAGTCTTTGATGAGATCAAGTTCTTCTTAATGAAATAAAGAATAAAAATAATATTACAATTTCATGTCGTGGGTGACGTCCTGTGACCGTGACTGGAGCTGTGACCGTGACGGGAGCTCTGACCATAGGCAACCTAACGAGCACCGACTTCATAGGTGTGTGAACGGCTTCTCCTCAAGTTATATAATCGAATAGAGCGAGTGATACAATGAAAAGCTCACCAGGCCCATGCACACATCCGCTAACAAAAGCCGCCATACAACCTCCCTGTCCATGTTCCAAGAAAAGTAAGCTATCAAAGCCCACAACACCCCATGAACAGGCCTCAAAATGTTCCACCATATAGGCGCACCTTGCGTCTCCGGACCGACCTTCCTCCAACCACCTATGAATATAGCCCAAAATCCTATCGCTACTGCTATTGCTGCAAACGCAAACCACCTCAACCACGACTTTGGTACAATGATTGCAGATACAACCAGTGCCAAGCGGGTGGGTATACAACCCAGTAAGAACATCAAAAACCTCCTTTGCAGCGGCAACATTTGGCTTTGTACGTTTATTGATAGAAAGATAAAAGAAAATGTGACACTTATGCCATGCGCACAATACATATTTTTGCATCACGAATGCCAATATTGGTATTTGTTCCAACTGAAAGACCATTTTGTATAAATGTTGCAAAGTACTCTCACTTGGGACATTCAGTGAACACAGTCTGTTTGCTGTAGCTGAGACAAGTTGGAATGACACATGTTCATATGATATGTGTTCCCACACACACATACAACAGTAACGCTTGGTGCGATAGTCAGCTTGTTTGACCAAACACTTGTTGATAATCTTTAATTGTTTACACCTATATATGCTCTCTGTACAGTAATTTTGGGAACCATTTGGAGTTATCAATGCAACAGCTTGACTAGCAACATTATCAACAGCCAACAATTCAGTGCTTATGTGGTTCCATTGAACAATCAAATCATCTTTTTTGTTGTTATTAGACGTCCTACAGTTTCCCTTGTTACATACAGTTGGTGTTGAATTGAGAAAGTTGATGATGTTACTATTTGTAAAGTCAAAAGATGTCGATGATGATGTGGTCACAGAAACACATACATTACCTAAAGAAAAACTAAATTAATGAAAACCGACAGACTGGCTTCTCCAACAACATGAAACTGATATCAGCTAACGTGTAGATTTTTTCGTGTCTTGATCATAGTTCTGCTAAAAAGATGCCATTTGCTCTGAACATTTATATCTAGTAAACAGGAGTGTCATTCTATCTATCGGGAATTGATACATTTGTCAATTACAAAAGTTACGTAATCATAAAAGCAAGTCTTGTAATTGAGAGACTCAGACATATACAGATATATTATTTGTATATTTGTATATATTATTCGTTTGATTTATTTTTGTTAAAAAAACATTTTGTTTCTCAAACATTTGTTCAGCTCAAGGGGTGTTAACACACAAACAGTTTTATAGAAGTTATCTTTTTCTACCTCAAATATAGAACAGTTGGTACTATGACTTCAATTATAGTTGTACATATAAAGTTGTAGTAATTATAGTTGTACATAATAATATGTCGATAATCCTTACAGTCCTAGGTTTGACGTGCTAGAGATAACTTCTATATAACTGTTTGTGTGTTAACACCCCCTGAGCTAAACAAATGTTTGAAACAAAACAATAGACAAATATTCTGAAATGTTTTTGAACTTGTATAACATTTGTTTAGCTCAAGGGGGTGTTAACACACAAACAGTTATATACATGTTATCTTTTTTACTTCAAACATATACCACTTGGTAATATGCCTTCAATTATAGTTGTACATATAAAGTTGTAGTAATTATAGTTGTGCACAATAATATGTCGATAATCCTGATGGTTCTAGGTTTGAAGAAAAAAAGATAACTTCTATATAACTGTTTGTGTGTTAACACCCCCTTGAGCTAAACAAATGTTTGAAACAAAACAATAAACAAATATTCTGAAATGTTTTTGAACTTGTATAACATTTGTTTAGCTCAAGGGGTGTTAACACACAAACAGTTATATAGAAGTTATCTTTTTTACCTCAAATATAGACCAGTCGGTAATATGACTTCAATTATAGTTGTACATAAAAAGTTGTAGTAATTATAGTTGTGCATAAAAATATGTCGATAATCCTGATGGTTCTAGGTTTAAAGAAAAAAAGATAACTTCTATATAACTGTTTGTGTGTTAACACCCCCTTGAGCTAAACAAATGTTTGAAACAAAACAATAAACAAATATTCTGAAATGTTTTTGAACTTGTATAACATTTGTTTAGCTCAAGGGGTGTTAACACACAAACAGTTATATAGAAGTTATCTTTTTTACCTCAATCATGTGCCAGTTGGTACTATGACTTCAATTATAGTTGTACATGTAAAGTTGTAGTAATTATAGTTGTACATAAAAAGTATGTTGAGTATCCTGATGGTTCTAGGTTTGAAGAACAAAAGATAACTTCTATATAACTGTTTGTGTGTTAACACCCCTTGAGCTAAACAAATGTTTTAGAATAAATGTATAAAAAGATTTAGGATTGTTCAAAGTATTTTTCGACAATGTCTTCTCCCATGGGTTCAACAACAAGATATGTTTCATCTGGATTGTCGTTGAAGAACATGAAGAATACATTGCGACGTAGACGATAATAAGTTTCTGATTTCCTTTTTTTGGTTACATCGACAAGATCATAGATTGTGTTTTCAAGAATGCGTTGAAGATCATCGTCTTTGAAATCGGGATGACTTAGGTTCCTCATAAGATGAGAATTAAAGACTTTGCAGCCTTTTTGCATCAGGTTATCTAAAGAAGCATTGGCAGGTCTGATAGACCATCTGTTTCCATCGAATGTTTCTATTGTGTTTTGACGTATGCTTTTACCTCGAATGTTATGGTTCTCTGGATGTTCTGGATTGAAATGAATTTGTTTAATGAGATTTGAGAAGCCGTCATCAGTCACTCGTTTCAAGCAATTTGTGAGGAAATCGTGATTCAGGTAGGACATATCTTCACTGCCATGTGAATTTATATTGACCTGAAATATATTCTGTTGTCCGTTGTTTTGGTAGCCAATGCTTTGTGTTTGTGTGTTGTTGCGAAGCGTTTCAATCTCCTTTTGTAGAAGAGAAATCTGTTCAATTAATACATTGTCAGCATTCTTTGATTTTAGGCATGTCTTGTGATGGCGGTACAAGCTTGGTTTACATGAAAAGCCTTTCTTGCAGTTTTCACATTCAACATTGTTTTTACGTTGTCTGCGTTCACCAAGTTCAGTTTGCAAATCATGAATAGAAATGTCGACACCACCTTCAGCAGCTACACAACAAGGAGTGATCCTTAGGAAATGTTGCCTAAGAACTGTCTTGTTCAGAGCTGTGTATAAACATCTTTTACATTCAAAATGCGGCATTATAGAAGTTAATAGTTGTACTACAATAGTTATATAGTTGTTATATAGTTGTTATATAGTTGTTATGTTCTGTGATGAATTTGAATATTTTTGTTCACTAAACATTTGTTTAGCTTGGGGGGTGTTAACACACAAACAGTTATATACATGTTATCTTTTCTGTCTCAATCATGTGCCAGTTGGTACGATGACTGCAATTATAGTTGTACATGTAAAGTTGTAGTAATTATAGTTGTACATAATAATATGTCGATAATCCTGATGGTCCTAGGTTTGAAGAACAAAAGATAACTTCTATATAAACTGTTTGTGTGTTAACACCCCTTGAGCTAAACAAATGTTTATATAAACTGTTTGTGTGTTAACACCCCTTGAGCTAAACAAATGTTTGGAACAAAGAAATAAACAAATATTCTGAAATGTTTTTGAACTTGTATAACATTTGTTCAGCTCAGGGGGTGTTTACACACAAACAGTTATATACATGTTATCTTATTCTGCCTCAAACATAGGCCACTTGGTACGATGACTGCAATTATAGTTGTACATGTAAAGTTGTAGTAATTATAGTTGTACATAATAATATGTGGATAATCCTAATGGTCCTAGGTTTAAAGAACAAAAGATAACTTCTATATAACTGTTTGTGTGTTAACACCCCCCGAGCTAAACAAATATTCTTCACATTCAAATTAAGCACATTACATTTGTATTAATATATTATGTTTACAAAACATGTGATTAGTTTTTCAGCTTATTAAGTACGTTGCACAATCAAACACTTTTTACTTATCATGACATATGTCAAGAGTTTTACAGTTGACGAATCCTTCAAGTAAGGTGTCGAAGAGGAAAGTGATGAATGTGAAGACTGGAACTTGGACACCGAAAGTAATGACGAGGTCGCGATTGATGTATCTGTATAACGCTTGTTTTTACCTTCTAAGTGATATATTGTATTCATCACTCATGTGCCAATGCATTTTGTCCTCCATGTTTGTTTTCCCACATTTTTTTATAGTTTATCTATAGAGTCCTAATGCATCGGTACCCCTACATCGGTGCATACCAGTTATGCAGCAACGATGCACAATACTTTGGTAACACATTGTCAAACGATGTTTTGCTCACCAGCAAGTTCGACTGGCAAAGGATCATCGTGAGCCCCATCACACTACCAGAATACAGCACAAACGAAAGCGTAATGGCTATATCACGCTCAAACGTCAGAGTCGTCGGTGTGCAAGGTATGGAAATCAACACACATTGCAACATCCGCTACAACGGCCTACGCATCACCAATTCAAACATAGGATCCAACGCGAGCGTCCGTTCTATCATTACGAACGATCGAGGTGACCTCGAGCTATCACTCAACAGCAGCGCGTACACCATTCAACAGAATTCGCTCAGCAACGTCAAGAACGTGGCATCCATACGCAACTTTACAGGTGACGTGCTCCTCGCCGGCAAGTCGATGGCACCCAGCTTGTTTATCAACAGCAATGACGGCTTCGTTGGAATCAATCACACTAAACCCGAAACGTGGTTACACATCCAAGCGAGCAATGCCATGGCCACAGGCCACGCGGTCATCGAAAGGACAGCGACAGGAGGCTTCGGTGGGCAGATGACCCTGAAGAACGCAACGCCCACTCAGGCAATGGGCAACGCAACTTCTCTAGCATTCCAGCTGTACAGCAACAGACTTCCTTACACAACGAGCGGTAACGACAACTCGCATGCACAAATATCCGCCTACCTCGACAGCAACAACACAGATCATACCAGCATACGATTTGCCTCTAGAGCCGTCGAAAAAATGCGGCTCAGTACTGACGGTTACCTAGGGTTGGGAATGGCAAAGCCTGACACTGTCTTCCACATGAAGGCCCTTGCAGACGACACCGCGAACATCTACTTGGGGAGCAATTTAGCAACGGGATACATGGTCTCTAAAGTGCCTGGAGGAAACTTGAACATTCAACGGGGTGGGCTGACAACCTCCAACAATGTCATGTCCTTCACCACGGGCGGAAGAATCGGAGTGCGTGAAACAGACCCCGTGGCCGACCTGCAAATGTACAGCCAGTCCAACCATCATTCGATGAACATGTACATCGGATCCAACGGGATGGTAGGCTATCTAATGTCAAAGTACCAAGATGGCAACCTCAACTTCCAAAGAGGACTCGTCACTGATCCACAAAACGTGTTGTCCATGACCACTGCCGGTAGGATAGGAGTCCGTGAACTTTATCCGATCACCGACTTGCAGATGTATGGGCAAAATGATCACCAGGCTATGAACGTTTATATGGGATCAAATGCAGGAGTAGGCTACCTCATGGAAAAGAAAAACGACGGCAACTTGAACTTTAAACGTGGTGTCCTGAGCACCGCATGTAACGTAGTGTCGCTCACCACCGCCGGACTGGTGGGTCTGAGGGAACAGTACCCGGTCACCGACTTGCAAATGTACGGTCAAAACGACCACCAAGCTATGAATGTATATCTTGGATCCAACGCAGGCGTAGGCTACCTGCTGGAAAAGAAAAACGACGGCAACTTGAACTTTAAACGTGGTGTCCTGAGCACCGCATGTAACGTAGTGTCGCTCACCACCACCGGAAAGGTCGGCATAAGGGAGCAGTACCCAGTAACAGACTTGCAAATGTACGGTCAAAACGACCACCAAGCTATGAATGTATATCTTGGATCCAACGCAGGGGTTGGATATCTGCTAGAAAAGAAAAACGACGGCAACTTGAACTTTAAACGTGGTGCATTCAGCACCGCATGTAACGTAGTGTCGCTCACCACCGCCGGACTGGTCGGTCTGAGGGAACAATACCCGGTCACCGACTTACAGATGTACGGTCAAAACGACCACCAAGCTATGAATGTATATCTTGGATCCAACGCAGGCGTAGGCTACCTGCTGCAAAAGAAAAACGACGGCAACTTGAACTTTCAATGCGGTAACTACAGCACTGCATGCAACGTAGTGTCGCTCACCACCACCGGAAAGGTCGGCATAAGGGAACAATACCCAGTCACCGATCTACAGATGTACGGTCAAAACGACCACCAGGCTATGAACATATATTTGGGGTCTAATGCTTCGGTTGGGTATCTATTGGAGAAGCAATCCAATGGTAATTTGAATTTTAGGCGCGGCCTCCTGTCAGCCACTAACAACAATGTGATTTCATTAACCACCGCCGGTAAGATCGGCGTTAGGGAGACCAATCCAATAACCGATCTTCACATGTACGCACAAGATGATGCAGGAAGGATGGATGTTTATCTAGGTTCGAACACCACTTTGGGATATATGATTAGAAAAGACAATGCGGGGAATTTCGACGTAAGCAGGGGACTCTACAACTCTCTCGCTCTCGTTTTGCGCCTCGGGAGCGATAGCAGAGCAATATTCAGAGGCCAAGTGAAAGGTATTGACGGGAGTGCAAATGAGCCCACATTTTCCTTCGAAAACGATTCAAACTCGGGGATTTATAGAGTTAGTGATAATATATTGGGCTTCTCAACCAATGGAACGTTGGGCATCCAACTTGAAAGCGATCAAAAGACTCAGTTCCTGGGGCAAATCAAGGGCATCAACGGTACTTCAGCTGCTCCAACGTTTTCATTCCAAAATGACAATGACATGGGGATGTATAGGGTGAGTGCCGATGTCTTGGGTTTCTCAACTGGGGCTATTTTGGGCATCCAACTTGAAAGCGATAGAAAAACACAGTTTATGAACCAAGTTAAAGGTATTGATGGCAACGTAAGTGTTCCGACATTTTCGTTCCAAAACGACACCAACATGGGAATGTATAGAGCAGGTGACGACTTCCTAGGGTTTGCAACTGCGGGCATTTTGGGGATCCAATTAGAAAATGATAGGAAAACACAGTTTATGAACCAAGTCAAAGGTATTGATGGCAACGCAATTGTTCCGGCATTTTCGTTCCAAAACGACACCAACATGGGGATGTATAGAGCAGGTGACGACTTTCTAGGGTTTGCAACTGGGGGCGTTTTGGGGATCCAATTAGAAAATGATAGAAGAACACAGTTTATGAACCAAGTCAAAGGGTACGATGGAAGTGCAGGTGCTCCAACGTTTTCGTTCCAAAACGACACCAACATGGGGATGTATAGAATCAGTGATAATGAACTTGGCTTTTCGACAAATGGCAACTTGGGGATCCAATTAGAAAATGATAGAAAAACAAAGTTTATGAACCAAGTCAAAGGGTACGATGGAAGTGCAGGTGCTCCAACGTTTTCGTTCCAAAATGACACCAACATGGGGATGTATAGAATCAGTGATAATGAACTTGGCTTTTCGACAAATGGCGTTTTGGGGATCCAATTAGAAAATGATAGGAAAACACAGTTTATGAACCAAGTCAAAGGTGTTGATGGCAGTTCTGGTGCCCCCACATTTTCGTTCCAAAACGACATCAACATGGGAATGTATAGAGCAGGTGACGACTTTCTAGGGTTTGCAACTGGGGGCGTTTTGGGGATCCAATTAGAAAATGATAGGAAAACACAGTTTATGAACCAAGTCAAAGGTGTTGATGGTAATGCAGGGGTGCCGGCGTTCTCATTTCAAAATGCAAATTCGATAGGCATGTACAGAGTTAGCGGCAATGATCTAGGTTTTTCAACGAGTGGTAACTTGAGAGTCATGATAGAGAATGGTGGTAAAACACAATTCAAAGATCAAATCAAATGTTTTGATGGATCTATGGGGGTTCCTTCATTCTCATTCCAAAATGATGACAACACTGGCATGTTCCGAGTTAGCGATGATACTTTAGGATTTTCAACGAGTGGTAACTTGAGAGTCATGATAGAGAATGGTGGTAAAACACAATTCAAAGATCAAATCAAATGTTTTGATGGATCTATGGGGGTTCCTTCATTCTCATTCCAAAATGATGACAACACTGGCATGTTCCGAGTTAGCGATGATACTTTAGGATTTTCAACTAATGGTACTGAACGTGTCCGAATAAACAGCACTGGAAACGTTACAATTAGCGGTGGTCTAGAAAGCTCATCACTTTCTACATTAACTGTGAATGGTAAAATTAAAGCAACAGGAGATATTATTTCAGGTAACGTCATTGGATGCACTGGATACATGTACGTGAATAATAATACTAATTATGCAATACGGGGAACAGCTGCTTTGTGGGGGACCTGGGCCAACCGTATATACGGTAATTTACTTGAGATGTATGGACCACAAGGTGTACAAATCAGTGCTTTTGAGCCAGTAATCACAGGTTTTGAGCCAACTTTCACAGTTATTGCACAATTTACAAGTGGCAGATGCCACATTGCAGGGACATTAACATGTTATAGGCTTGTAGATGAAGCTAACTTGCTGCATATACCAGACAAGTTGTCCGCGCGGATAAACCTTGGTTTAGGCAGTGCTGCAACAAGGAACTACTTTGATTTTGCACCTAATGTATTTCAATCATCAAAACGGGTGGGCGGCGAGGGTCCCAGGGGTACTATATCTATGCCAGATGAAGGCCGGCTTGGGTGGGATGCAGAAAATGCTGCCATTGTGTACAAGCAAACTTCTGCACTTTACGATCCCGGTATTGTTGGAGATAGACCAGGATGGGCTTTTACCATGAATTTTACAAGTAGGGCTTTTTTATATGCAGACGTCGGCTCAACTAGCGTTCTAAACTTTACGGGTCAACATAGATGTGCATTTGATACATCTATCCTTCAAAACAATTTTGACGAAGATATGATTGGTTTGATTGTCGTGAGCAGCGGAAGATACAAAAAGATAGATCCAACTTTACCCGATATCTTCATAGATGATTGTTTACCAATTGTTAGCTTGTGTGACGGAAAACATAAAAAATCAATATTCGGCGTACTTTCCAGAATTGAAGGGTCTGATGATAAAGAACGTGTTTATGCAACAGGAAATATTGAATTTCAGTATGAAAAGAGTCCTGATGATGTGCGTGTGTATGTTAACTCGTTAGGAGAAGGAGGCATTTGGGTTTGCAATCAAAATGGAAACATTGAAAATGGTGATTTCATCACGTCCTCAGACGTACCAGGTTATGGAATGAGACAAGACGACGACGTGCTCCACAATTACACAGTTGGTAAAATAACATGTGACTGTAATTTTGATGATTTGCCAGATTTCATTGAAAAAAGACGTACCATTACAAGACCCGACGGTCTTGTTATTTTATGTGCATTTATCGGGTGCACTTACCATTGTGGTTAATAACAACCACATAATTACTACTTTTTCTTCTAAAAGGAAGTCATCATTACTTCAATCATCTATGAAAACCCTATTGCTGCAAACGCAAACCATCGCAACCACGCCTTTGGCACCGTGACCGCAGACACAACAAGTGCAAAGCGGGTAGGTATACAACCTAAAAGGAACATCAGAAACCTCTTTTGCAGTGGTAGCATTCGGCTTTACACCTAGGTTTATTGATAGAAAGATAAAAGAAAGAAGAAACAGTAAACAGAATAATGAGGCGCTGATGCCATGTGCTCATCTTGCGTCAATATCAAAACATGAATCGGAAATACTAACTTTTGTTTTTGTTTCTCAAACATTTGTTTTGGTCTTGGGGGTGTTAACACACAAACAGTTATATAGAAGTTATCTTTTGTACGTCAAACCTAGGACCATCGGGATTATTTACATGCTTTTGATGCACAACTATAATTACTACAACTCTATATGTACAACTATAATTGAAGTCATAGTACCAACTGGCCTTTGTTTGAGGCAGAAAAAGATAACATGTATATAACTGTTTGTGTGTTAACACCCCCCGAGCTAAACAAATGTTTGTGTCCATTAACCTTTTCTAAAATACAAACCTTTTCATTGATTTAGGATTTTCAAAAAAGGAAAATCTATCAAGATGAACCTCTTGAATAGATCTCCGTTTATTTTTTGTTTTTTGTTTTTTGTTTTTTATTTTTTATTTTTGTTTATTAACCCAGGTAGTAGCCTGTGTACTTGCGGAAGCTCATCTTGCCGTTCTTGCGCACCGGGATGAGTCCAAAGTCCTTCTTCGACACGGTGTCAAAGTTCTCGATCTCGTCCGCCAGCAGGTGCATGAACTTCTTCAGGCTGTCCTCCGAGGCGTCCACATAGATCGCCACGGCATAGCCAATCGTCTTCAGGTGACCGGGGTCGGTGAAGTTGATCTTGTCAGCGCTCGCGAGGATCGCGTCGGCGACGGCGCAGCCATCCACAATGCCTCCCTTGGTGAAGGAGGCCTTGATGTAGGCGGCCACGTCGCGCTTCATGTTCTTGCTCACCACCAGGTGGTTCTCGAACATGATGTCGTCGAACGACTTGACCCGCTTGCAGGTCCGGGTCGAAGAGATCCTGATCTCCTCGGGCTCGGCGTTCAGCACGCAGGCCTTCATCATGGACTGGAGCTTGCACTCCGAGGCCCAGTGCCCCTCGCCGCCACAGTAGAAGCAGTTGCCCTTCTTCACGTTGTAAGTGAGGGGGCAATCGCGGGCCCAGTGGCCGGGCTGCTGGCACTTGAAGCAGCAAGTCGAAGCCATCATCTCGAATTGGTATTGAGAATTGGAATCGTAGCTGCTGATCATATCATGGGGTATCGATATTATCCGCAATCAATTTTTCGGAAATTCGCGATAGAAATATAAAGTGATCTGTAAAATCCTAATGCAAAATTCTCCGACTAATCATTATATTACAAAAGCATGCATAATGTGCTTATAACAAAGAAATTTCATATTATTATAATAAACAATTGTTTATTTGGGCGTGAGCTGCTTATCGTGATCCACTATCTTAACAAGGTCGGTGAGCTTGGTGACACGAATGATGCGCTTTATGACGCGGTTCATCTTTCCGACTTCAGGAGTCGAGTATTTAAAGTCACGGGTGCCGGCAAGGTCGATATCCAACCTTTTCTTCTCCATGCCCTTGAGCAAGCTATGCACCTTCTTGTACACCTTTGAAATCACCGGGTCGATGTTTGGCTTCTTCTTCAGGAGAACGTACAGACACATGAACTTTATAATGTACCGGGCGAGTTTGATGAACGCATACATGCTACGCCTCTCTTCAAAAAAATGCATTCTGTCCATCATCATACGCACCGTATCATAATAAGCATAGTTGCATGTCGCGTAATTCACTCCTTTTATCACATTGTACGGAATGGGCAACGATGTCGGACTCGCTGATGTCGGGGACTTGACTAGTTTCTGGTAGGAATCATAGTATTTTTGGTTTTCTTTTGCGAACAGACTGGTGTCCATTATAGACAACACGTGTCGTTTGCCACCCCCGTCAATATATTCATTCTCCAATGTGAACACTTGCCAGTTGCGCACCTTTTCGAGAGGGTGATTCAGCATAGAATATGATTCGCGAATGTCCACCTGCATGCCAGTCGGTTTGAGAGTCTTCTTGACGAAACTGTTGAGCTTCTTTGTGATAGACGACAGAAAGTCCTTACGAATCTGAATGAGGGCATCTGCATTTTTCTTCTTCTTGCTCCAGTGTTCATCCATGATGATAATCTTGATATCGACATCCTCCGAAAAGAGGTCCTTGATGAATGTGTTTGCTTTTACATCTGAACGCGCGCATTCTTGGAGAACGGCCCCGCCTCCTATCACTGGGTATATAGGTCCAAGAGCTTTGCACTTCTTTGCGAAGGACGGGAATATGCTCGGCAACACTGTCTGCAATAAATGATCTTTAATCTGCCCGTGAATGAACTCGTATCCTTGGAGTCTCAACGGAGAGGTCATGCCAATAACGTATATAATAATACTAATAATTTTGATGAGGATGACTTTAAATTGTCATGTGTAAACTTAAACTTTATAATCAGAATGTAAATGTAAATACTCATATCATAGTAACTGTGACATAGCCATCGGCAGAGTTGGTGCCTTGATTTGTTATACCCGCGCCAAAAGCCGTACCGCCTCCACCGCCGCTGTCATATGGAACAGTTGCCGAACTGCCAGCACCACCTGTGTACCCACCGCCGCCCCCGCCTGACCAACCATTAAAATCTGAGCCGCCGCCCCCACCGCCGAAGCCACCGGCCCCAGCGAAGCCCGAACTTATCGATTGCGCTCCTCCGACAGCATTGTTGACAAATGCAAGACCACCGCCACCACCTGTCCCAAGTGCCGAGCCGTTTCCAGTATAGCCACCTCCGCCTCCTCCCATGTTATTCGTTGCGGTACCTCCCGCACCGTCCCCACTTGGTGAAAACACACCTGCACTGCCTGTCGACTTATTTCCCGCCCCGCCGCCCCCGCCCCCGACAATCAAAGCTGTCGCGTTGTAGATGACATAAGATCCGCCACCGCCACCGCCACCGCCCGAAGCTCCAGCGTTCAGACCACGCTGTCCTACCACGATTGTCACGACCGTCCCTTCGGTCAATGCATAGGTGCCTCTTGAAACGATACCCGCAAACCCTGTGAATATTTTGTTACCACCAACAGCACCAGCACACGTTATTGTGTAGCTCGCCGTCGCAGGGACCGTCCACAGCTGAATGCCTTGCGTCGTCACATTGAAGTTTGTAGTGCTCGAAGCCCACGATGCACCAGAATAAGCAGATCGACACTGCGCCAATGTAGGACCGTTCCTGCCCGTTGCAGTTGCGTTCGTAAATGTGTGCGTTGTGAAAACATACGCTGAAAATGCTGCTGCTGCTGCTGCTTTGGTTTTCCCATAAAATGCTGCTATGTTTATTGATGCACCTATGTTTGGGATCCCTGCAACGTTTGACGTAAATCCATTTGCAGCATTTTGATAATACTGAGCAAGGGAGATGGGTTCGTTTCCTTGAAACTCTGCTTTAACATTGCTCAACCCTATCGGACCTGTCGATTGCAAAACCATGATTGTTCAATGAATATAAATATATATATAACGGACAAATTTTACAAAAGACACTTTAGAAGATCGAATATGAATACAAATGAACACATTATACTATTTATAATTTGTAAAACACATGCAGTGCGGTGACCCGAACCCAAACATAAAGGTCTATATCATTGCATTCAATGAAGTGACGCTCAAACAGGCCAATCTTGCCTTTCGGAGCCCGTGGTACCATAAAATCATGATAGAGACTACAAGGTACTTGGAAAGCATAATGTACTACAAGACGCTTCAAGAATGCGAGGATGAATGGAAAGATGTAGACTACGTGGGAACCATGTCGTACAAGGCTCCTCGAAAGATGCGGGTCCCAAATTTGACGGCAATATGGCCCGATAACCCCGATGTTGTTGTTTTTTGGTCTTCTGGCAAGAGCACCTTGTTGATAACGCAAGCGCTCCAGCACCATCCCAAGTTTGACATAATTTGGACCAAGCTGATAGCAGCCATGGGCTACGACATCAAAGACATCACGGACCCATCCATACTGGTCTATTTTGGGAACTATTGGATGGCAAAACCCGAATGGATGCGCAGGTACATGGACTTTCTAGTGCGGGCACGCGACATCATGGAAAGGGACGCGGAGCTAATAGAGCTGCTCAATGAAAACTCAACGTACAAAGGCGGAATCTCTAAAGAAAAGTGCGTCGAGGTCTTTGGTCAACCTCACTATACACACCATCCCTTTGTTTGCGAGAGGCTGAGCTGTTTCTTTTTTTGGAAACATGGAGCAAAAATATTGGACATCACTGTTGCACCACCATCACGGATTTCCAACAAGAAAAAACATATATAAATGAGATCATTCTCAAAGGATGCATGCATTACAAAAGTATACATGCAAAAACCCGATATCACACTATATTTATCATAAAGTATTCGAATGGTACAGAAATAGATCTTTTAATCATGATAAAAAGATGAGGTCTCTAGAAAGCTTAAAATCCTATTAGATAGGGCGTAATTGCTTGTTTTTATGAGCAATCACGTATGACAACGACTCTGCAAACGAAAACTCAGGGCTCCACCCCAACGCCTTGAGCGCCGAGGTGTCTATAGAGTACCGGTAGTCCTGGAAGGGGCGATCTGGTTGCAAAACAATGTGGTCTTCAACACTCCCCGATTCCGCGGGGGTCATGATTTCCAAGAGCATCTTGACAACCTCTAGCACGCTGTACTCTTGGTCCGTGCCGATGTTATAGGTCTCACCCACCGTGCCTTTGTCGACGACCATGATGAGCGCGGCAGCAATGTCATAGGCGTGTATGAAAGTCCTTTTGCTCTTGCCCTCGCCGTGCACGGGGACCTTGATTCCCTTGTGAATGCAATGAATGACCCTAGGTACCAGCTTTTCATCGTTTTGATATTTTGAAATAGCATTGTTGCACCGAGTGATGATGATGGGCAAGTGGAAAGACTTGACATACGCGTGGCAGATCATCTCCGCGGCAGCTTTTGTGGCTGCGTAAGGGTTGCTGGGGGCAAACAGTGCGTTTTCGCGCCTTGGGCTCTCGTTGTCGTCCACGGAACCGTAGACCTCGTCCGTGCTCATGTGCAGGAAAACCTTGAAGTTCTTTCCCTCGGGTGTATCTACGTGCTTGCGGACGCACTCTAGCAATACATGCGTTCCGTAGACGTTTGTGTGCGTGAAAGTGAAGCTGTTGCCAAAGCTGTTGTCCACGTGTGTCTCTGCAGCAAGGTGAATGATGACATCCGGTGCCTCCATTTTAAGGACGTCTGAAATGTACTCGGCGTCACAAATGTCCCCTTGGAAGAACTTGTAGTTTTCGTAAGGAGGCTCGATGTGCTCTACCTTACCGGCATAGGTGAGCTTGTCGAGGTTCAAGACGAAGATGTTCGGATCCGCTTTCAACCGATTGATGACTTCCGAACCGATAGCGCCACACCCGCCTGTGACCAGAATCTTTTGTCTTTGGAGGGGGTGTGGAGGGTGTTGTTCTTCCATTGACGGCTTCTAACAGCTAATAATATCATACATGCACATATTAAATATTTCGGTCCTGTGAATATATATGATCGTCTGTGTTAGCAACATACTAAACTTACGTAACGATATATATGGATGCACTTAAGGACATATATTTTAGACGACTATTATAAGCATCATCAAAGAAGAAGCACGTATGCCGACAATTCTTGTATTTGGTTGGAAAGGCTGGATTGGTGGCCAAATGATTCCACTTTTAGAAGCGAGCGGTTTTGACGTGTTGAAAGCAGACGTCCGCGCCGACGAACCCGGTTGCGTCGGCAAGCTGCTCGACGAGTGCCTTCCGGACCACGTGCTGTCCTTGCTGGGCAGGACACATGGCGAGGGGGTCACGACGATCGACTACCTAGAGCTGCCCGGGAAGCTCGTGGAAAACATCCGCGACAACCTGTTTGCCCCGCTCGTCGTCACGGAAGCTTGCTCTCAAAGGAAGATCCACTTCACGTACATGGGCACAGGGTGTATATTCTGTGCGGAGGATCCCGTAAAGGCTTCTGCTTATACGGAAGCATCTGACCCCGATTTCTTCGGTTCTTCGTACTCCACCGTGAAAGGTTTTACGGACAGATTGATGCGCATGTCTTACGAAAAGGGTGCTTTAAACGTCCGTATCCGCATGCCCATCACAAGTGACATGAGCGAACGTAACTTTATCGCAAAAATAACAAAGTACAAGCGGATTTGCAGCATCGCAAATTCGATGACCGTGTTGCCTACGCTCTTGCCGCTGTTGTGTGACATGATAAAGAGGCGCGAGACGGGGACGATCAACATGGTGAACCCTGGATACATCACTCACAACGATATCTTGGAGCTCTACAAAAAACACGTGGACAGTGGCTTCACTTGGGAGAACTTCACAATTGCCGAGCAAAATGAAACACTCTTGTCGAAAAGGAGCAACAATGTATTGGACACAAAAAAACTTGAAACCATGTATCCTGACGTACCGCATATCAAAGATGCCGTGGAGATGGTGATGCAAACGATTGCCATGTGCGAATAGTGTGTCTAGTGTGTCTAGTGTGTCTAGTGTTTCGTTGGTTTGTTAGTTTGTTAGTTTGTTAGTTGCGTGTTCTTATTTTTACATACACATTACCGTAAGACAAAGTGAGGTCAATAATGTAGATTTCAGTTTCCGTATAAAACTCGTTCAAAATGTCAGCTCTGTCAGGGGGCGAGCAGGCCGTGAATTCGTCCGTCATAATGTCCGAAATAATCTCAACGTCGGCACTGAGAGGCAGTATGAGCTTCCTTTGTCTGATTTGCTCGGCTATAGAGGCTTCGCTGTCCGTGAAGAATTGATATACCTTGGCTTTGAGCTGGGCTTTTGCGTCAAATGTGGTGAGAGGCTCTGTGTTTATAACTGTGGTGACGAGATCAAACATAGTACTGTATTACTTATTACAGTAAAATTAGTTTCAAGCAAAGTGTTGTTCACTTTATAATATTTAGCAACACAGGACATGGTAATACATTTAAGAATAATAATATGCACGTAAAAGACCGCTCGAAATTGTAAAAATTGTTCAATTCCTTGCGACATGTCAAGCAGATGACATGTCTTTGCCCAACCAGATTATGAACAATTGTTTAGAAGAAGATGCTCTCCAATATTGGAACGACTACTCCAAGAATGTTCTGCTGCATAGCGTCTATAAATGCAATTTGGACACATTTACAAAGCTAATGAGTGACAAAGGCATTGCAAACATTATCAAAACTAAATTGGATTCGTTCTTGTTCGGCGTACTGAATGGTAAAAATGAACTGTTGGTCATGATTGATAACGCAGAATCTGAAAAGTTAATTCTACAATATGTGCCTAACATTCCCTTTACAACCTTGAAGGAGTTATGTGTTGTTTTAGCAGAGAATATGCAGATTGAAGGCGTTGAAGATGTAGAAAACTATTGATGGGAGAAGGAATGCACTACTTCTATGTTCCGAAAGAGATAATCACACCTACCTTCACCGCCATGAAACACTCGAGGACTTTTGTGATGCATTTCGACTATATATATATATATATATATATATTTGACACATCTCAGAGAATGCTATTGCGCCTGCACGCTTCAAGGACTTTTAAAAAGAAATGAAAATGAATGCAGACGAGGGTGCAATAGTTCACATCATAAATATGATGCAGTGTCCTTAAGTGATTTTATTTACAGTATAAATTACCGGGTTTGTTAAAAAAAACTTCATAATAGAAAGTAATAATAAATTGCAATGTCCATTATAACGCAAGCCGACCTCTCGACTATTGTCGATTCTACTGTACAAGTAGAATACCCCGTTATAAATGACATCGCGACCTTCTCCACCCTCGCCGCCAACATCATTTCCGCTTACGATGACCTCAATGGCACAGCACAAGACCTCGTGTTGGGTGCCACTTCGAACGTAAAAATAGAAGCCGTAGACAACATCCAGCTGTACACTCGCGACGGCGAATACCAGCTGCACAAGTCACAGTGGGATGGGGTCACCCGGACAGACACACAGCTCCTCACCATCTCAGACAGCAACTATCACACCGCCATCGCATCTTCACAATCTAACGGAATCGTGTTCAAAGACCGCGTCATTTTCAACGATGTCGTATGGACTTCGACGGACATCATCGCAGGGAACAACCTGTACGTGAACGGAGACATCGTGGGTCAAAACTTCAACCTTTTCAAAAACACCGACAGCAACGACGCGACCCGCATCGGTTACGCATTTCACATCAACGAACGCAATCATCTCGAACTCATCAAATACTCACAATTCTCAAACAATGACGTGCAACAAAGAGTGGCAACCTTTGGCATCAGGGATCTGTCATCCAACGACAACACAAACGTCAATGGCTACAACGCATTCGATGGACTAGACAACGTTTCCTTTGCCGATGGATACAGCGCAGGTGGCAACGGAGGCGGCGGCGGTGGAGGCGGAACAGTTGACTTGACCGCCATTACTACTTCTATCATCCCAGACGTTGATGGCGTGTATGATTTGGGCTCTGAAACTATGAGGTTCAGGGATCTACACATGATGGGCCAAACTATTCATATCGGCGGCAAAAAGATCGGCGTCGATCCCCTCAATGACACGATATCCTTCACGAATGCAAGTGACGACCAACCTGCAAACCTTGCAGTACAACAAATTCAAATCGGCAACAAAACAATCTTGATTGATCCAGTGACCGACACAATGGCGTTCACCAATGCTGTAGACTCGACCCCCGCGAGCCTACAGGTACAACAGCTCCAAATTGGTAACAAGACAATTGCTATTGACCCAAGTACAGATACATTGGCTTTCACAAACACTGCTGATGCAACCCTCGTTCGTCTCGTAGTTCAAGAGCTGCAAATCGGTGGTAGTAACTCTGTCGTTCTCACAGCAACTCCAAATGGATCCATATCATTCACCTCTTGCAACGCAGTCGCTCAATCCCTTGAAACGGGAAGCTTCCTTGCATCTCAACTTGGCACAGCGTCTGCGCCTGTCTTTTCGTTCACTGCTGATTCAAACACTGGTATGTGGTCTCCTGGAGAGAACCAATTGGCGTTATCTGCAAATGGCGCAGAGTGCTTGCGTCTAAATAATTCGGGCTTCATTGGCATTGGTACCACTACACCGGTGGTCTCGTTAGATGTTGCAGGCGCGGTCAGGACTACGAGCAACTTGTTGGTTGCAGGTTCTACCGTGGTGACTGGAGCCTTGACCAGCAGCAACAATCTGACTGTAGGTGGAAGCGCAGCTGTGACAGGCAACCTAACGAGCGCCGGCTTCCTAGGTGTGGGAACGGCTTCTCCTCAAGCACCCCTACACGTCGTGGGTGACATCAGGACTGCCAGCAACCTGCTGGTTGCAGGAACGACCATTGTGACAGGAGCCTTGACAAGCAGCAACAACCTGACTGTAGGTGGAAGCGCAGCTGTGACAGGCAACCTAACGAGCACCGGCTTCCTAGGTGTGGGAACGGCTTCTCCTCAAGCACCCCTACACGTCGTGGGTGACATCAGGACTGCCAGCAACCTGCTAGTTGCAGGAACGACCATTGTGACGGGAGCCTTGACCAGCAGCAACAACCTTACAGTGGGAGGCACCGCTAGTGTGACTGGCACTCTAAGCGGAGCAGGAAACCTCTTGATCGCAGGAACAACCATTGTGACGGGAGCTCTGACCAGCAGCAACAACCTCACAGTGAGTGGCACGTCTACTCTCACAGGCAATGTCACAGCAAGTGGAGACATGTTAGTTGGAGGCAACTTCACTGTGACCGGCGACATGACCATCAACGGAAACACAACGACTGTCAACACCACAAGCCTTCTAGTTGAGGACAATATCATCATGATCAACAAGAACCAGACTGGTATTCCTCCAGCTAATTTACAAAGCGGTATTGAAATAGAGCGTGGAGACAGCCCCAACTACTTCTTCTTGTTCGATGAATCCAATGACAGCTTCAAGATAGGTCTGAGCAATGGCTTACAAATAGTAGCAACACGCGATGATGCACCAACCACAAGCGGCATTCCTTATTGGGACCCGGTCAACTTGAAATTCACCACCCGTGCCAACTTGGTGGTCAACTCTAACAATGGCTTCATCGGCATCGGCAACGCCGTCGGTTCGTATCCTCTACACATCACAGCATCACTGAGCAATGCATCCATCTACTGCTCGCACGACATCGTGGCCTTTTCGGATCGCCGAGTGAAGACGGACCTCCAGAAAATAGAAAATGCCCTCGAAAAAGTCAACAGCATCAGCGGCTACACCTTTATCCGCTCTGATCAAGATATGAGCGTTGAGCAAAAACGTGTGGCGGGGGTGATTGCTCAGGAGGTGTTGGAGGTGCTGCCAGAGGTCGTGCATACAAATGACGAAGGGTTCCTCAGTGTGGCCTACGGTAACATGGCGGGTCTGTTCATCGAGGCGATCAAGGACCTCAGCAAAAAGGTCGACAACCTCATCCTGAAGAACGGGCTCAGTAACTAGAACTGCACCTACCCTGAGTTGTTATTTTTACTTAAAGATATGGGTGTTATTTTTATAAATTGAACTTGGTCGGTTGTAGTTCAAAGCATTAAAGATGTTTACACACACAGAGAATATCCTTAAAACGTTCAGCTTGATGGACCTCAACGACATGAAAACAGAAATTATCAAGGGAAATATAGCAAAAGAAGCAATTGCGATCCTGAAAAATATCCGCGAGACGCTGTGCAAAAACCCAGATGCTTCATATATGTTTGTTGACACAGATGGATACGAGGAGAATGTGAAGCATTTGAAGGAAAACGGGTTCAATGTATGGGAGGTACAGATTGGCACGGGCTTAGGGTACCGAATGATTGTTGTTGGATGGACCGTCGACGACTTTGAGAACGAGGTGTACAAACCGTGGCTGAAGCGATACGCCGCAACCAAGGGATCCTTGCACGATATTCAATGCGCGTACAAGCAATTGTAGATAAATATATCATATCATCACTTATTAATCATATATTTGACCTGAATATCTGTAGTGCAGGACCCTGCCAGCTTGCTTTGCCAAGAGCAGAAATGTCACAGATAATATTAGTAGTGTTTTTTTGTCAGAATGCCATTTTGAGTGCCTCACAAGAAAGAAGCTTCATGGCAATTTTTACCCCCGCTGTGGCGGCTTGGGAGCATTTCTAAAATTGCACGCTTTATAATGACACCCTTTATCAAACCGCATTTGTCGCTGTGAATATTGGCTTAAAAATTTGAAACTATACCTTGGTGTATTGTTAGTGTTTTGAAACAAAACTACGCAGAAAATGAATAGCAAGGAGATTATCCCAGACACACATACGGCTCACACTCTGCTAAAGAGGGAAGTTGCGCTTGCAATGTACGTCCAATTAGGAAGGGGACCTACATTCACAGCAACGCTCGATGAAATGCTCGAGTGCCCTGAAATGATGGTACCTTTTGCATATCCTGCACAGAAGTTGATGGACAAGCTAGGAACAACTGGCATCACAAGGGCTCTTCAGGACAAGATGATCCCAAAAATCAATCAGTACTATACCTTTGATAACTGGGCAGAAGTACTCAAGCTCCTGATCGTTTACGACACAACACATATGATCGACCTTCGAGAGCATGTGGATGTTGAAATGCTAAATGCATTGCAGTTCCGTTAACTCAACCAATGGTCAACTAGAGACGAAAAATGAAAAGGAAATTGTTTGTGTTTTTTGTGTTTTTTGTGTTTTTGTGTTTTTGTGTTTTTGTGTTTTTGTGTTTTTGTGTTTTTGTGTTTTTGTGTTTTTGTGTTTTTGTGTTTTTGTTTACTCCTCCTCATCATCCTCCTCGACCTCGATGTCGGCGAAGGCCTCCTTGAGGGCTGGCTTCATCTCCAGTTTCATAGAGTAGTGCGCGGCCTTGTGGATCTCCTCGCCGGTCATGGGGTTCCGGTGGGTGCGCTCCTTGCGGAGCACGCGCTTCAGGGTCATGTGTCCGCGGAAGCAGACAGACTCGTCGTTCTGCACCCTCTGAATGACTGCATTCATGAAGGTGTCGCAGATGAGCTTGAGGTCCTTTGGGGAGATCTCCAGCTTGTCGGCGAGCAGGCCCTGCGTCTCCGTGACGACGGCCCAGGGGACCATGCCAATTGCTGACTCGGCCTCGGCCTCGACCTCGACCTCAGACTCGGGTTCGGTCTCAGGCTCAGGCTCAGGCTCAGGCTCAGCGACCTTCTTCTTCTGCACCTTCTGCTCCTTCGCCTGCTGCTTGTTGTTAGCCTTGTTGGGGGCCATTGTAGCTGCTTGCGAGTGCTTGTGGTGCCTTTAAAACTGTGGGTTTATAGAGGATTGTCGGTATAACATTACAGTACGGGGTTTATCGGTAGGGAATCAATTTTTTCAGAATGCCCAAGTAATTGTGGTTTGGCGCCCCCCATTTTAAGCGGGGAATCCCGGTAGAAATGCCCGCGGTCAATCTCGAATCCTGCATTCAGGCTCATTGCTATTGAGTTCACACCAATCATCTAACACGTCTAGGTTCAATTGGGTTTTCTTCAGTCTGTAGAGTACACTTTCCATCTCTTCCAGCTGATCGTAGAACACCTTCGGAGGGAGCGACTTATGATGCCCCTTCAGATGCCTGATCTGTTTTGTGACAATCGCTATCTTGTTACGGATCGGCTTGTTCGTAAGCTTGTTTAACATCCTCAATAGCACGCACGTACGTCACTGTTATATACTACAATAATTCTTCTATCTTTATATCTGGAAACATCATATGAAAATAACAATTCACTCTTGCTTTTAATTCCAGGAATCCCTACAATGGTGTCGAATGGTGCTACACAAGTATTCTTTTTTACATCTACCATTTTAAAAATTCAGTGTGAAAGATAGAACAACGTCGGTGATCTCTACAATTCAGTATATACCTGAGTAAAATGCCGTTCGGCGGCTACGGAAGCGTCTGCTTCAACGGAGACTTTGCAATCAAGCAAACCGCACTGTTCGATAAGAACGGCTTCATCATGGGGTGTAATCTCAATGAAGCGGTCATCTCCGCAACACCTAGGAATCTCCCCAATGTGATGCAGCCTACAAAGGTTTCCGTTTCGAGCGATATGACACATCGTCGTCTTGGATTGTGGAACTGCAACGTGTCGGGAGCGACCGTCGAAGTGACCATGGAAAAAGGCAAAATAACTCTAGCTGACTTTATCCGCACCACTCCATTCATGGCGCGCATGGCGATGTTCTCCAAAGTCCTGGAGGACCTGGTCATAGGCCTTCACCATTTGCACAAAGACGCAGGGATGGTCCACTGCGATATGAAACCCATGAACGTCGTGCTGCTGCCCAACGGCAACTGGACCATCATAGACTTTGGCAGCTGCCGGCACTACAAAAGGTGTGTTTTGGGTGGATCTGCTTTATGTACATACCCTTTCGCGTCTCCTGAAGTGCTCGACGGGATGAAGCAGTCCACGAGAACCGCCATTGACCTGTCGCCGGCGATCGATGCATACAGCCTCGGAGCGACATTGTACTACTACATTTTCAAAGGGTACTTATACAACACCGAAAAGTTCAAGAATCCACGGGACATTTTAGAGGCCATGAAATCCGAAGCGACGTGGGGTGGTGCTCCAATAGAATGCCCCAACGGATGCCCACAATGGGCGTTTGACATCGTGATCGGACTCATCGAAAAGAACCCAGCAAAACGGATCAGTATAACAACCCTCTATGACATGGTGGCAGCGATGACTCTTAACAGCGACAATGTCAACAACAACAACAAAGTCATTGTTGAAAAGACCAATGCCAAAGCGGCGTTTGTCATCATGGATCCACTGACGCCTCCCTCGGCAAGCATCGCAAAGCGCGATAGAGCCGTTGAGCACATTCACGATTTGTGCAACAGCCACGGAACACTCGAGTGCTTTGCATTGGCTGTAAACATCATGGACAGATATGCGACGTCCCGTCGTCAAAGTAAAAACTCGTCAGTAAAAACTAAACACATGTTCAACAGGTCCGAGCTCGAAACTTTCAAGACCCTGGCCGAGCTCACTATGTACCCCGATACGGACGTCGCGCCTGTTCAATGGACTAGAACATTGTTGATTGACATTGTGACAACGTTAGGATTCAAACTTTACGCAGACACTGTAGACTACTTGCTAGTGGAAAAGCTCAGACACAGCGAAGTAGACTACATCCTGCTGAAAGATGCATTGGTGCAGGGAGACGGCTCAACAGACAAGGTACTCGAATTATACCTCGGCTACAAAGACTTTATCGATCTTTTATGCGATGACACAATCTGAGTGATGAAATTAATTTGTGATGATGAATGTACACAAGGGGAACACATGGGAAGGGGAATATGAGAATAATAATAAACAATGCGTTCAAATTGAGTTTTTATTTGTCTAAACAGATTGTGGAGAAGGCTCATTAGCTCAGTAGGTCAGAGCGCTTGGCTGTTAACCAGGAGGTCACCCGTTCGAATCGGGTATGAGCCGTGCCAAGGGCACCCCCGTCCTTTTTTTAAAGGATGGAATGATGCATCAATAGCATCGTCCCATCAAACTGTTTGGAAAAATTAGATACAATGTGAAAATTGAAAGAACGGCTCATATAACCCCGCCGAAATATTTTACTGTATAGATGAACCATGTTCTCGATCGCACTGAACGGAAAATATTTGGCGAACTACCTTCTTTTCAAATAGACAATTGTTCAACCACAAAGTTCTGACACGAGTTAGATCACATGTGCACCTCGCAGTCGCATGCCTTGTAATGCATTTCTTGAACAATTAATTGCTAAGCACAATCACTCGTATGATTGAGGTGTAGTCATGGCAAAGGGCGAACAAGCAAGCACAATCACGACCTCGAAACTTTCCAGCGACGACAACATATGCCTTATTTCTTTATACCGCATTGAAATAATTTCTTACTATTTAAATAAACATAATAACACAATGTTCGGACTTGATTTCCCCTCTAAATCTACCCACGCCGCTGCCGCTGCTGCACCCCTTGAAGGAGGCGCCAAGAAAGCCGGCGAGAAGGTCATGGTCCTAGGCCGTGAGCGCCGCTGCGTCAAGGAAGGCCGCAAGTCCATGATCTCTTACAAGGGCACCATGATGTGCCTCACCGACGCGCGCGCCCTCGAGAAGACCCTCGTCGCAAAAGCTAAGAAAGCCGCACCCAAGAAAGCCGCACCCAAGAAGGCCAAGAAGGCGGTCAAGAAAACTGCTTAGCATCGCAAGCATACTCCTTATATATGTTTGCTCATAACCCAAACCATATTTAAAAAACAACGGGGCTTAACAACTACCGTTTTACCAGTTAGGTTAACTTCATTTTTAACGGAGAATCTCCGCTTCTATAGAGATTTCTTTAATCCTAACAAATACCCAAAAAATTGATAGCGTTGATAAATCAATAGCGGTAGTTTATGATCATCGTCATTTGTTATCGTCATTCGCGATAATGAGCAAGAACAACGCTATGGACTTTGCCGAGATGCAAGCTAGGCTTGCAAAGCTCGAAGCGGAGAACCTGAACCTGAAGAAGGCGAAGGAGACCGGTATTTCAGAGATCAAGATCTCCGACAAGGGATGCATTTCCGTTTACCACGGAGCCCGCTTCCCGGTCAGCCTCTACAAGGAGAGCTGGGATCGCATTCTTAACAGCGCCGACATCATTCGCGAGTTCATCGCAGACAACCTCGACAAGCTTCCTACACTGGAAGCCAAGAAGAAGGCCAAGAAGAAGGCCGAGGAGGAGGCCGAGGAGGAGGCAGACAAGAAGTCCTCCAAGAAGTCTTCTTCCAAGAAGAAGTCTTCTTCCAAGAAGAAGTCATCGTCATCCTCTTCCAAAAAGAAAAAGGCGGATACGTCCTCATCGGAATCATCGTCAGAAGAATCTGACTAAATTGACAATGATAATGTGATACACAAAGTATCGATGTATCGATATGAATAAAAAACAAAACAAAACAAAACATAAACAACTTTCCTTTTGTTTTTAGGCCACGTTCTAACCCGTGAAATCAACGTCGGTGCTGAAAGCAACGTATTGGTCCAAGTTAGAGTTTGCTACAAAGTAAGTTCGCATAAAGGTAAAGTACTCCACGGAGTTGCTAGCGGTGGTCGCAATGTTCCTCAGGTCGTACATCATACCCAACAGAGACTCAGTGTTGGTCTGGTTGTTGCTCGCTGTCATAGACAACTGTACAGTTTTTTGTATGAGCATGTTGGTCGCGCGACCAGCATCAGAAGGGGATTGCATGACTCGATTATTGTATAATAGATCTATATGTTTTTAATCAGGATTACTTCTCAGAGTTTCCAAGGAAATATTAGATATGCAAGATACCTGTTGTGGATGAATGATATTTAATAGTATATAACATGAATGCTCTCGATCGTGGGCTACTTATTGCAAGCGTTGTTTTGTTTGCTTAGCTTCTCGATCTTTTATTGAATGCCGTTTAGATTCATGGTGCTTCTTGTAAATATAGCTATGCTCAATTTAAGTTATTATTAGCCTTCCTACACTACTCGCATCAAATATGAACACCATCAACGCTAAAACAAAAGGTCTCATGTTTGGCATCAACTACGTTGCCAGCCCATCGTCACAGCTGTATGGGTGCGTGAACGATGTCATCAACATGACAAAGACGCTGAGAGATGTCTTTGGGTTCGGCGATGTCGCCGTCTATACAGACGAGACGACTCCGCTTGACGTCACAAAGGCTGGTATGATGAGACGCTTGACCGAAATGGCCGCTCTTTCATACAAAGAATCCCTTGAAGTCATTTGGATTCACTACAGCGGCCATGGATCCTCTACGATTGATAGGAACAGGGACGAGTTGGACGGTCGCGACGAGGTTCTGGTGCCATCAGACTATCAAAGTGCCGGATTCATTACTGACGATTGGATGCAGACCCTGATGACGCAGTTCAACCCAGCGACACGCGTCATATGCGTGTTTGACTCCTGCCATTCGGGGACGATCACAGACGTCAAATTCTCCTGGGAAAACGAAAGGAAAGCGGTCGTCGAAAACATGAGGTGTCGTGTGAGGAGCAAGGTGATCACGTTGTCGGGGTGCCTCGATTCGCAAACAGCTGCAGATGCATGGGACGTGCTCGGCGACAAAACATCGGTGGGAGCGATGACGGCGTGCCTTTTGCTCTTGCTGAGGGGCAACCCTGCCATGTATAGAGCGAACGTGTTCAGGTTGCTCGCTGACTTGCGAGTCCTACTAAAAAACAGGGGCTTCACGCAGGTGCCAAAGTTGTGCAGTACTTACAACCTCGCCAAAGAAAAGACCTTCATCCCCCTTCCCTTGAAACGCAAATAATAATAGAAAAAGGGGGTTAGGTGCACTCCTATTTAGGAAAAAATATTATAACTTCGACAATCCCGGTTCATCATTGGTTGCATGCACGTCTTAATAAAGTTATCGAGGTTTCGTTTTGTTTCATATTAAAAATTTGATGTCTGTTCGTAATCATATTTTTAATTGAAATGGGCAACTTGAAATTGTGCGAGGTGATGGGATGGTTCAACATAAACTACAATCCTTACAGTTTTAAAGACAACACTCTTTCTAAAAGTCCTGTATCGATATGGCCAAAGAAAGATGTCATGAGGAAGGTAGAAAACATCATAGAACTGATAAAGGACGAGTGCCTTGCATTTGGGATTGATGCACAAGACATCAAAACAAACAAGATATGCATAGAGGTGTACTTGAACTACAATAAGGAGAAAAAAATCGTTGATTACATGCCTTTGCGCGAATACCTCGCAGGGTGCGTAAGAGACAAGTGGAATTCGATGATAGTTTCAGAGGACAACCTGCAGTCAATGGTCATAAAACTTCTCGGCAACAGGGAGTTTAAGCTTGAGGCTGCACTGTATTTTGGAGAAAAATACGGTGCAAAAGAAACACTAAATCTCATTAAGAAGATCGATACAACATGGAAGCTAAGAGTATAATTGTATATTGCGACATCGTTGCGATATATATTTATATAAATAAATGACAACATTCCCAATGACAAACATTTCTTTGAGCAATATTCTAAGTGCTACAGGAGCTGATACCATAGCACCATTCTTGGCTAGCAATATGTACTCAATAACAAATACCAATCCCACTCCAACGCTAGGGCAACCCATATACATGGGCTTCTTTAGGGGGCTCACAGTTATCGTCCCCACGGTAACCGTCCCCGAATCATACGGATCCGATGTAACAGCAAGTCGCAATGGCACATATGTGAAACTGAGAGATCCTCGTCAGAATCGTTTTTTCCAGACAGGCCGTTTGGAGTCAACAGCTATTTTGGACGGGTTTGTCTCTGCGTCACCACCCGGTGATGGTTGGGTACAGATTGTATCAGCGACAGGCGGGTGCCGCCTATTTGTTGGAGGAGGAGAATACATAACAATGTCCGGTACAACCATAATCAAATCATTTACGGCTGGGGCAAACGGTATATGGGCTGTATACTACAATTCTAGCACGCTCAAGTACTATTTGAGGAACGTAAATTACAGTGGAGGCAACTACTTCATGTATGCGGTCGGCGACGGGACAGCCTTACTAGACCTGAGCGGCACGACTAATGTGAACACATACGGTGCATTCAAACCCTAAAGGGTCTAAAGGGTTCTAAACCCTATGTGTAATTTCCGGGTCCACTACGATCGCAAAATCACTTGTAAGGCTGCACCTCTTACATTTTATCAATGAACGAAAGCTTGTAGTAATTGCCAGACTTTCTTTTTTTGTTAACATCTGGTTTTCAGGATGCTCAAGCATTCAACGCAATCATGAGACAACTTAAAGAGTAATCGTGGAAGGGAAATGAAAAAACACCCCACGATTACCTGACACGTTTGAGTACATGCTTCCCAGGTGTTACAACATTCATTTAATTGGATTTACGATTACGTCATTCGACATAACATGACATGACATAAATGAGAATATGTATCTAAAGATTTTTAAAAAGTTCACAAGTCTTTGGAAATTGTTTAGAGTGTTCAAATTACAGAAAGTTGGAATCACCTCTTGAAAGAATTTGTACAAATAAAAATAGAGATGGGTTGTAAGATTTCTCCAGAGGTTATTTTATACTTTTGATTTTTATAAACCTTTTCTTTTGTTCGTGACTTCTTGGAAGATTTTGAACACAGACAAAATGTTTGACAAAGGTTTGCGAATAAAAAATAGAGATGGGTTGTAAGATTTCTCCAGAGGTTATTTTATACTTTTGATTTCTATAAACCTTTTCTTTTGTTCGTGACTTCTTGGAAGATTTTGAACACAGACAAAATGTTTGACAAAGGTTTGCGAATAAAAAATAGAGATGGGTTGTAAGATTTCTCCAGAGGTTATTTTATACTTTTGATTTCTATAAACCTTTTCTTTTGTTCGTGACTTCTTGGAAGATTTTGGAAGATTTTGAATTTAGACCTATTGAGTTTAAAGAATTGAATTTGTGAATTTGTGAATTTGTGAATTTGTGAATTTGTGAATTTGTGAATTTGTGAATTTGTGAATTTGTCAGGTTAAGAAGTATGGAATATATAAAGATCTGTGTTAATCGAAAGATTTTATCGATTGGAAAGTCTTTGAAAAAAAGACCGGTTGTCTATAGTCGCGAGGTCACTTTAGTTAGCTTCTTTTCAAACACCCTATGAGCATGCAAATAAAAACTGTACAACTACACGGTATGTTTAACTTGCAAGCTAACTTCTGATGTATGTCCCTCGGCCTCTGACAAAATGTTTGACAAGAATTATAGGATTGAATTGTAGGATTGAGTGTGACGTGATGTAACACTTAACACCTAGCCTCTATGATATCAGGCAATGTTAACTCGCAAGTTAACTTCTGAGGTATATGTCCATTGGTGTTGGTGGTTTCAAGGTTGTTGCTTATAAGAGTAGAAAGATTGACCTCGAGCAAAATATTTTGACAAAAGAGTCAAACAAACAAAACTTGTATTGTAGAATGTATCAAGAGCTAATTTTAATTCTCTGAAAGTATTTTGAAAAGTTCATGACTCACTGTTGACAGAGACATTAATCGAATCGAAATGTTTTACTAGCTTTAATACACATTGAGTTGTCTAAAGTCTTGTTTTTGTTTCAAAAAGAAAATCAAATCAAATCAAATCAAATAAACATCATCACATAGTAAATGATAGCTTCAAGCAATGTTTCTCTGAGCAACTTGTGTGTTACCACAAAAACAAACCTTGTCTCCCAATTTTCATTTTCAAATTTGTACAATGCAACAAATGTATCCTCTCTGCCTAATAAAGCAGCACCAATGGCAATAGGTTTTTTCAGAGGTCTGACCATTCTTCCAGATACACCGGTGCCAACAGCAACTGCTTCCGTCACTGCTACATCTCTTTCAGGTACAAATGGTTCTGCAGTGTCATCATGGGGAATATTCTCACAGGCTACTGCATCAAAACAACCTATTTTAGTCACCGCGGGCACACCATTCCAGTTTGTTCAGTTTACTGGAACTAACGTTGTCGAAAAAGTCATGATATCAAACACTATGAACTTCAATACTGGCACAAATGGTGGTGCAACAGTTGTCCTTGTTTGTAGATATCCAAGCTACGTTTTGTATCAGCGATCATTCTCGTATTACGGAGGAAGTGGCCCAAATTTCGAATGGATTGCGCATGACAATCAGATTAGCAACAGAACGCATACTGTTTATCTAGGGGACACTCTAAACCAAGTCGTTGTTCCATCTACAAATGTGCCCACTAATACTTGGATGACACTAGTATGTCGCATTGTAAACGGGTCAAATACAAAGTTTTTAAGGAATGGGTCTGGAGCTTCAAACACACTAGGAACACAAATACACACATATAATGCCGCAAACACAACATCAGCAGCAATACGGCTTGCTGGCAATGATTTCGGAGGTACAAACAACAGACTCGATCTCTATCACATGTCGTATTATGATAAACCATTATCAGATGCAGAAATCACTAGCGTATGCAACCAATTCACCTCAATTGTTGCAACATTCCCGGTATAGTAGTTTATCTAGACTCAACTGTGTAACACATCTGTATAACACTTAACAGCTAGCCTCTATGATATCAATAAATTGATGTTGTACTTGTACTTGTACTTGTACTTGTCTTTGATTGAGAATACCTGGGACAGCAACAAAACACTTAAACACTAAAACAATGGATAGTAGCGTTCTCAATGTAGACGCCCAACAATGCAAACAGATCTTCATGATCGAAAAGCTCGCCGGCATGGACCTAGTGGTCCCCGACATCCAAAGGTCACTAGATACCATCCGCGTACAGAACATCATCGAGTACCAGAAGCATCACTTTCAAACCCACGGCACCTTTTGCTTCATGGGCGAACTGACCCTATACAAGGTCGGAGAAGGGGGCAACGGTATGCTCCTCATTGACGGACAACACCGCTACGCAGCCATGAAGACGACCTACATGCTCAAACCCGATTATAAAGTGTGCGTCAACATCGTCTCGCCTGGGAACGGCATGACCATCGAAAAAGCGTTCTTGTTGCTCAACATGTCCAAGCCAGTCCCGGAATACGTGATCAACACCACCATGCAACACACGAAAAGAGTCTACCTCGAAAATGCCCGCATGGCCATCAACAAGGACTTTAAAAACTACGTCAGCTCCGCGCCCAATCCAAGGGCTCCGAACATAAACGCGGAACGCATCGTGGCGGACCTGTTGGTCACGGGTCTGGCGGACAAGTTTCAGACTGTGGAAACGCTGATGGGTTATGTTAAATTCGCAAACATGAGGCTCTCTGCCGCTGACCTAAAGGTCCGGAAGCTGGCACTCGAAAAAGCAGACAAGTACGGTATGAACATGGCGGTCTATCTATCGGCTGATCCCGAAAATAAGTGGATGACAAACGCGCTTTGGATCACCGAGTACACGGATTCATTGATGGCCATAAAGATGCCTTATCGAGGACACATCAAGGTCATTCCAAGGAAAAGACAGGCCCTCCCGAAAGCAATCAGGGACCTGCTCTGGAAAGGACACTTCACAAACAACCCAACGGGCCTGTGTAAGTGTTGTGGCACCAATACCATAGAGTACACTACTTTTCATGCTGGCCATGTTGTGAGCAAGGCCAAGGGCGGCTCTGACGAGCTGAGCAACTTGTTGCCTACTTGCTCACCTTGTAACCTTGGTATGGGGGCAATGAACATGGTGGACTTTCAAGCCAAATTCGGCATCAATGGAGGTCCTCCCATTGCCATCGATATGATGGTCGATTAATACATGCTACCCAAACATTGGTGACATAATTGTGCCTATATTGTTATTTTTCTATGATAACTTTTTTAGTATTAAAAATCAGTCATAATAATTAAGACAAGACGACGACATGACAAAAACAAAACCGTTGTTGGCAAACATGCGCGATTTGTTTGATGTGGGTATTTCAAAAATACCAATCATTGAAAAACAGGTTTGGCATACATGTTCACATGGTGTATGTCTGGGCCGTATAGAAGAGGACAATAAGAACAGGATGGGACATAACGACTATCGTTTTCTTTGCAAGTGCATCACTTTATACAACAATAACAAATCCAGCAACGTCAAGGCCTTTGAGCTACTGCTAAAGAAAGCACAAAAAGATGCCTTTCTGATGCACTTGATGACCAAGGTTGTCACAAGCGTTTTTGTCTATCAACATGGGTTCTGGAAAGACATGCTTACAACGCGGATGCGCAACTCGCAACCTGATGTGATGAGAATATTAAAAAGCACTCCCAATGCACTACGTACAGCTAAGAAAGTGGTCGGCCTGATGGCAAAAGGGCTCTATGATAATTTATCTTTGAAGTCTCCAACACGTAATAACATCAAGGTGCAAGCGTGGATAGTCAAGGAGCGCAAGAGTGGCATGTTGTATATCAAATTGCTAGACAAGGTCTTTAACAACGAGAGAAAACTTGATTTTGAAAGCATTTTGCATGCTTGTTCCGTGTTCGGCATTCGAAACAGATATGTGGACAGATCTAGATCAATCATCGGTTCCAAATTTAAACAATTAGGTGGTGTATATCTAGCTAATTTAAAGTTACCGCCTTTGAGTGAAGAAATCTATTCAAAACTTCCAAATTTACCAAGTAAGGAGACACAGCCACAGACGAGCACACCAAACCAACAAAAACAATATTTGTCACCTTTGGATCCAAGATTTTATAAACACTCTTTGAAATCTAACGGAAGCGGTGAACCTCATCAAACAATTCCTGATCTCGCTAATGACAACTTGATGCACATCATCAACGCGCGAGTAGAGAAATTTCTTAAAAATCATGCAAAAGATCCAACACATTCCAGGTTGATCATTGAACTGAGTGAGCTATACGAGTTGACCACAGCAACTCCCAGCTTTCTTGAATATTTCTTGAGTATTGTGAACAATATGAATCCTGTTGATGCTAAATTATCATTATTCAAAAGCTATGGGCATTTTCACAGTTCAATAAAATACATCATGGACACATACGATACACTCTGTAAACAATGTGAATTATTCAGAGACGAAGGTATATTCGTGTTCAAAATAAAAGACGTTTTCATAACAGTAATGCCCGATAGGTCAGGTGGAATAACTCTAAACTTTAGCACACCCCCAAGTGATGATTATATCGAGATAACAAAGTGTTCTGGTGAAACATTTAGAAACTTGTTAAAAGGAATATCATCTCCTCGAAGGAATAAGCACATGAAAATAAGCCAAATTGTTCATTATGCTTTGGAAAACGATCAAACACGTATTGATGTTTCAGTAGATTGCCTTGCATTATATGAGCAAAGACCTCTTGTACAATTTGAGCCAGATGATGTTGTGCTGAAAAAATACTCAGAAGCTGCTGAAAAAGCCAAACAAATGATATTACTTATTAGCCCAATGTTAGTATTACTAACAACGCACTCAAATGTTGATATAAAAATAAGTCAGTTCTTATTAGCATTAAAATAGAATTAGAAGTAGAAATCAGGGGCACCCCCCTGCCCCTAAAGGAACTTGTTTGCAAGCCCGGGATTCATATAAAGCACAGCGGTCGCAACGTTGGACACTGCATGCACAAAATGATCCGCGCGAGACAACAACAACGCATCTATGAACGCATCGCGAGCGTGTTGCGTATCCATCCCCAACGCATCATGATCTTCGTTCGCACGATACAGCTTATGGTCCCTCGTTATAAACATATCGTCGGGAAAACGCGCTTTCATATAGTCGACGGCCTCTTGGTTGTCTGTCGCTAAAAACACCTTGCAAGGTTTTCCGGTTGTGATATCACTATTATTGGCTTGTATGATTTCGTCGATTGCGTTCGCAAACTCATCGTGGTTGGGATAGCACCCGTTCCCTTGCTCCCGGCTGATGATGCTCGCACGCATGTGTACCGCAATAACGTGGGCATCTTTGAAGTGAGCCTCAACAAACTCGTCTACTTCTTTCAAAATGCCGGCCTTCACCTTGATATGCTGTGTGAACAAGTCGTGGATCTCGGCGCGCCATACCTCCGGCTCGGTGAGGTAAGCAGTGCGAGCGTTCGTAGACGTGAGCTTCCAACCCTCTGTAACATACTCTGTGATAACGTGATCATATGGTTTAGTTTCACACTCCTCGCTTGCGCTCGTGCTTGGCAATGGGACTGGCGACACAGTGTCAGAGGGCTCAAAGAGGACGGTCCAAACGTTAAAGTTGTCGGGACCATAGTGAAACCATTGGCTGGTCTGTGACCAATCGACGTGATAGGAAATGTCGGTGTCGGGATGAGCCTTGTGAAAGGCCCATATGCCTGTCATCACCATGTTGAAATTGCTGAATAGGCCGCATTGGATGTTGACAAACTTTGTTAGCATTCGAATAATCCTTACATGACCTTGCTAAAAGATTGCAAAAAATACTAAAGTATAAACAACCTTAAGAACTAATGTATCTAGCGACAAATGCCGTCTCGGTGCTCAAGTTCGACGCCGTAGGCCCGGTGGATCCATCGGAATTGAACAATGTCAAGTCTTGAGTTCCTTGAAACCCGCCGCCGACATACACCGAGTTGTCACTGCTCCGTTGGACTTTGGTTGTATTAACAGTCCCGTTGCCCGTTGCCTTTGTAGCCCACTTAAACACACCAGCCGATGTGTACTCGGCTATAAATGCACTTTGTACGCTTGTTGGGCCAGTTACAGACACAGCAATGGTATTGCTGTTGGCCTGGTAAAACGTTATGGACGACGTGAAGAAGCCGGTTATGAGCAAGTCGCCTGAGGGGGTTTCAACAACAGATCTAGGGCTACCGGTGTTTCTTATTACCCACTCAATATCTCCGGTTATTGATGTACAAACTATAAATCCTGAAGCACTTGCAATAGTATAAGAAAATTCAGTTCCTGCAGAGTCTACGACACTCATGCTACCAAAACTATTGCCACACGAAAATACCTTGTTAGAAACGGTTCCTATTACTGCATCATAAGCATCATCGCGTCCTGTGTTGCCTTTTATCTGGATATGCCACAAATACAAACCACTATTGTTAAACATGACTACATATGCATCGTATCCGTTACCGGGACCTGGGAGATTCGTGCTAGCTACCCCCGTCGAATGAACAATCGTCGATGCGGCATTGCTCGTCATGGCTACGGCGAATCCACTGGCGACTCCGTTTGTGCAGCGCCAAGCAAACTGATCAGTGTTTGTAGTGTTGATATATAACCACCATACACCGACAGTGCTTGTAGTTAATCCTGTTGTTGTCGATGCACAAATAAGAAAACATGTGTTCCCTCCAGTTGAATTGCCATTGTTTATCCCAAAGGACTCAAATGAGGCTCCATTCGGATACGACACACTGAAACTAGCTGTGTTGGTGAACGCAGAAACACCGTACACGAAATTGTTGTTTGTCAGTGTGGTGGCAACAAAAGCACGCGATGCAGCTCCACATACCTGATTAAACATAGTACATGAACCATTGCTATCATAAATTACTACATATGGCCTAGTGGCACCTGATACATTTGATTGCAGCGATGTGCCGCTAGGTGAAAAGGCCAACATTGGACTTCTCGTTAATGTGTTAGTAGTTCCAAGAGAAAGAACAGTGAGATCGTTATTTATTGTCGCGGTTGAGTGAAGGTTGCCGATTGTTGGAGTCCAGCCTGATATGTGTGTGGCCCAAACAAACTGTCCCGTCGGATTTATCCTTGCTAAAAAGTAGCCCCCGTTGACTTCCGCATTTATCGTCCTATGCAGACTTCCATTAGCATTATAAAAAGACACGGTAGATAAACTGTAATGACCACCCACAATCACTGTATTATCACTCAGTACATTCATGGACACCACCCTTACTGCCCCGCCAGTTATTCTGGCAACCCATTCTACAACAGGGTTGTTCCACGCTACAACAGCTGCAGCTCGTGTGGCACCTCGAAAAGAAGACAAGTATATTCCATTACTTGTCGATGTAGGAACATTTAAATTCGCAGGAATATTAGGTACATAAATGCCTCCTTTTAGAAACTCCGACATTGAAACAATCCCATATGCTTCGAACACTTCTTGCAATTGTGCAATCCTTATTTCCCCTGTTGTTGGTACTTGATTCATTAAAAATATTACCAATTCTTTATGTATTCGAAATATTTTATTTTTAAAAAGCGGAAGTGTGTTTACACTCGTATTTTTCATCTGTTGCCATAGATTAGACTCATGCAATTTATACAATGATCAAGCACAAGTCTCATGACAACTACAAGGCGTTCAACTCATCGTTGAAAATGTACATTCGGGAACTCGTCAAAGCCTTCCCAAACTCCCAAGGCGAGATGAATTCTATATACAAACTGTACAAAATGGCCAAAACCATCAATCGCAAAATACCACATTTCGGGTTCAATAGATTGTTGTACATACCGTATCAACGAGAGCTGAGGGCTAAGCGGGCATTCTTTATGGACCCCGGGTTCCGTTTCAAGGAGAGGATCCTCGATTACCTTCACGAATCGATGCAGTCGCAATGGGTGACTCTATCGGAAAATGATAAACAGCACCATTGGCTTCGACTTCACGAGCTCATGGATCTATGTGATAAATGTCAGGGAGGATCATCCACAGAGAACGACATTGACCCGAATGACTTTAAAATACGAGCTTTGGATAACTTTATGGACAATATTGTTGGAGCATCTACCAGGACAAACGGTCACTTATAGTAGCTGAGCAAGTGTTTTAAATTCAAAAAGGAAATATTGTTTTTTGTTTTTTTATGCTTTCTGTTGGTTTTTTAATGCTTTCTGTTGGTTTTTAATGCTTTCTGTTTGTTTTTAATGCTTAAATAATCAACCTATGCACTTTCTATTCATCGGCAGCCGCCTTGGTGCGAACCACGCGTGATTTTTGGTCGGCGCGCAGCCAAGCATCGTTGATGCAGGGCATCAGGGTGTTCCCGTAGTGCTCGCTGATCTTGAGCAGTTGCATGTTGACATAGTCCCTCAGCTTCTCCATCTCATACACAGTGGCCCTGAGCGCAGTGTTGGCATTGTCCACCGTCAAATCATTGTTCGCGATAAGGCGGCGGATGATGTCCGCCCCCACCTGCACCATCGTCTGCAGCACTCCGTAGACGGAAGCCCGCTTGCGGCTGGTCTTCTCGGCCTGTTGTAACTTGGCCTTAAAAACGTCAGCTGTGATTATGTCTCGCAAGTACTCGATACGCAGCGGCAGGTGAGCTGTGAACACGGTCGCGTTCTCGTGAACCCTGTATGTCGGCAGTTCCGCCCACTCGTAGTGAACGATCGCCCGATGCATCTTGTAGATTAGATCGAGCTCGGTCCTGTGGGGGTTGATGCACTTTGTCTTTGTGGTACCGTTCAGCTTTTGCAGGAACTGGCTTACCGTGTGTGCGCTAGGCACACCTCCGCAAGGGACATCACCGCCCTCGCGCGGGACCGCGCCGCCGTTCTGCGTGCGCAGCCAGGCATAGTAGTCGGGCGCGTGAACGCGGCCATTGTCCACTTGGAGAGTGTTCCAGTTGAATGCCGTCTTGCACGACAAACACCACACCTGCGAGCAACCATCGACCTTGTAGGTCAACGCGCTGCACTTGGGGCAGTTCTTGCACTCCTTGGCGATTATCTTGACAGACTCGACGTCGTCGGCGTTGCACTTGTGTTCGTCACCGTTGGCGTCATTCTCCTTGATCTGCAAGCACTTTGAGCACACGCAGGTCTCGCAGATGCCGCACTTCAAGGTCCTCTTGGCGAGGTAGCCTTTGCAGTCATCCTTGGGGCACTTTTTGACATAGGTGTTGTCGTCATCGTTTCCATTGGAGCCAGAGCCAGAGGCGCTGTCACCCGTGGGAGTACCGTCAACGTCATCGCCAGCAACCGCCCTGTGGACGCGCCATTGCATCGCTTTGATCTGCTGCTTGATATCTTTTTGGAGCTTGATCATATTGTTCAATTCCACAAAGAGCTTTTCCTTCCGGATCAAGCGCGAAACATACGGCTGGGTTGCGGGCAGCATGCTCTGCTGCCTCTCGAAGAGTACGTTTTCGCGATGCTTCTTGAGCGTCGTGTTGACGTAGGTCTTCGGCAGCACAGAGAGCAGGAAGTCCTGATCCCACACGTGCTTACAGTTGGGGCAGTTTGGGTCCTGCGAGTTGTTCACGATACATGTTTTCATGCAAGTGACGCAGAGCTCGTACTGACAAGCAGCGCAAGTTACCGGCTTCCTCACGACCGACGTGAACTTCTCGCAGCAAATGCCACAAGTAGTCGATGCAGCCATATCTTCTCTAAAACGTAATAACCGGTTTAGCTCAGATCAGAGATTAGAGTATGAAGATGTGAAAAGGAAACATTCGCAGATCTTCTTAAGCGACATCAATTCAATTTTTCGACTCCAAGACAATAAACTGATATTAATTTGTTTTAGATTTCAGATTACAACAGTAACATTGGCTTGTTTGTTTTTATTTCTTATTTTCCTTTCACTATTTCCTTTCACTATTGTTTGTTTTAGATCTGAAACCCGAATGTCTTTACACAGCTATTGGTAACAAATGCAAATGCACATGAAAACACAAAACCATCCTCATCATCAAATGCTCCGATGCTCAAGAAGAAATCAAAACCTAGACGCTGATTGTTGCATGCATGTAGAGCTCAGCCGCCTTCCTAGTCGCCCCGCAAGAGCCCTTGAGAGCGCACACCAGCGCCCGGTGATCTATACTGCTCATAGAAACCCCATAGTTCCTATCTAACAAAGCAACCACAGTATCCGAATAAAGCTCAAACTTGAGGCTGTTGACAATCCCGATGATCTCGTTCCGCACACCTTTGTTGGAAATCTTCACCACATCAGGGTAAAATGTAGTTTGCGCGACTGCATACACGGCCTTGATAAAGTTCTTGGCCACTTTGGGTTTGGTAGAAATACGGTCCATGATGTTGACAGCGAGGCAAAACACATCCACCTTGTCGTAGTCCCCCCCGCACACCTCCACATAAATAGCGTAGAGGCTGTCGATGTTGTCGGCCCTCGTCTGATCCTCGGCCACCACGGAAAAAGAAGATGGCTCCAAAAGGATGGCCTGGTCTATGTTCTCGTAAGTACCACAATTGAGCCTCGAGTAGAGCGCGTTGATGGTCATGCGCTTATCGGGCTCCTGGTTGAGCAGGCCAATCATGATGTTGAAAAGGTCCCATGACACACCTCGAGGAGGCGCGATGGGAAGGGGCACGCCGCCGTCTTTAAACAACTTCATGATTTGGTGGGGGCGCTTGTATGTCGTGATGTTGTACACGTAATCCTTGTAGATGTAGAAGAAGATGGTTGCGCCCAGGCTGTATGCATCGCACTGAGAGCTAGGAGGTGCGCCGATCTTGAAGGCCTCTGGGGCGCAATAAGGATAGGTGCAAAGGATGTCTGTCTCTGTGTTGAGGGCCCGCACGCTGCCAAAGTCGATGATGCACGCGCGCAAGCCGCTGTTGTCGCCTTTCATCATGATCACGTTCTCTGGCTTGAAGTCCAAATGTGCCTGCGGTATGATGCAAAACAATAGCTAGTTAGCGTTAAAACCCCACAATACTAACATGCTGGTGTAAATTACTGATTGAGTCTGTTTAGTTTGTTCACGTTTTTTGTTTCGCACTGTCTCTGACTTTAGTAAACATAAAACATAAAACATAAGTACTTAAGGGGACCTATTATTGACACTTAAGGACCTCACCAGGCTGTTTTGGTGCAGGTCATAGAGCCCTGTAACAAGGCACTTGAGGATGGAGGGCAAAGCCGCAATCCTCTCCACAAACCGAGTATCCTTTATGTAGCTGTGGAGCGAAAAAGCGCCGCACTCCATCTCGATGCAAATGTCGTCCTTGTCGAAAGAAACATCTTTCACGCTGATAAAGTTGCGCATGCGCCTGTGCTCGAGAGTCCTCGCGAAAGACGCCTCGTTCAGGTTGTAACCGTTTAGGTAGTAGCTGTTCTCAAAGAGCTTTGTGCGCTTGATGGCGCGGCCTGAGCAAGGATCCACATTGACCTATATATATAAATGGATTTGTAGATATTAAGTTGTGTAATAACTTCAACCTTAATAACCTTAATAACTTTTAGAACTAACTGAAAATTATACATTAAAAGCCATAGTATAGTAACTTCCTACCTGCCCATATGCGCCTTGTCCGACGAACATAGTTGTTCTTTGCTTCTGCTTATGCTGGGTATAGATATAGGAAAGATATGACTGTTGTCCTGGCCTTAAACGACTTGTGTTATATACATGCATGTTCACACTTACTCATTCCTCACACCGCACCTGGGTAGCTTCCTGGTAGCTTCCACACCCGTGCTTTTTGAATGTTGTGCTTGACGTATATGTTGTAAATAGTAGCTGTGAATATGTATATAGCCAATAAAGTAACTATTAAAATTACTTATGAACCACACATATGAAATAAAAAGCATTGCAATGAAACTGCTATGTATTATATGAATGCAACTACCATTCTTTAAGCAAATGCTCATATAAAACAAGAATACATATAATATAATCGTAATGTTCAGGCAGATAATGCAAGTTGTGATAATGAAAATATAAATAATCCTTTATAAATAATCCTTTATAAATGATCCTTTATAAATAATCCTTTATAAATAATCCTTTATAAATGATCCTTTATAAATGATCCTTCTTTGTCGTAGGGGGGCTAAACCCCCTGTTTTTCTTCGATGGTGCTGAACAAGAATGCCTTGCCGTCTCCATTCCCGTGCATGATACAAGGGTACGCACCGGTTTCCTTGTTGCACCACCGCTCCTGTTGATCATCCCACACGATGTGATCCTTCATATCGCTTGCCAAACACTGGGTCAGGTTGCATTCAGTATCCAACTGGATGGGGGAATCCCCCTTGAGGTACCTCTCGGTGTAGAACCTCTGATCGTCCGTGGCCTGCTTCACATCCGACAACATCGGCCTGATGAGCTCCATGATGTCGCTGGCTGGGCCCATGAAGAAACCCGAGTTGAGGAACCGGTAAGGGGACTCTGTTTCTACTCCTGCGGGGAACACGCTGTCGTAATGAGCCGCTTTGTGGCTGTCGGGCCAGCAATAGATCTCGCTACAAAAAATGATTGTTTTGTCGGGCTTCTGCTCCACCAGTTCCAGGTACTTGCTTACAATCTCTTTCACAGATGCTACGAACAGGACGTCGTATCCGTCGACCAGCATCACAAGCGCTGACCTATCAGGGAGGTTGGCGAGGGCCTCGTAGAGCAGCGTGATCTTTGCGCCGTGGCCCTTTTTGTAGCCGATGGGCTCGCCGGAAACTAGAACTCTAAAGTTGTCACCGTCCACGAGCCCTTTGTTTACGATGGATGACTGCAGCTTCAACAGGTTCTCGTGTTGAGGATCCGTCACCACCGTGTATATCACGACATCCGAAGGAGAAGGTGGGCTGTCATCGAAATTTTCTACTTTGTTCTGCATTGTTACTTTCCCGAGGATATAGGGCAACACGAACATATTTACAACGGACACGCCAATCGCTACGCCAAGCAGAATGGCAAGAACATAAAAGTATTTTGATACAACTGGGGGTGGGGGTGGGGGTGGCATTTTACTTTATTTATTTGAAAATGGAAAAGCTCCTATATATCTTTATCACAGAATTGTTTAAAAACAATATGCCAACATTGTTAATGAACATATACATAGTTTTGTCATATCACATTGGCAAGAAATGAAATATATACACATAGATGTCAAGTGTTTTAGACCTGAGTGTAATGTTCTCTTGCATTGTTTTCTTTTTTGTTGTTGGGAATCGACCAGAAAAAGGTTGTATTAAATTCCTAACAAAAGCAGAGATGTAAACTAATGCAAAAAGGAAAGCCTGGATAGGTATTTCCTTTTTTTGAAAAATGAGTTTTTCCAATTTGTCTTCTTCTTTCATCTTCTTTTATCTTCTTTTCTCTTCTTCGGGCTTAGTACGCCCCTTCATTAGCAGCTGTAAAATACCTTCTTTATCCCGCTCTCGTTTATCGCCTGCCGGCACTTTTCGCAAGGCTTTGACAACCGACAGTCCGAGTTCCAGTTGCGAGCGCCTATCCGCACGACGAGCATCACCGCATCCTCCAAGAACTTCTTGTTGCGGTGCTGCCGCTTGATGCTCATGATCGCGGCGACCTCGCTGTGTATGCTCCACTGGTGGCACATGAAGTGGGTCTCGTAGTTGAACCCCTCCCCGATAATTTGTCCGTTCTTGACAATCACAGCACCGTGCCTGTGTTGCATGGTGCTCTTGTTAGCCAGGGAAATGGCCCTCTCAAAAACGTCAGGCTGGACCCGCGGCATTTGAGCGCTTCAAAATGATGTTTGCTTTGATGTTGGACTTGTGGACCTTGTTCTGCAAAGAACCTGGTATACTCATTGCGGTATAAATATGCTTTAAGTAGATTCAAATTTTACTCGGTTTCGCCTCAATGCACTTTTCAAAGGAAATATGCTATAAAACCATAAGAATAATGCAATAGGAGCTTGTCAAGTGTTTTATCGCTCGCTAAACTAAACTAAAACAAATGCAATAAACCTCGATTAAAGAGTTCTGAGGATCGCTAGCAACTGTGGGGCAATACCAGAGTCCAAATCTAGCATGTGTTGCATCAATTCCATTTTTTTGAGTTTTGTTTTCTCTCTCAATAGCTCCAACTCCCTGTCTACCTCGGCCTCTGCACCCTTGGTTTGAAAGAGCGCAACCAGATCGCGCTCAGCATCATATGCACTGATACCTGATAGAATCTCAGTTTGTTTCACTCCTCTCACCGTGAGCTCTACTAGATATCCATTATGTTTCATGCGGGTCTTGAAAGCCCCCTCTAGCCGCTTGGCCTTGGTTACAGTGATCATGGTGTATATCTGCATGTCGGGGAAGTCCCGCATGTGTTCAGTCATCCGCTTATGGACGCTCCCTGTCATTCCAAACTTGATATAGTCCATGCCGTCTTGTGTGAAAGTGAGCAGATAACACACCTCTTTATCCATGAAATCGTTGAAACTTTTGCCGACCATTGTAGGGGAGATGAGAGCAAATGGGTTGGTGCGCGGCGCTTGTTGTTGCACTTGTTCACTGCATAGATGCGAGACAGAGCCCTGTGACAGGCCTTGTGCATGGTGTGTGTGGATGGCTGCCACCTCTTCAATCAGAGATAGGTCGCCACCCATCAGACGCACAAGTAGATCAACGCTGGTGCTTCTGAAGTGGGCTGCATTTTTGCCGGGGAGTAGGTAGATGATGTGCATGATTGTTTTTAGATCCGCCACAGGAGTGGGCCTAGCACCCTGCCCATGAAACTGGAAGTTGTCGATTTCACCTACAACTTCTGGATGATGTGTGCGCAGGGCTGTATATGTGTCTCTGGGATTCTTAGCTCGCTGTCTTTAGCCAGTGCGATAAACCTCGGTACACTTTGAAGCTTTTCATTTTTGTTTGTCGAATTCTATTAATTTCTTTTATTTCTTTTATTTCTTTCATTTCTTTCATTTCTTTCATTTCTTTCATTTCTTTCATTTCTTTCATTTCTTTCATTTCTTTCATTTCTTTCATTTCTTTCATTTCTTTCATTTCAGCTATAGAGTCAAAGAAAACTGTTTATTGTCGTGTGTTTTTGGGTTTGTCCGGGTCCGAATCTTGGTCTTCGTCGTAGGGGGCGAACCCCCTGAATTGAACCAGGGACCTACTGCCTATTACCCGAAATTTTCGCTAGAATGTTTGCGAACAAAACCGTTTCATCATTGTTTTGACTTGTATGATTGTTGCAAACGGGCACAATCGATTTACAGCTTCGCAGTTGCAACTATCATCAAGTCTTTTTGGGAGAACGGCTTCGTCGCTAGGCGGTTCCGGAACGAGTTCTTAAAGAACTCAAAAACATGGCCGTTGAGTTCCTAGGACCGCGAGTGTAAGAACCCACCCTCTATCAGCCAGTTCCTACCGGGGTGGGACTGCAGCAGCAAGGGGGTGCTGTGTGCAGGCATTTTGGGCCAGGTGGCATGTGTGGCCATGGCACTGCAGAGTTCCCTGGGTTCCCACCAGCAGCAGGCTGCCCTAAGCGATGTAAACGGCCTGCAGGGCGGCGGGGCCGAGCGCAGGCGTGCCTGGGCAGCTGGCGAGTGAGGCCCTGATGAGAATGAGCCCGGGTCTCTCGAGAGATGGCGCACAGCAGCGGCCGCCACAGCCACAGTGCAGAGAAGAGGTTGCCGAGCATCGGCACAGCAGGCGCAGGCAGGCAGGGCGTTCCATGGGCGTTATTGGCACGCCTGGCTCCGAGCAGCGTCCCCGCACCCGGCTTCAGGCTACGCAGGACACGCGGGAAGGCCTGGAGGCGCTGGACTCCGCGCTGGTGAGGGCCGGGGGCGGCGGGGCGCAGCGGGGTGGGGTCAACGCAGGCGGGGGGCGCCAACGCAGGGGCTGGCGCAGGTCAAGGGCGCGTTCAGCCCTTCCAGCCCCTCACAGGCCACCCGCCCGTGCACAGTAGTCGCTGGTGGCAGCCGCTATCAGCCTGCGAGCACAGCGGGCCCGGCAGCGGCGGGTATGGTGAATTGTGCCCGGGGGATGCTCCCGCCCCGCCCCCGCCATGCTAACCCCGTTGCCACCTCCTCGCCCCGCCCCCGCCCGCCCGCCCGCACAGGAGGCCACCCCGAGCAGCCAGACGACCATCACCGAGGTGGGCAGGGCCAGGGCTGCAGGCGCTGCTTCTCATCATGCCCTGCCCCGCCTTGCTGCTTCGCCTGCCTTGCTCCTGCCAGCGACACCAACGGCTGCGACCAGCACCACCAGCACCACCAGCACCACCAGCACCAGCACAGCGCCGGATGATCTGCGCCTGTGATCTGCATGCAGCGCTGCTGCAGCCAACTTGCATGCCACCTGCACCTGCTGCTCCCGCCTCACCCTGCTCCCTGCTCCCTCTGCTCCCTCACAGGAAGCCATGGCACCCCAGGAGGACGACATCGTGAAGCCCAGCAGCGAGGGCATCAAGGTGTGCCTGCCACTGCTGCTATACCTGGCCTGTGCTGCTGTGCCTGCCACCTGTGCTGCTGTGCCTGGCCCTGCTCTGTGCCGCACTGAGCCTGGGGTCTCATCACCTCCCTTTCTGCACACACAGGTCGGCTACAAGTATCTGGACCTGAAAAACCTGCGTGAGAAGCTGCCCTTCAGCGTCCTGGATGCCCCACCAGGCGGCAGGCCCCCCACCCAGTTCCTGGTGAACCAGGGGTACAACATCCTGTTTGCAGCCGTCAAGGAGCAGGACAAGAAGATTGTGAAGAAGAAGGTGAGCCCACCTACCAACTCCTGCGTGCCCTGCCTTCCACTGCGTGCCTACCCACTCCTGCCTTCCACCACCCACTCCTGCGTGCCTACACACTCCTGCGTGCCTACCCACTCCTGCGTGCCTACCCACTCCTGCCTTCCACCACACTCCTGCGTGCCTACACACTCCTGCGTGCCTACACACTCCTGCGTGCCTACCCACTCCTGCCTTCCACCACACTCCTGCGTGCCTACACACTCCTGCGTGCCTACCACCCACTCCTGCGTGCCCACACTGCACCACTCCTGCCTTCCCACCCATACCAACAGGCGCTGGACGTGAGCACGGGCTTTGAGATCTTCTACCCCTATGGATCCAAGACCAAGAAGGAGGTGCAGAAGAAGCAGAAGCAGGAGGCCGTGGAGGATGCTGTCCTGCTCTCTGCCAGCAGGAAGAAGGCGCGTGTGTCCTACGGGATTGGCACAACCTTTGTGCAGCCCCAGGAGGTGCGTATGTGTTGCCTGCCTTGTGCTTGTTTGCCTGTGTTGCCCTATGCCCTATTGACCTGTGTCCTGCCTGATCACAGGACATCACCACCCTGGTGGAGAAGAAGCTGCTGGAGATCGGGGGCAAGGAGGACCTGCACAAGCTGCTGCAGTTCAGCCTGGCGTCCAAGGCCATCGGTGTCAACCAGCTGCAGCAGGAGAACGTCTCCAAGGTGCTCAAGATGGCTGAGAACAACCCTGCTGCCAACGCCTTCTCCACCATTGCTGCGGTGGTGAGTGGTGCAGGGCTGGTGCTGGTGTTGTGTGTTGCTGCGTTTGTGCGTTGGTGCACTGATCACCATCACTCCTCCTTCACAGGCGTCCTCCTCCCCCTTCATGCCGAGGGAGCTGGAGGCTGGCGGTGCTGGCGGTGCTGGCGGCTCTGCCTCGCCTGGCCTGGCGCCCCCCAATGCCACCCAGGTTAGTGGGGGGCGTTTGAATGATCACACGCATACATTGGGGTCTCATTTGTGCACCTTCCAATCACACACAGTAGAGGGTTTGCATTGTGGAGGTGCCAGATGATGGGCAACCGGGGATTCAGGGAATAGTGGATGAACCAGATGATCCCTACCCCTGCCACCCACAGTTGCTCCTCACCGAGAATGTGGAGCACAACAAGCCTGAGCAGCTGGGGCCTGAGGGCAAGGGGGGCAAGGAGGGAGGGGTGGTGGGCATGGAGGGGGAGGTGGGCAAGGGGGAGGTGGGCAAGACGCCCGGGCAGCAGCCCCCCATCCCCTTCATCTCATCTTCTACGCCTGGGGACGCACTGTCAGCAAGGGAGGTGGATGAGATCTACCAGGGGCTTGTTGCTGACCCCACGCAAGCACGCGCATACGGGTTTGTGCGCAGCTCGGGCAGGTGGGAGAAGGTCGGGGAGGGCCTCTCAGCCACAAAGAGGCGGGCCAAGATGGAGGATGTGAAGCGTGCCATTGTGAAGGGGCTGTGAGCACGCACATTGGGGTGCCTGAATACGAGATATATAAGGATTCCACTGAAACTGCAAAGAGTTCTGAGCCACTCCACAACCGCGCATCCTCTGCCTTGCCATTCCACGCGCAGGCCCAAGCGCAGGCTCAGGCGCGGCAGCAGGCCCAGCAGCAGGCCCAGGCCCAAGCGCAGCTCTCAGGGGTCGCAGCCATGGGGAGCTGGGTGGGCATTGAGATGTCAGATGCTGCTGCAGCTCGGCGCCCTGACCTGCAGCCTGGCATCTGGCTGAGCAGCTCCACCCTGCACGACTTTGCCAACTTCAGCAGGAAGCAGGGCCAGGCCATCTTTGGGATGTCAGCGCGGTCCAAGAGCGCGAGGGAGCAGCGCAAGGGCTCCCTGATCCTGGGCTATGTGAACACTGTCACGCCCCCCAAGGGAAATGACTTCTCCGGGGTCTGCAGCATCGAGGGCTCAGAGGATGAGCAGCAGGAGCAGGAGCAGGAGCAGGGCGCAGCAGCAGGCGGCTCAGCAGCAGGCGGCTCAGCAGCAGGCGGCTCAGCGGGCCAGGCCATTGACCTCACCGGGTCTCTGACTGGCACGCACTGGGTCATGGTGGCTGTGGTGTGGGATGGGAACAACAACGCCATTGGCGTGCAGCTTGACCCTATGGACCCTGATGGCCTGCTGGCTGGGGCCTACCCCACAGCCATCCAGTATGTGAAGGCGTGGGATGTGCAGCGCTGGGTGCTGAACTGGTCAGAGGCCATGCCCCTGCTGTTCCAGTGCGCCACTGACCTGATCGGACCCACGCCCACCCTGCAGCACGATATGGTGGACTGTGGCGTGTGGGTGAGCATGCTGATCTATGTGGTGTGCTGCGTGCGGGGCGGCAAGGTCTCGGTCAAGGCGGCCCTGAAGGCTGTGCAGGAGCTGGATGGGAATGTGTGCAAGTTCAGGCAGGTGATGGCGTGTGTGTGCCCCTAAAGAATCGGTTTGGATGAATGATGCGTTTGGACGGTGGATTGGATTGGGGATGGAAGGAAAGGAAAAAGGCTTGAGCTGTGCAACCTGTAATCCGTGCAAGTGCCAACAGCCCGTAGCACCACCAGATCCGTGCAAGTGCCAAAGTTACAAGTGGCATGCATGTTATGATAATCTTGAATCGGTGAACACAACCCACTATCTCTGAAATTGTCATGAAACTCTGGAAATCCCGTAAGCCTACGCTGCCTAACTAAACTCCTCAACTAAACCTGGGGACTCATTAATCTTAGCAAAAGTGCTGGGATTTCTGAAACATCCTGCTATCCTCACTAAACCTGGGGAGAACTCATTAATCTTAGCAAAAGCGCTGGGAATTATGAAACATCCTGCTATCCTCACTGAACCTGGGGAGAACTCATTAATCCTAGCAAAAGTGCTGGGATTTCTGAAACATCCTGCTATCCTCACTAAACCTGGGGAGAACTCATTAATCTTAGCAAAAGCGCTGGGAATTATGAAACATCCTGCTATCCTCACTGAACCTGGGGGAGAACTCATTAATCCTAGCAAAAGCGCTGGGAATTATGAAACATCCTGCTATCCTCACTGAACCTGGGGAGAACTCATTAATCCTAGCAAAAGCGCTGGGAATTATGAAACATCCTGCTATCCTCACTGAACCTGGGGAGAACTCATTAATCTTAGCAAAAACGCTGGGAATTCTGAAACATCCTGCTATCCTCAACCACTGAAACATCCTGCTATCCTCAACTAAACCTTGAATTCTGAAACATCCTGCTACTACTTAGGCCCCTTTCTTGTAAATGTAGTCACAGAACATACTCATGATATAGGAGTTAATCATCATGCCGATCATGACGATGGTTCCCACGACAAAGAACATCAGAATATTCACAAGGGACGTGCCGCGCTTTAACACCAAGTAAATGGCGTAGATGGTGATTAGCGGAAAAGCGCAGTAATAGACACAGATTGGGTAGATTATGTACTGCATGTCACCCTTCCCGATGCCACTGCTTGCTGAAGAGATGATGCTTGTCATGACATCCTGTAAAAAGGGTGGGTTAGGAGAAGGTTTTGGCAGGGCTAAACCACATATGCAGGAAACATTTCATTTCAAAGGCTTGTAAACTCACAAGGGCCTTGGAAATGATAATCTGCTGTGCAGGCGCGTTGATGGAGGTCATGGTGAGGTTGTCCATCAGCTTGCCCACCAGCTCGTGCACATCACCATGCTTAACAGCAGTGCCCATTTTCAGAGGGGCGTGGACCACGGTCGTCTTGGTCCGCATCACGGGGCGGTCCTGTTTTTGTTTTGTGAAAAGAGGGTAGATAAAGTTATAAGACGTTTTCATAAGGTTCCTTATGGTTCCTGTGGGGTTCCTGGGGTTCCTTATGGTTCCTGTGGGGTTCCTGGGGTTCCTTATGGTTCCTGTGGGGTTCCTGGGGTTCCTTATGGTTCCTGTGGGGTTCCTTATGGTTCCTGTGGGGTTCCTGTGGGGTTCCTGGGGTTCCTTATGGTTCCTGTGGGGTTCCTTATGGTTCCTTATGGTTCCTTATGGTTCCTGTGGGGTTCCTTATGGTTCCTGTGGGGTTCCTTATGGTTCCTGTGGGGTTCCTGGGGTTCCTGGGGTTCCTTATGGTTCCTGTGGGGTTCCTTATGGTTCCTTATGGTTCCTTATGGTTCCTGTGGGGTTCCTTATGGTTCCTGTGGGGTTCCTTATGGTTCCTGTGGGGTTCCTGGGGTTCCTTAAGTTCTGGGTGGGATTAACTTATGAAATAACTTATTTTCGTAAAATTAAGTTACTTTTACGAAATAAGTTCTGAAATGCTGCACGGCTCTCACCTGCGCCACCGCCCCCCACAACCCAGCGATCAGCAGCACCACCATCCCCTTCATCTTCATGCGTTCCTTTGAGAGAATTAAGTCCTTTGGATTGATTCAAACTTTGCAGAAGCACCCTTGCCCTTTTCCTAAGCCTCTACCATTTCTTCCCACAGCTGTTAATGCCCTTGCCCTTGCGCTTGCGCTCTACATCGACTATGTGCCCTTGGGACCAGGCGGCCAAGGGGAGGGAGCTTTTTTTGCTCATTGCTCACAAAATTCCTGTCCCCCGCCGCCCCCGTGTGCACAAGTAGGGTCGTGTACCACCACAGCACACATTGAGCATAGCGGCGAGGACAAAATGGCAAACCCGGCCGCGCTGTGCTTTTGCGCCCTTATCGTGGTTTTTCTGGCTCTCGCCCCTCCCTCAGATGCTGCCTTTTGCACCTCCGGCGGGGCCCAGATGGAGTACTGGGTGAGGGCGGCGACCCCCGAGGCCAGCGGCGGGGCCTGGGTTAACCCCCAGACCGGCGTGTGCATGCTGGCGCATGGAGATGGTAGCGGTACCATGATTCCCAAGGAAGTGGCTAAAACTCACCCAGAATGCGCCATTATGTGGGGCATGCGCAAATATGATGGCACCGCAGCCACCTACACCTGGCTCATCGATTCCTTCAAGGAGGCAGAGTTCAAGTGGGGCCTCGTCAATGGTTGGGTGTGCCACGTGCATGCTCCATCCCACTCAAAGGTGTGTTGATATATATATAACCAATTGCACTCCAACAAACCCTGCTTAACATGAGTTAAAGTTGCTACTAGCATACACATACTACCTGCATTATATCACACCTTATTGCACATAATACAGCACTTATTTCAGGTTTCACGCCTTCCCTTACATTCCTTAGCATCCTAAGGCATTCCTAAGGCATTCCTAAGGCATCCTAAGGCATCCTAAGGCATCCTAAGGCATCCTAAGGCATCCTAAGGCATCCTAAGGCATCCTAAGGCATCCCAGCCCAACCTATTTAACCTTCCCTAACATCCCTGACATTCCAGCAACTTGTTTAACATTCCCTAACATTCCCTAACATTCCCTAACATTCCCTAACATTCCCTAACATTCCCTTACATCCCAGCAACTTGTTTAACCTTTCCTAACATTCCCTTACATCCCAGCAACTTGTTTAACCTTTCCTAACATTCCCTTACATCCCAGCAATATATATATATATATATATGTTGCCCGTTCATTCCCTAACTTATGCAACAAAGGTCTTCTAATACTTACTTTTCCTGATGTATTACTTTTTCATCATCTTTAAACATAAAATACTTATCCTACGCCTTCTACCATTTCTTCCTGAAACGCAGGCCAAAGTCATGATGAAGGCCATGTCTCCTGACATGGAAGTGTGCAACCTCTGGATTAACTGGAGCAACTTGGAGTACAAGTCATCCAGTGATGACACCATTTCTGTCATCTCTAATGCTGACTACAGCCAGATCAAGTCTTTTGTGGTGCTCCCGATCGGCCGTGACTTTGTCGAGGACAGCGGCAAAATCACCAGGTATGTACAGGAGGGATGCATAAAAACCTTGGGCTTTCTTGCTATCACCTTGTTGTTTTCTCTTCACCTTTCTCACTTTCACACCTTCACACTTGCACACTTTCACACTTTCACACTTTCACACTTTCACACTTGCAGTATTGACGTCACTGGTGAGGATATCTGCGTAGCCGAGTACAACGAGATGTTGAACGAGGTGGAAGTCGATATGGACCCTGTAAGTTTAAAACCTGAATCGCTGTGTGTGTGTTGCTGCTTTACCTTTGATTTAAACCCACCATTCCATTAATGCCTGCAGTTTCTCAAGCTCTACAATGCAGACAAGCAGTTTTACATCAAAATGAACCAGAACTCCCACTTGGAGCGCTGCACCGAGGTTGCAGGCATTACTGCGCCTTTTGGGGTCGGTGTGTCGCCTAGCTCTTCAACCATTAACATTTCTGACTTTGTTACAAGGTACAGGGCAGCTGAGAAAAACATCTGCACCATGGACGTCTTTTGGTGCATGCACGCCTCGGCCAGCTGGGAATCTGTGGATCCGTGCCCCAAGTATATCAACTTTAACCTGAACAGGGTGGCTAGTGGAAGGATTAGCAGGGTTTTCACTGAGGAAGACAAGCAGTCCTTCTTAGCAAATGTTTTCAACCGCGACGGCACGAAGGCTCAGATTGCTGACATTTGTGGCTAAATACAGAGGAAGAAACCCTAGGGCAGGGAAGAGCATGTGTGTGTGTGTCTTAGGAACAAGGTTACAACATGGTCAAAAGAAAAGGGGCTACCAAGGTGCGCATTGTGTTAGGAAAAAGGTTACAAAGCTTGAAATCAATGTAAGACAATTCTGACAAATTATTGGACTCTGCTGCACATGGAAACAAAGTAGATGCCATCTAACCGTGTGTGGTTTAGCAGCTTCTTAGCAGCTTCTTAGCTCATTTTTACTGTGATTGTTGCTGGTGATAAAATACCACCCTTTCGCTCTTCGCTCACACCACAATTCAGTAGCCAAGAGCAAAAACATGCCCAACAAACGCCCCACAGAAGCAGCCCGCTTTGAAGTTTTTTCCTGCACTTTGAGTTACCTTTCTGAGCGCACACAGGCACGCTTTCGGGCAGTTTCCAAGGAAGTTAAAACCATAATAAGTGAAGATATCCAGGAGCCGCCTTATGCTAAAGTTATCGAAAAACACACAGCTTTCATGTGGAAAGAAGATATGTTCGAGGCTATTTCCGACATTTTGATATTTAGAATAGATACGGATGATTTTGGACTTAATGAAGAGACCGTGGTCAAGGATGTCATGTTCATAACCACAACAGACATTTACAACCGTGGAAAAATCCACGTCAAGGCGTGTGTGAACGGGAGGATCTGCAACATCAGCACTTGTGGCAAAGAGAACTTCAAGTATATTATGTATAGGGCCATTGAGAAAAACAAGCCCTTGCGGCTCCCCAACAATAGGACCAATGGCTTGCGCTGGTTTTTTGAGGAGATTTCCACTGGGCCCAGCAATTTCGTTGAGCGGTAGTAACAAGAGAGTTAATAAATAGGGCTTTCAAAATGAGCAGATTGCACTAGTGTGTAAAACTTGATACTACGGTACTACGGTGTATGGCCCCAGAGCACGTTGATTCTTTATCCCCTCCAGGAGCTCTAAAAATAATCACAATATCAAGTAAGAATAGATTCAGATGGGCACAAAAGAAATATTCAAGATAGACGAAGCAAATATTAAAGCTGCTAAAGCATTACAGAAGTGCCAGATGTCATCTTGTAAGCCAGACCTTACAGCATCACAGGAGCAGGCTCAAATACGTGTAGCAAAGGTTAAAGCGTTGATCGCAGACTTGAGCAAAAAGAAGATCACATTTGAGAAGTTTACGGAAAAAACAAAGAAAATAACGGCGGACATAATCGAAAGCGATTTGACTAAGAAAATAGCTTCTTGCAGCATAGCCAAGTGCCAGCCCAAGGTTATCAAGATGTTCGAGGCATTCATATCAATGTACCAACACGATTGCAAAGTTGAAAAGAAAAAGGACGCATGTGAAAAGTTCGAAAGGGCTGTAGAAGCCTTGAAAACGAAACCGTTCACTGTGGAAGGCTACATCAAGATGCTCAAAATGATGCATAGAGTTGTCTAGTTTTGAAAGCTATATATAGGGGGCTTTATTTCTGGTGGTGGCAATTATTTCAAGTAAATGTACTTAAGGAAAAATTGACATTGATTGAGTTTGCGCAGTAAGACCCGCAATCACATCACCGTAACATGAAGCTCATCGACATCGAGGACATCAACGCCCGTCTCGATGCTTCCTTGTGCCGGGAGTACGCCAAGCCCACTGATGCAGATGTCGCCCGCTTGGCCCCCATGATAAACTCCATTTTGGAGAGCGAAGCGCCCCTCACTGGAACCGCCATCCGCATCTTACAGAGAAAGTACAAGTCCGGTCACAAGAGGTCATTCCTCTTCCAGGTCTATTTGGCCATGGTAAAAAGCGGCATGCTCTGCGATGTGAGCATCGAAAAGGAGGCGCTCCTGCGCAAGACCCTGCAGATCAAAGCGTGCAAATCGTGGTCCGGCATCACATCTATCACGGTGTTCACGTCTCCCTACCCAGAGTACACGAACGAACGAGGCGAGCGCGTCAAACAGGCCTTCTCCTGCAACTGGTCCTGTAGCTACTGCCCCGAAGAGCCCGGACAGCCCAGGAGCTACATCAAGGGCGAGCCCGGTGTGCTCAGGGCCAACAAGAACGGGTTCGACTGCGCTAGGCAAATGTGGGACAGGATGCACACGCTCTATATGATCGGGTCGTCGCCGTTAAAGGGTGAGATCATCGTCTCCGGGGGCACCTGGACTTCCTATCCCGCCCAGTACAGGGAGGAGTTTTGCAGGGATGTGTACTATGCCGCAAACACCTACACGATGGGCAAGACGCCCCTAGAAAACGAAGCGGGCAACCGTGAGAGGCTGACGCTTGCCGAGGAAAAGCGCATCAACGAAACAGCCGTGTGTCGCGTGGTCGGGCTCACCATCGAGACCCGCCCCGACACGATCAACGAAGAGGAGCTCAGGTTTCTCAGGAGGCTGGGGGTGACGCGGGTGCAGCTGGGCGTCCAACACATCGACGACCAAATCCTGGACAAGGTTAACAGGCGGTGCTCCACGGAGAAGACCGTCAAGGCATTCGAGCTGCTCAAGCGCAACTGTTTTAAAATCGATGCGCATTGGATGCCCAACCTACCAGGTTCTTCTGAGAAGAAAGACAGGCACATGTTCATCGACGTTCTCCTGGGTCTGAGCAAGACCATGATGGTTCCCAAGCGCTACACCAAGCAATCACACACAAACGGTGCAGCAACAGTAGAGCAGTGGGAGGAGTACGACCTTGCCGCCCCTGAGCTCCAGACCGACCAGTGGAAGATCTACCCCACCGCCATCACGCCCTGGACGGAGATCGAAAAGTGGTTCAAGGAGGGCACGTATGTGCAGTACCCTGAGCAAGACGTCTTTAACCTGATCTACGATACAATGTCAATGGTGTGGCCGTGGATCCGCCTGAACCGCATCATTCGGGACATCCCGCATTGTTATATGTATAACGAGGAGACCGGCAGCGACAACACGAACATGCGGCAACAGCTGGATGTGGTGCTCAAGCAAGACGGCATTCACTGCATGGACATCCGCAACCGCGAGGTCAAGGACGGGCAGTGGGACGGCTCCTACGGCATCGTGATCAGAAAATACAACGCGAGCAACGGGACAGAGTACTTCATAAGCGCCGAGTCCGCTGACAACAAGACCCTCTACGGGTTTGTGAGGTTGCGTCTGGACGATGCGAGGGACAAGGCGTTCCCTGAGCTCAACGGCTGCGGCCTCATCAGGGAATGCCACGTATATGGAGATCTCTCAAAAGTGGGTACACAGGGCAAGCACGTTCAACACAGGGGCGTCGGCAGGACCGTCATGCTCAGGGCCGAGGAACTAGCGAAATCTAATGGTTACAGAAAGCTAGCGGTGATTTCGGCCGAGGGCACTAAGCGTTATTATATGGACAAGCTGGGTTATCAGAGCGGTGTTGGGAGCGATAGCTTTTTGGTTAAAGTATTGGTCTAGACTAGCGCTATGTTTGGGGCTTATAGTATTATTTTTCTGTTAATCTCAACTACCAGTTCAAAATTGGATTGGCTCGTGATTTTACAACAGTTACACACATTTATAATAGGCTCGTTGCCATTTTAAAAAGTCCACATTACATCACACTTTGTAATAATATTATTTCTACAACAACCTATCTTATTCTACCATTAAAAATGCCCCGTTGCCGTTTCACAAAGAAGGACGGAAAGCTCTGCAAGAAGGATGCCAAGGGTGGGTGCGGTTTGTATTGCACAACTCACGACACTTTAATGAGCAAGGATAACACAACTTCCAACAAGACAACTTCGAGTAACACAACTGCTTCTACAAACACCCAGAACAATGATAGCATTAACAGCAACACCACAACGTCCGAGATGGAGACTGATGACGATTTGAACTTTGTGCTCTCTCCTCCAAAGGACGAAGGCGACTTGGCTGCTACTAGTTTAAAGAAGAAGAGGACGTGTGTCAAGAAGCAATCATCCCCGCTCCCTTCAATCTCTGAAGATGACGTTGTTGTTCCAGATCCAGATGTACCAAAGCATTTGAAGCAAAAGGAAAAGCAAAAGTCACAGCCACAGTCACAGCCACAGTCACAGCCACAGTCACAGCCACAGCCTAGCCGTTCCAGTGCTCCTAAGTCTACTCTATCAGATGCTGACCAACTGGTGCACCTCCATCAAAACACTCTGATTTTGATGGAGCTAGTGAAAACAATGTCTACGAATTTCCGCAAGCTCCAGGTTTCTCAAGCTGAAGCTACTGGAGTCAAGCTGAGGCGTAGGAATACCATAACTGATCGCGTAAAGTTGAAGGAGGCAAAGATGATGTACTACAGAGAGTACAAGAACGACGCTTCTATTTTGGAGGATGTAAATAAGAAGTATCCAAATATCAAGGAAGGACCGTACGCACCTAAGAATATTCCGTGGGTCTACGTGTTCAAGGCGGCTTCTTGCGTGTTTGATAGTCTTCCATTGGACGAAAGGGACCTTTGGCTAGAGAGGGCTACGCTGAAGCTGGAGTGCAGGACAACATAGGGTGAGTAAAAGTGTAAGAAGGTTTTGTGTAAAATGTGTGCTTTACTTGTGCTTATTACTCGTAAGTCTTCTTGTAAACAACTGTCTTTTTGTTGTGATTGTACACATCAATACTGTCTTCACAATTTATAAACGTATGGACATGATATCCTTTGCTCATTAAGATATTTTTTGTTCTTTTTATTTTATACCCCCTAAAAGATGAAAAGTGTCGTCATTCATAGATAGAGTCCCATGATGACGTAATAATAACGGCTTAATTCAGATTTATTCAGATTTATTTTGATTTATAAAGTTAGTTTTTGATACATAATAATGAAATCCGGGGAAACACTAAGAAGAAAACACTAATACAAATATTTCAATATTGTTTTAAGGCATTCTATTATTTACAAAGCATCACCACATGATCACATACATAAAACAAATTTATACCCATAAACCATGAAAAGTGTCGTCATTCATAGATAGAGTCCCATGATGACGTAATAATAACGGCTTAATTTGGATTTATTCAGATTTATTCTGATTTATAAAGTTAGTTTTTGATACATAATATCGTCTGTAAGTAAACGGTGTTTTTTAATAGATATAATGGATTATTTCGGCTTCATTCAGCTTCAAAGTGCACATATTCTTACCTTATTGTAATGGATTATTTCGGCTTCATTCAGCTTCAAAGTGCACATAAATAATCACAAAGTTGTTTCATATGGATGAAACCTTTAGGGACATTCTCCTTTCTATTCAATGCGACAGCTAGTCCTACTCGATTTGGACACCCAGAACCTAAGGTGTGTAAAAGTGTAATAAGGTCTGTAATGTGTGCTTATTATTCACAATTTCTAATTATAATTCCTAAAACACTGCCCTTCATTTTTACACCCATTCAAACTGTACTCTCGTTGACAAATAAATTGTACCCCCCTAAAACATGAAAGTGTTGTCATTTCAAAATTCTCTTTGCTACAAAACCCAAGGGGTGTCCCCCCCCCCCTTTGGATTTAATACTAATACTAATAATAATAATATTTTGTCTAAGAGTGTTGAGATCTCTTTTGGGGGTGTAATCAATGTTTGACAATCGAACAAATGTAAGTATTTGTATAAGTATTTGTATAAGTATTAGTATTAAATCCAAAGGGGGGGGGGACACCCCCAACGTAACTCAAACTTTTCCAACAACATAAAATGTATTGTTTAAAATCAAAACATAAAGATCTCTTCTTAAACGGTAGTATTCGTTACCACTTTTACTACACAGGTCAGTAAACCACATTGAAATATAGTCCTCTCGTTGTTTAATATCTTGATCGCTGTCCTTTTTATTTATAAAGTGCGAGAACAATATCTTATATCCTTTGCGGATCAAGTTATCTAAGGTTGTTGTTTTGTCAGATTGCTCCCATTCACCAACAGGATTGATAGTTTCAATAAGGTTTTGTTTTTTACTTTTAACACGTATGTTCTTATTTTCTGGGACATCAGAATTAAAGTGAATTATGTTTATTAATTCTTTGAGACCATCATGTTTGTTTATAAGGCACTTTGTCAAAAACTCAGACTCAATGTGATCGACGTTTTCGTTCCCGAATTGTTTTAAACTGAGGTTGTTTTGGATTATCTGGGTGTTGTTGTTTGTTACCACATTTAATGTAACAGGTGAATGATTTTCAATCCCATTCAGCTTACTTTCAAGAAGTTGGATTTGTCTCTGTATATCTATCACGTTTTCATTTGCTGTACTTCCTCCATTGTTTTTCTTTTGAATGTCTTCAGGATTTGAAAGAACATGACACACTTTCTTATGAGTGTACATGTTTGAACTGTGACTGAAGCCTTTCTTGCATCCCGGACAAAAAAATTTCTTACCATCCTTTTGTGCAATTTTAGCCATGGCAACTTCAAGAAGCTGGCCTGCATCTGTATCAGAGAAAACTGGGTCACATACAACCTTACGATTGGTGTGTTTAACAAAAGCTTGTCTTGTGTTTGTAGAGTATCCACATCGAGCACAACAATATCTGTTTTCGCTCATTATTATAGTATACTATATATCTTAATACCATATAGTATTTATATACTTAATACCACAATGTGTACAGGATGCAATTAGAACATCATGGAGCTCAACAAAAAGATAGGTATAATTATTTCATCTAATTTAAGGACATAAGAGCAGCCTCAATGTAAACCCTAAACCCCTTCCATATACATAGAAATGGGTGTTTATGCATCATATGAGATGCCCTAACGCAAGGGACTACTCAAGCTCATAGAAAAACAACAGCTCCTCATGGAACTTCCCATAGAATCATTCAACAGTTTTCTAATTGAACACCCAGAACCTTCACCCCGAACTCAACCTGTTTTTTGAATGAACGGTATATCTTGTTCAGATGATTGTCACGTTTGTGGCAATCGGTCTCGCAAATGTCGTCCTGTGCGATCGTCCCGCGAATGTAGTTGTGTTGGATAGACAACCTCTGTCCCCGGTGGTGTACATTGAACGTGATGTAGTCCATATCGGTCATTGCGTTGGTGCCCGCAATTTCCATAAAATCGTGGAGCATGACTTGAAGTATGAGTTCGAGCCCCTCTCCATAAAGGAGATCCCTGACCGTCGGAAACCTCATAGGAATGCCCTTGTGCACCACGATGCAGTCGCCGTTCCTCATACATCTGTAGATCCGAATCCATTGTGCACACGAGTGGTGGTCGAATACACTGTGTATGACCTCTATGATCGCGCTCGCCTCGTTGATTTCTTTCTTGTGTTGGGACCTTGCCAGGTCGAGTATCAGGTAGGCAAGGTCCATGATTGCAAATTAGGGGTGAGCTATTGGGTCAATAAATACTAATAATAAATTAGCTGTGCCTTTTAAGTGTTAAGGCAATTCCATCTTGAAGATGACAACGACGCCAAGGGTAACGCATTTTTATAGACATTGACGTTCATATTCACATTATTGATACATGCGACGCTCTTGCTTGTCGTTGGCAGCATTGGACACGTTGATCAATTTTCCTTCGTCGAGTTTTACTATCCTGGTGGCCTGGCTCATCAGGTGCTCGTCGTGCGTGACCATGATGACGGTCTTGTCCTTCATCAATATGTCGAGCACTTTGAACAGCTTCTTTTTCGTTTCCACATCCAGCGATGCGGTGACCTCATCCAGCACGAGGATTGGAGGGTCCATGAGCATCACGCGCATGAGCTGTACGAGCTGCCGCTGTCCGCCGCTCAACACCGAGCCGTTCTTGCCCACGACGGTGTTCAGCCCGTTTTCTAGGTTGTCAAAGGCCTCGGTCAGGCCCAGGGCACTGATGATGGCGTCGATGTCCGCGGTGGTGACCCCATCCACGCCGTAGACGATGTTTTCGTAGAGCGTGCGATCGAAGAGCGTGGGGGTCTGTGGGACGTAGCCGACGGAAGTGGCGGCGAGCTGGTGGCCGTTGAAATAGATGTGCCCGTGCGTGGGCGTCTTGAGGTGCGCGATGATCTTGAGGAGCGTGGTCTTTCCGCTCCCGATGCTGCCTATGAGAGCGATCCGCTCGTTGGGGTGGATGTGCAGATCGATGCCCGACAGGATCGGCATGGTGCGCCCTTGGATGTAGTAAGACACTTTGTGGAGGTATAACCCCGTCTTGGGCGGTGTGGGCATGGGCGCGATCATGTTGTTTTGGGAACGGTGCGTCAGGAGCTTGGCGTAAGCCGACACGATGCCGTACTCGATGACGATCGTTTTCATGTTGCTCGCGAGCCACCCCATGGTATTGAACCACTGCGTCATGGTCATGAAGATTGTGACAAACATGCCCACGGCCATCTTGCCGCTGTTTATCCTGGTGTAGCTGTAGTGCACAAAGTAGATGAGCATGATGCTCAGGACGACGATCGCAATATATCGCGCCACGATCACGCATCTTGCGGTGGAACGGTAAGTGCTTCGATACGCGTCGCCAACTTCGGACACTCGCTCTAATTCTTTGTCGAGCGTGTTGGATGTGTATACGATGTGGAGGTTCCTGAGGACGTCCTCTGTCTGCTCGTCAAACTTGGCGAGGCTGGACTCTTGAGCTGTCGTGGATTGCATGCAGTGCCTGGGGGACGATATGATGAGGAAAATGACGAGGATGCCACACAGGAGCATGACGATCCCCAGGGATGGTTCTCTGTATATAATGTATGATGCCGTGGCGATAAAGGAGAGGAGGTTGGGGATCAGGTTGTTTTTCGTGAGTTCATAGAGCAGAACGGTGTTTTCGGGGATTTTGATGAAACGTGACATCATTTCGCCGAGGCGGAGGTCGCTGTCGTGTTGGAACACTTTGTACTGTGTGACGACGTCTTTGAACATGCCATCCCGTATAAAGTTGTGCAGCTTGGGGATGAGCTTCGTGTCGTGTAGCGACGCGGTCGTGTAGAAGAACTGCATGAAGATGAGGAGGACAACAAAGCATATGAGCAGTGGCAGCCACGGTTTTTTATCTTGAATGTTCGACACGATCTTACCGGAGAGGTAAGGATACAGCATGTCGTCTAAAGGGAATGTTGCCGCCAGCAGCATATTCACCGTGGTGAGGCTCGGGTTGGCCTTGGCGAATTCCACAACTTTTTGAAAGACAAAGTTCATATTCTACTTTAGGCTTGATATTATTAGTATGTTTATTTGAGTTGGTTAGATTGTTTGTGCCCTAAATTAATCACAGTACAAAATCTATGACCCATTGCCAGAGAATATATTTAGTTCAAAATATCAAAAAAATCATATAACAAACATCAGACATGCACTATCGAGATGTTTTTGGTTCACACGAGTCTCATGTTTTTGTCGGTTGCTTTGAGAGCATATCATGCGAGGATGCGAGCGACACACCATGTGTTCATGGGTCTCGCGTGTACGTCTGTGATATTTCACAGTGTGAATTACGCAACGCGCAACTCTCATGGTGTAGTTCATCACATGTACAAGTACCCTACATTGTTGTTTAATGGTGTCAAGGCAGCAGATGCTGCGATGGTGGGTGTCACCATAGCCCACAATGTGTTGTCGTTCAGGGGCAATATGAGCGTGTGCAAGCGGTCTATTATATTGACGCAGGGTGTGGTGACTTTTTATTTGTTTGTGGTAGGAAGGATACACAAGAGGTATTGTTTTGACAAGAGGCACGGAGACCTCTGGCATGGTTTAATTCATGTCATTGTAACAGCGAGCGCGCACTTGACGTTGTTGTAGTTGTAGGCGCCGCTTGTCTAATGAATTATAACTTTGCAAAATTTACAAAAGCATAGCGATGTAAACCTTAAATCTTTTATGATAAACCTTTGAAAACAATCAATCGATATTATCCCATATGTGGTGTAAATATTTTGTTGTGTAATAATATATACCCTATATTAATTCAAATGAACAGCTTCCTAGGAATGGACATGAAGAACCTACTACAACAATCCACCGCTGACGCCGCCGCCACCGGTGGTGCTCGCAAGATCAAGGTGAAGACCACCAAGAAGGTTGTCGTGGCCTCGGCCAAGTCAGCCTACGTCAAGACCAAGAAGACCGTGAAATGCGGTGATGGTGCCGTGCGCCCCGTCTACATGAAGGACGGAAAGGCCTTCTACCGCAAGAAGGACTCCAAGACCGGCAAGCTGGTGTTCCGCGTCGCCCCTGCTCAATAAACAAAACCACATGAAACATACTTAAAGACATAACATCAACGTTTATTTGAGAGAGTAAAGTTTACCCCCTTCCTATCCAATCTCTTTTTTACTGCGGTCGTGGCAAACCGTTTCATCACCGATATTATTAGTGCTATTGTTCTTGTTGGTATCATCATCATCATTATCATCATCAAGCTCTTTGAGCTGTACAATCGTCGGGGTCTCTCTCTCTCCACAGCTTTCCAAGCTCATCCACATCTTGTTCAAAATCGGCAAGGAAGGGCTGACATGCATGTGAATGTTGGATGTTTGCAACGCGCAGCTGAAGCTGCCTTTGCCGTTTGCCGACTTGGACACCCTCCTCTTGGCATTGTACATCATTCCTATTCCCGCCCTGCGTTCATTTAAAATTCCTTCGATAACAGGGTTTCTTGTGTCGTCTTGGCATAGATTGTGCGTGCTGTTGTTAGATGTTTTCTGAGATTTTTGGATGTACCAGGATTCTTCGGGAGTGAGTCTGTTGAACGAGTTAGCGTATGAAGAACGAGCGTACAAATTTACCTGTGACGATGAGCGGCCCAAAGCTATGTTCGCAAACGGAAACTTCACGATCATCAGATCGCTCACATTTGTCTTGATGGTCTCTGGACTACAACAGCATTGTCCCATAGCTATACCACACAAAACATTTACTTATACAGTGTTTAAAAACACCATTTTACACCCGAGCGATCACAAAAGAGACTAGGCTATTTCCTTGAAACTCTGTCATGGAGCATCTTTACTTTTTTCATCTGGTTCAGCTTGTCGGCGTTGGTGTTTGTGCAGACCGCGTGGTGGAAGATGCTGTCCTTGGAAGGCAAGCTGTCGCCCCAAACGTACATGTTTTGGGGGATCGTTTCGTGCCGGAGGCCGTAGCTGCTGTCATCTATCATTTTGTTGATGAGTGATTGGTCGCCATAGGGCTGCCTTTCCGCCTTCATTTTATCGACAATGTCCTTGAAAAACCTGCTCATGTTAGGAGACACCCGCAATATATAAAAGCCGCCGTTGTATTTCATCACATTCTTCAAGGGCCGGCGAGGTTGGCGGGCATTCGGCTTCCCCTCTGCCATTCCATACCAATCAAGGTCCTTTTCTTGAGCTTGCCTGATCAGGTCGTGGATACGGGCTGGATGGAAGTACTGGATGTCGGCATCGGACACCACGATACGCTCGCCTTGTTGGCACTTTTCGAGCTCTTCAACCAAAAACTCTATTTTCTTTTCCATGGCAAAGTACCACGAATCAGTGCGGAACCCAAATTTTTTGAAATGCGACATTTCCATTTCTAGGAGGACCAGGTTGAAACCATTCCGTTCAGGGGCTAGCGTCTCCAAATACACATCCGTCAATTCTTTGTAGTTTTTGGATGTTACGGTGAATACCTTGGGTACTTGGACACTCGGGATTAGGCTCATAACATTATATTCAAGAACTATTCTTTTCTGTCAACACCTTGAAATAAAATGAATGAAAATCGTCATTTAAAAGACAAAAATTTGATCAAACTCCTTAGATTCAAAGGCAGATTCAGATTTCACAAATGAGCCAAAACTCAGCGACGTCGTATTTGAAAAACGTCCCTGTTGGTTGCAAACAATACGATGAACTGTGTTCTCTGATGCGAGAAAGCTACCCCAAAGCTTGCATCCTCTGGATTGATGAGGTTTGTAACAGCAGTCTTCAGGCCCGTTTCAACGAACGCCTCAAGTCGACCCTAGCGGAAAGCAAGGTTCTCCAGTTGTTCCATGGTACCAAGGAAGCAAACATAAAAACAATCGTTGAAAAAGGCTTTGATGCTTCGTACAACGTGACCTCGGCCTATGGCAAAGGCACGTATTTTGCGGCAAAAGCCAACTACAGCAAGAGCTATGCAAAGGACAGCAATGATCAAATATCGTTCATGCTCATCTGTGATGTGATTGTCGGAAGAGTATGTCAAGGCAAATCCAATCAAGTTATAGATAAGTCCAAGTATGACTGTGCAGTCGACAATTTGACGTATCCATCCATCTACGTTGTTCCAAACAACGATGCGAGCTACCCCCGCTTTCAAATAGCCTTTTACAAATATGCAGTCTAGTCCATAACCTTAGCTAAACCCAAACTATTATCAATATTACTGCTACAACTACTATAAACACCGCAAAAACACAAATATTTAAGCTGAGAAGATGACGACATCATCGTCCTTTTTAAGATCGACGCTTTGTATGACGCACGGCTTTTGACACATGTCCCAAATGGCATCAATAGTGTTATCGACAATTTGTTTTTCTACTCTGTCGATGAAAGGGATATCCATGAACTTCCCCACAACCGGAATCAAGTCATCGAGGATTTCCACGACTGCATACACTTGGCGTTTGCATTCTTCTTTGACATGGCGCCTATGTTCTTCTTTTGTTTCCAAGTTTGATGACATAACACATATACGATGAGCATAGAAAAAGCGCGCGATGTGCTCTAAAAATAAATATCTGCAAGCCTACAAAACAAAAGACAAAAGAATGTATGTATTCGAAAATAAAATTTAGGTTATAGATGGTTTTTTATTCATCCGAGTAGTTCAGGCACGGCGGTAAACACACCTGTGAAGATAAAAACACTGCCGCCGAATAGAGTTGGTTGCATGTTTTGATGGGCCACGTTGCTGCCTGTGCTGTTTGTAGTGAATGCGTGGCTGTGTCCACCAGCATCATTCACAGTGAGCGCTTGTAGGGATCCATATAGATTGGGCTCTCCGGTCGTATTGTCAAGACCAGTTGAAGCCGTATTGGTACCATTTGATGTAATCAATCCAATATTTCCACCTGTCGCATTGGTACTGTGCGAGTGAATTCCGGAAGGCCCAGTGGTACCTGAATGCGTGTGTGATGGCAACTCATTCGTGGACAGAACGTGGGTTTCAGTACCTACTGCGAATCCCAATGTCCTCATAGACAATGTTGATCCTTGTCCCACAGCTCCCATGACACGTCCACGATAGTCTGGAAGATAGAAGTATTCACTGTCGCCACCGAATTGAGTGCCAATCAGATCGTAAAGATCGTGGTAGGTTTCTACAGGTAGTGGGCGGCCATCGCATACAACCCAGCCCTCGTAATCTGCATTTTTGCAGGACCATTTGTACTCACCCACATGTAGACCATAGGGACGGATCATGCCTTGTACGAATTTTGGCAATTGATGCATGCGATTGGCAACCTCAACTACAGAATTCATCTTGTTTGTCTATAATACTATTCGAAAAATAAACACGCTTTTGAATGAATAGAAATAGAAAGAAACTTTTCATCATTCAAGCAAAAGTCAAATCCGAAGTAGACAGCTCATCATCTGAATCTGAATCTGAATCTTCATCAAGACCCTCATATAACTCCCTATAGAATTCTATGCCTCTTTCTTGAGGTTTGTTAGCGAGGGTTGCTTTGAAATTGTCATCTTTTGTAAAGAGGCCTACGACCATCTTGTTCAGGTCGTCGATATTCCTTTTCGTGTTGTGGCAGAGTATTTCAACTGCTTTTTTGTGAAGATTGATTATATCTTTTTGCAACAGGTTGTCCTGTATATTTGAATATATGCTAAGGTACGACTCTGCTTTTTCTCTGCTCTGTGATTTACAGGCAGTCCATTGAGGAGTCCAGCGTTCGTACAAAAGATCGCGATCTGTCTTTGTGACAACTACAGGCGACAATTCAAAGCACGCGAGGAACTTGTAGTAACTCTCGAGGATTGTATGGAGCTCTTGTTGTGCACGCGATCGATGCATGAGCTTGTTCATCTTTTGAATCAGAGCGACCTCATACTCATCGAGGTATGTTTCCTTGATTGCCTGAATAACCATTTGTATTCCCTTGTGTAGCAGATGCTCGTTCCATGACCCATTGCTATTACAAGTCTTTAACGTTCTCATTTTCGTGTCATATAGAATGTTAAAAGCTTCCATAGGCTTGTCTTCTTTAGAGGAACTGATCAGGCTCACTTTGTCTACGAGATCGAGAATGTCATTGTTAGAAAGCAATACATCGTTAGATTTATCCTTGAGCTCATCCACGTTGTATTGTAGAGTGTTTTCAATATGTTTGTTGAATCCAATGGACCTGATGTTTTGGTATGACATCAGTTTTTGTAGTTTTTCGACAGTGTCCATGCTGGAAACAATATTGTTCATTGTGTTGTTGTAGGTGATAGTTTGCTTGAAGACTTTTACGGGATCCACAGGCTTCGGTATGTGATAGATGCGATTGTTGAGAATGTGCTGCTTGATTTCGTCAGTGAGTGTGATGTCTATACAGTGTCCTGGGCATTGTTTTTTACGACTGAACAGGTGTTTTTCCATGTGGTTTTTCTTCAACGTTTTATAGTTGCATCTAGGACATGTATAGTCAGGATACTTTGAGTCAGACATTAACATGATATACTTATCTTGTCTTTAAATGTTGGTAACCAAATTTGCCATAAATTGCCATTATTTAGCAAAAAGTGGCGACCTAAACCCGTGTTATAAGCATACCAGTCAAGGATATGAGCTCCAAAAATACACTTTTTGAGAATTCTGAAAAAAACTTTTCTAAAACATAAAATCTAAATCAATCCAATTAAAGATTATCCATTGTCAAATACTTTTTGACAAACCTCAAAAATAAAGATGCCTTGAATATTGGTAACCAAATTTGCCATAAATTGCCATTATTTAGCAAAAAGTGGCGACCTAAACCCGTGTTATAAGCATACCAGTCAAGGATATGAGCTCCAAAAATACACTTTTTGAGAATTCTGAAAAAAACTTTTCTAAAACATAAAATCTAAATCAATCTGACAATTGTCTACACATCTTATTCAAAATGAGTAAAAGAAAAGGAAAGTTTTTGTGTTTTATATTGTGTTTTTGTGTTTTTGTGTTTTTGTGTTTTTGTGTTTTTGTGTTTTGTTGTTCTTATCTAGCTCTAGTCTACTCGTCGGTCTCGGCGTCCTCGAACTCCTCCTCGACCTCCTCCTCGACCTCCTCCTCGACCTCGATGTCGGCGAAGGCCTCCTTGAGGGCGGGCTTCATCTCCAGCTTCATAGAGTAGTGCGCGGCCTTGTGGATCTCCTCGCCGGTCATGGGGTTCCGGCGGGTGCGCTCCTTGCGGAGCACGCGCTTCAGGGTCATGTGTCCGCGGAAGCAGACAGACTCGTCGTTCTGCACCCTCTGAATGACTGCATTCATGAAGGTGTCGCAGATGAGCTTGAGGTCCTTTTGGGAGATCTCCAGCTTGTCGGCGAGCAGGCCCTGCGTCTCCTTGACGACGGCCCAGGGGACCATGCCAATTGCTGACTCGGACTCCGACTCGGGCACCTTCTCGGCCTTGACAGGCTTGTTGTCGGCCTTTGCGGGCTTCTCGGGCTTGTTGTCGGCCTTTGCGGGCTTCTCAACGTTCTCGGGCTTGTTGTTGGCCTTGACGGGCTTCTCAACCTTCTCGGGCTTGTTGTCGGCCTTTGCGGGCTTCTCAACCTTCTCGGGCTTGTTGTCGGGCTTCTCAACCTTCTCGGGCTTGTTGTCGGCCTTTGCGGGCTTCTCAACCTTCTCGGGCTTGTTGTCGGGCTTCTCAACCTTCTCGGGCTTGTTGTCGGCCTTTGCGGGCTTCTCAACCTTCTCGGGCTTGTTGTTGGCCTTGACGGGCTTCTCAACCTTCTCGGGCTTGTTGTCGGCCTTTGCGGGCTTCTCAACCTTCTCGGGCTTGTTGTTGGCCTTGACGGGCTTCTCAACCTGCATCTTGGCCATTGTTGCGGATACGAGCTTTTTGGGGCTGTAAATGCAGGTGCTGTAAGAGCATACTGCTAACAAGCTTTATCGCATATAATCAATTTTTCCAAAAACCGAGCAGGATCGCTATGTCGCATAGCTGGAATTCTCGATAGAAATGCCTTTAAAAGTTGAATTAAAAGGCACATAAATTGAAGGAATCAATGCTATATGTAATATAAATCCGTTCAAACTGCAAACTCTTCTCCCTTTATTGAAATACCGATTGTATATATCCTGGGACATGAGCGCAATGGCCGAAGTATGGAGTTCTACTATCCACCACCATAAAACACAAAAAACGTACGCTGACATTACGAAAAACAAAACTAACCACACCACACAGTCGATTCAGAGTCAGCCTTCACCGCTTCGGCTAGCAGCATCGCACCTCAAGATTGTCACAAAAATGATGAGAGAACTCGAAATCCCGTTGAGGTTTCCAGATGTCTGCACTGAGGAAGAAGTATTCATCTTTCAACACGACATACAACAATTGCACACAAATAACGACATTAACCAACGGCGGCTGTATATAAAGCGCAATGACTCTGGTCCCACGCCAAATGAAGACGATGAATAAATGAATAATTTGAATCGATTCAAAGTACATTTAATAGAAATCTGTATTCAAGTTTAGATATGGAAGTTGACAGAATTCTTTGCGACCAGCTGAGCAAGCTCACGGTGGGAAAGAATTCCGAAGAATTCGTGATTCCATCATTTCCCGAGTACTACAGAAACAACTTTTTCCCAAACATGAACATATTCATTGAAGAGGACGGCGTGACGTATATTTTGACGCCTCGAGGTTCAAACATTGATTGTTATGTGTTCGTAAAGGAAGACGACTTTGAGGAGAATGTCTGGTATGTTGTCATCACGAGAGAAGAAGATCCTTCGGACGACACGAGCCTGAAGTTTGTAAAAAATAGTGAAAGGGAGGGAGGCGGGTGGCGGAGTATGAACTGGTATCCTTGATTAGTAAACCCACAAACCAAAAGTCATATATAAGAAGCTGGTGATCAATCAATCCACATAATGTTCCCACACATTGCTCCTGCAATAAATGCATGTCTTTTGCTTTTCCATCCATACCTTGATGCACTCTCTATGAACATAGTTTAAACAGTTGGGGCACGACAGGACACTGCAGTCGTTGGGGTTTTCGTCCATGGTATGGCATTTGAAATCATCGTAGCATATTGGGCATACGTCTTCGTCCGTGATGGCCTTTGTCTTTTGCGTGAAGAGCAACTTTGTCGTGTCGAGAGACGGCCGGCATATATTTAGGTCTCTCATGAGCAAAGCGGGGTTATCGACCTTGTCGAGGATGTCTTGAAATTGTACATGTGTGAGCTGTTTCGACTCAAAGTATGCAGGGTCAAAAATCTTGCCAACCTTGCACACAATGAAGCAAATGTGCTTGCAGACAATTTTCTTTTTGGAAGAGTTGAAAGCGTGATCAGGACATGAGCACCAGAACATGCCCTTTGCATTTGTATCTGGCTTGAACATCTTGATGGCGTAAGACTCTCTAGCCCCTTTCTTCATGGTTCCTAGTACCGTGAAGGTGCCTTGCAAGTTGCGCGAATTCGATCCGTTTGTGTATCCCGAAAGATAAACTTGAGACCCTTCATTCCCATTTGTCAGTCGATTCAGAGCGTCTTGCTGGTGCTGGTTGGTGACATAGGGCAGCAATGTTGCTATGTTCTGGATATGTGTAGCCATTGCTACAATTGTGACAGTTGTAATAATTTTATTATAGATCCCCTATTGACAACTAACGTGAGATAAGCTTAGATAGTTTAGTTTGGTAGTGTGTTACATTAATGATGGTTGTGTGTAAATATTCTAGTGATGTCAAAATGAAAATCAACAATAATAATAGTAGTATAAAACTACCATACTAAAAATATGGCTGTGAATGTGAAATCCAAATCTGAAGAAGATTGTATGGCATGGAAGAGAGACCCTTTTCGAAACCCAAAAACCGGAAAGGCCATCAACCCAAACTCAAGGACTGGCATCTACGCACAGTACAATGCAGCATGCAATGACGTTGCAGCTGGGCCGCCTCGGGCACCTAGAAAAAAGGACAGCGATTCTAAGATAAGCAAAAAGGATTGCGAGGTGTGGGTCACGAACCCTCGCATTAACCCCAAGACTGGACGGAAGATCGATCCCAACTCGAAGACGGGTGCATTCGTGCAGTACAAGAAGGCCTGTGCATCTCTCCTGATGAATAAACCTAGCGAAAAGAAAGCAGCGAGCCCTGCACACCTCGAGAAAGTCACAATCCAGAAAGAAGGGAGGAGGAAGGAGAGCAAAAAGGAGGCCGAAGCTGATGCGCGCGTCAAGGAGATTCAAGACAAGTACTGCAGATGTTTGATGCACGTGCGCCCGAAAAAGGGCAATCCTTATGGGATCTGCACAAAGTCGGTGCTTCACAAGTATGAAGTCAAGAGGCCTCCCATGTGCAAGTACGATTACACTGCGTTCACCGATGAAGAGCTCAAGGGCTATGCCCAAGAAAAGAAGATCCCGCTAAAGTCAAAGTCAAGGTCAAGCATTGCCAAGCAAATCGCGGCCTGGATGGCCAAAACCTACCCCCCAAAACAATAAAAAGGCCCAGCGCTAAGACATCAGTCGTTGTCCGCATATTCCTTTTTAAGCGTGTCTTTCCAATCGTTGAAGCCGTTCATAAAGTGCATTGTGTACCCGCTCAAGAACGAGTTTCGGTTCATGATGCGGATTCTTTTTTCCTTGAACCTGTCTACATTTCTCTGCACAAATTCATCGGCGTCCAAGTGATAGTCGTCGGGGTTCACGTACAGCTTCACCGCGTCCGAAAACAGCGTGGGGCCTGTGTGATAGTGGACAAACCCATACCTGTCAGGGCTGTTGTTGCTCGTGTCGATCCCTTCGCTGGACCTTTCGAGGATGAGGTCTATTGCAATCTTGAATAGGGGGTGTTTTTTCACGTTGCTCACCAAGCACCATTGCTGGAACAACCCGGTCTTCCAAGGTTCTAACGTAATAATAACATCGTATTTGTTTTGTTGCTCTCGGTCGTTCCATTTCGCGATGGGAACCACGCACGCGTTGTCGCTGTCGCTGTAAATGCCTCCGTTCAGATAAACGACACAATAGCGCCAAATGTCGGCTTTCATCACGGGCAAGGGCATGCTTTCAAATACTGCCGGCAAAGCCCTAGGCAGGTCCTTGTTCCTGATTTGCTTGTCTATGTCTGCATCGTCGTACATGTGCACGTTATACTCGGGGTTCATGTCGATCCACGATTCGTAACAGAACTTTTGAAGCTCGGGCAGGCCCTGCTTGACCTTGTAGGTCATCCACACATTGCACCGCTCTTTATCCGAACCGACGTGCGCGATGATGAGCGCGGACACTGCGACAGCGATGAGCGCGATGATGTAAATGTGTGCGCGCGCGCTTTGAACCCGAACCATTGGTAGCTGTTATAACTTTACATTACAATAGATTGTAAAAGAAAAAGAAACAGAAAAAACGTTAGCAAGACATATTCGAATGTGTTGTGGTTGTGTAAACATGCCTGTCTTCATTTTCAACCTCCCTTGGCAACAAGAAAGAAGGACACATATGAAGCACTTAATGAGCGGTATTGGGTTCAAAAATGTGCGTTTTTAAACACCCAAGTCGATAAGTCGATTGAAAAGTAGCATTTAAACGTGTGGCGTAGATCCATTTCCGTATTTTTAGTATGTTGCTGTACAATGCAGAAAGGACAGATGATTATATTGTCACACCACAATTGTTCCTTCAAGATACCGAACAATTTGGTATGAAGACATCAATAAAGAGCTAAACTTTTGTTTGTTTGTATATCATGAGTGCAGAAATGAGCACATGTTATGCTCGCACACATATATAGCATACATGGATCGCTGTTGTTGCAAGGCGCCAATACTTTTGCAGTGGACATCTTTGTTATTCCTTTACCCACTCCACCTCTCGTGGATGATCGACCAAACTCCTGTCTATAGGTATGGTTTGGCGGGGGTCATTGCAGTGTCGTGGGTGTATCACGGGACGTACGACCCGGCAATCAGAGTGCTTGATTTATGGGTCGTGAACTCGATGGTCAGTTATCATATGTTGTGGGGTATGTTGTGGTGCGAGAAAATCACATGGAATGTCGTTGCGATGTTAGCGACCGTCCTGTACTCTTGCGTGATTCACCATACGTTCCGGCTAAACGAAACACACGGACGCGCGGGCGAGCTGTGGCACGCTTCTATCCATGTAGCTATGGCTGTCGGCTCTGCTGCCATTATAGGCGACGCTCACTGCAGTGCAATTCACAGCTAGATCTTATGCACACACAATTTATTGAGCACCTCGGCATGATCCGTTCTCTCAAAAAGCTGACCTAGCTCGGCTTGTGTCCATGTATAGTCGCGCAGCTTGTTGGCCACATGTTCGGGCAGCGGTTCATCAAACCACATCGCGTACATCTTTTCAACATGCTTCCGGGTAAACCTTTTAAACTCGATGATTGCATCGCCGAAACGACCCGGTCGCATGAGCGCGGGATCAAGCTTGTTGGGGTGGTTGGTGGTCATGATGCAGATGCGCCCCGGCATTTCGACGAGGCCGTCCATGAGCTCCAAGAATGCCCCTAGCATATGCTCGCCCGAAGATTTGGATTGGTCCAACGAGTTCACAAGCATATTCACGAGGGTTGTCGTCGCTGACGCATCAGGCGCGGTCTTGCCTGCTTGCATCTCTCCAGTCCTCTTTATGTGTGTGTGATCGGTTTCTTCCTTGAGGGGGCGCCTGGAGCTGGAGACCCGTTGCTTCATGATGTCTTGCCACGTATCTGCTTCTTCAAACACATAGAGCCGCTTAGCCTGAGGCACGTCGATGTCGCCTATCTTTGGAGAGAGCATGATACTCTTCAAGATGTCCATGCCCTTGTCGTAGTCTTTGGTTAGAATGGTGTCCATCTGTATCACAACAATGTGTCTTCCGGTCAGCCGGGCGACCGCCTTGATGCAGCTAGTCTTCCCACAGCCGGGCTCCCCGTGCAGAAGCATTCCAAATGCATGGTGCTTTCCAATTTTGTTCGACCTTTTGACCCCCTCGTCGCTTTCGAACATTTGGATCCTCTGGACGAGCTCTTCCTTCCCTTCAAAGAGCATGTTGTCAAAAGACTTGCTGCTGAGAAACGGGGCGCTGTCGAAAAGGACGTGCCCATCATCATTCATGCACTTGTACGTATGGCACAGCTGGGTGGCAGTTCCAAAACGTATATAATCAGCGTAATCCGCCTTGCATTTGTTGACAAATTCTTCAATGACGCCATATGCATGAACGATGCTCTTCAGCGAGAGGACGACCTCAAAGCTCTGGAAGTCATCCTTTCTGTTCTCGTCCTTATCTTTTTCGATGATGATAGATATCCCGTTGCCAATGTCAACCCAATTCGATTGAATCGGGACATTCAATGTCTTGCGCTCTCCATCTCCTCCATAGGAAGACGTGATATCGATGGCCTCTACGTGTTTGATTTTTTTAATGTGGTCAATCTCCTTATGCAGGTACAAAAACACCCCTTTCATTTCGTCCGTCATATGGCAGTAGTGCGAGGATCGCATCGTCGTCAAACGCCCTCGCAGCACGAGCTTGCGATGCCTCTGAAGGTACATGGGGGTACCAAAGTGGAAACACAGGCTGCCAAAGAACTGCACGAGCTGCCCGTGATGTTGTGCGACCCATCCAATGACGATAAGGATCATCGACATGGCTGGGTAAGAAGCAAAGCTGCCGAGGAATGGTAAATACATGGTCGGGTCCATCACACGACGAGAAATCTAGCAAGCAAGCCCTTTCTTATTCTTTTCGTTTATACTCCTTCAATTTTCTAAAGACACTTCAGAGCGGTCAGCACAGTACTTCTATGTCTGTTTAAACTTTAATTATCTGTAAAGCAAGTGTAGAACGCCAACGAGGCTTTGTACTTAGAAAAACAACGGAAAACGGGGGTAGCCCCTACCCTAGCTGAGGGGATTGCATTTGCAACATTCAGGCGGAGGCGGAGGCGGAGGTGGCGGTGGCGGAGGTGGCGGTGGCGGTGGCGGAGGTGGCGGCTGAGGAGGGTGCTCGGGAATGCCGGCAACATCTCCACCCTTTCGGAGGCTCATGAAGCTCACAGGGCAACATGTCTGTTGTACGTTGAACAACGAGTAAGTGCATTGTACAGGACCGTCGTTGCAAGCGTCAAATAGAGAGCTCCCACAAGGACCCGATACTTTGATGCAAACGACGTCACCGTCGCGCATGTTGTTGATACGGATGACGTTCTCGGGATCCCAACCCAGGCTCCTAGGAGCCCCGTTGATAGTTACGCCTTTCACGCTAGTCCTGCAGTCGGGTCGCATGTGTAGCTTGATCTTGTACACGTCCTGATTACAGCAAGCGCTAGATGCGTTTGTGCAGATACCCGTGTTTACGACCTTGAAGCAGCTGTTGCTCTGGTCATCAATAGTTTCTGCCCTCCAAGGGGAGTTGGAGGCATTTCTGTCGCACCTGCAGAATGGGAAGACGATGGCGTCTGCGTTGGCACCATTGGACGCAAGGAACCCTACTAGCAGGAGGGCAAGGATAGGCGGGATCATGATAGTACGTTGTATATGTCCCTAGGTAGGCGGCAATGTAGGTATGTAACTATGTTAGTTTCGTTTTAAGTGTGTTTAGCTGCGAGGACACGCCTGCGTTTGACATCGAATTTGAACGGATATTCCAATGCCTTTCTTTTTTTTACAAAATGAAAGAGTGCATCATAACCGTAACTATAACTATAACTATGCTGGCCTAATAGATCTTCCATCGGAGATGCGGTAATCTACTCTATAAAAGGGTTTTGTGTGAAATGAACATTGTGTTTCTGTTTTAAGTAGAAGTAGAAATAGAAAAAATCTATCCACGAAATGAGAAAAATCGATATTTGTCAAAAAACAAATGAGAGCCAAACAAGCCACTCTATCAAAATGGCCAAAGCCGCTGTGCTGTCATCTATTGCTATGCTGTCTAACAACAAGCAGGCTATCCACGTGATGGCCGATGAGTACTTCAACGCCTACGAGAGCTTTGCCGCACAGATGATGGCTGCTTCGAAAGACATTGAAGACGAGACACAGCTGCGCCAGGCGAGTTACTCGCACAAGGCCGACGTGAACGTCCTCATCGCAGCTCTCGAAGCTCTCTCACAGATCCCCGACTCCAACATCACCGCGATGAACTGCAGCGAGGGCGAGGGCATCGTGAACCCTCTACGCATCATGACATACATCGATGGCAAGGATGCTTCGAGTGTTGTTGTGCCGAGCGGATGGGACCAGGTCGGCGAGGACCTCACGGACGATGAGTTGGGGACCTTTACAGTCCGGTTCACACATCTGATCCTCTCCTGATGTGATTCAGTTAGTACATTACATCAAAAATAAAAACAATAAAAAAATAAAAACATATATTTCCTTTTTCGCTCCAATTAATTAGCTCTTCACAAAGTTACATAACTGGACAAATGTGGATTCCGCTCTAGAACTCACCAAGAAGTAAATGAGATACTTGAAAGCTACTATACATTCATGGCATGCTTTGAATTAGCGGTTGAAACAAAGAAAGACAGTGGCTTGCTTTATAAATGATTGTCTCAATAATGAAGTGTATATGTATGTGCACATATGAATGTGTTTTCTGATGAGTTATACAAAGACTGTTCCACTGTGACAAAGAGGATTCGCCGTCATTTGATGATCAGGTGATTATTTTTCCACGAGTAAAAAGGAAATGTAGTGTTTACACTTCTTTTTGTTTTTGTTTTTGTTTTTGTTTTTGTTTTTGTTTTTGTTTTTGTTTTTATTTTTATTTTTATTTTTATTTTTATTTTTTGGTTTTTTATTTCACCTTGTCTTGAATCTCATCACTCCAGGGGGATCATGGGGATCAGGGGGATCATGTCGGCGGTGCGCTGCTTGATGGTGTCGGAGATGATCTTGTCATCGTTGACACGCTCGTACTTGACGTACTTGACGCCGCGCTTGTAGTTCTCAAACTCGATCTCAAACAGGTCGAACTCGTCGTTGGCGTCCAACTGGATCATCGCGTACGTGTAGTACTTGTTCGGCAGGTTCTTGTTCTCCTTGAAGAAGACGCAGTTGAGGCCGTGGTGGTCGACCATGGATTCGACGTCATCCGAATACTCCACCTCGTGCTTCTGCTTCTTGAGCATTTGCAGGGTGATCTTCTGGGCGACGAACCACATGGTGTCGATGGATGCATTGGTCTCGATGACCTCAACAGGCTTATCGCCCGCCATGCGGAAGTAGTCCTTCATGTAGAAGGCCTCCTCCTTGGGCTCCTTCTTGGGAGCCTTGGGCGTCGTGTACTCCTTGAGAGTGACGACATTGAGCTTCTTCTCCTTGATGAAGGCCACCGTTTTGGTGGTCTTGGACATGTAAACCATGTCTTTGACGACCACGAGAGTGACCAGCCCAGACACGTTCTTGACGACGCGGCTGTTGTTGGAAGCGGCTGCGGTCTTCAGGACGACGTTGTCCTCATCGGACAGGCCGAGGGAGAGGATGACGTCGGGCTTGGCCGGAGTCGCAATCTTGATAACGTTGCGGTTGGCCATTTGAAAGTGCGTTAAGAAGCACGGAACGATTGGCAAGGTTGCAAGGTTGTAGAGAGCATGTACAGATATTGACTGTTTCCGCTAAATCAATTTTTCAGGAAAACTGGCGGAATTTTCCCAGGTGGCTACAAATATGAGTTTTAAAATAACGTAAACGGCTTTAAAACGGCTTTAAAACGGCTTTAAAATGATTTTGAGTAAAGAATGCTGATTGTTCATGCCTGTTTTTGTTTGACATTAGTGGCTACGCTTGTACAGTTGATTTTAGCCTGACATCTCGCCAGGCATTCTGCTGCTTCTTCGAGCTCTACACGAGCTTTCTTGATCTCACTTGATACATTTTCAAAATAAGCCCTTGCTTGTGCAAAGATCACGCGGGTGTCCCTCATCTTATCCACGGTTACCTGGATATCTGGATATCTGGATAGTTATTTAAATAATCCAACTCGAAGTTAATCCAAGTGGTGAGGAAGGGTAGTATAATAATAGTTAGAGTCTTTCGTTTATATACAGACAAGGCCTGCCTATTGTCATAGATTTCTGTCTATCGTGATTGTGGATTGTACCGAAAGAAATACAGCCATAGGGGTACAACTGTCGCGCAACCAAACAACCCCATGTACATAAGGGAATACGAAGGAAGGTCTATCCAAGCACCGTAGCCGGCGAAAAAGCCGAGACAACCAGCTGCTACCAACAGTAAAATTGAGATGGATTGATATTCATATGCGTCCTTTCTGAACAGCATCAACGCGCCTAACAAGGCCAGCACACCCGCAGCCGCAAAGTAGTAAACAATCATTTCATTCATGATGTACAGGTTTAGGCCTTTTTATCTTTGACTTACCTTAAATTGAGAAGAGATTATGTGATCTACATACATTCGTATTAATTATCGAGGATCTTGCATTTGTTGGAGTATTTGACAAGAACTCAACGCTTTTATGAGGGCAAGTTTTTCAATACATCCTTTTTTGTTTGTTATTGTTACACATGTATGTTAAAGGTTTCATTTAGTTTCTCTCCTTTGATTTTCACAAACACAAACCAAACATACATTATGTTCTAAAAAGTAAAGTTTTGATTTTTATGTTTTTGTGTTTTGTATTTTGTATTTTGTTTCTTGGTTGCTTTAGTCTTTTACTCCATGACTACACAAACACACAGGTTTTTTCTAGTACTATGCAATGGTGTTGTTGCTGCTCCTCGTCACCCACCCCACCGTACTCGTGCTTATAGCACATCTCAGCCACAAAGTTATGCAGGTTTTCCAGCTTATCTTTATTAATATCCATGCTGAGCTCCTTGAGGCACTTGAGGATCATGCTGCGGTCCATCATCTTGATGTTGGTTTGCACCATGGGCTGCACGAGGTTAACATAGCACTCGGAAAGCAGGAACTTGGCCCGGGAAGGGTTCTCGGATGCCACCTTGTCAATTACTGTGTCGAGGCGCCTCTTGAAGAGGAACGCGTCAAAGGTGGGCAGGATGATCATCTCGGGGGTGTACATTGTGCTTTGAGAGCAGAACTGTGAATGTGTTTGTTCGCTAACTCTTGTGCGGATATTTATGACAGTCCGTGCCATCAAATTTTCCTTTTAATCTTCAAGAAAGAGTAATCATGTGAGTGTGTGAGTGTGTGAGAGTGTGAGTGTGTGACAAGCCCCGTACCCAGATTCAACGTACCCAGATTCAAAAGCTCGGTTTAATAATCAAAAATGGGCATTCCTTTTTGCGATTGTCGTTTCCCTCGCAGCCGTAAGATGTAGAAGTCTTACACATAAATTAGAAAGGTATGACCCATATGTTTCGGTATGTCTGTCTATGCTTTTGTTTGTGTTTATAGACACATAAATATAAAAACAAAAGGAAAACAAAAGTATTTGTATTGCGAGGAAGGTTTCCAACAGCAAGCAATATAGTATAGATATTCAGATATTTCACACAGCTTTTAGCCTACAAGCCACGGGCTGATCAAAGTACCCATTGTCTTTTTGGGGGTGCAAGTCGACTTCGCCCTGTTTCCCTATCCATTCAACCGTATAAAGTTTGGATTGTTGCAAGAACTCGTAGAAAGCTTTGATTTCGTGTTGCTCGTAGGTCGGGTAGTTAAGCAGCTCATCAAACACGATGATCATATCGGGTTGGAACATGTAGCCGAGCGTGTCGAATGCGCGTTTTGTGGACGTGTAGATGTCGCAGTCGATGTGCAGGAGCTTGATCTTGCTCTGCCTCTGTTCGTGTTCTTTTGCAAATGCGGGCAATGTCTGGTCGAACCATCCCTTGATGAGCTCCACGTTCTTGGGGACAGGAGGCAGTCGGCTTTGCAAGGAAAAAGCTCCTTTGTCGAACGCCATGTCAGGACGTTGCCAGCTTTCGGGGAGCCCTTCAAAGCTGTCGAATCCGTAAATAGTATCGTGTTTCATTGCGTTGGCGATCCTGGTGATCGTGTTTCCTCTGTACACACCTAGTTCCAATGTGATTCCGGGGGGCATGGGAAGCCGCAAAGCATGATCCAACGGGTGTGTGTTTAGTTTGGGCATTTGTTCTTTCATGGTCTGTAGGAATTCGTTAAAGGACGACATTTATGACGTAACACGTTAGATTAAGATCTATTATTATACAAAACATAATGAAATCCTTTATTTTACGTTGTTTTTGTGCAAACACTTCGGCGGTTAGCGGGATTTCCCGCTAATATCAAGGGGTGTTCAACAAATATTGCGGGGTTTTGCGAAAAATTGATTTGCGACGAAAATTCTCGATATGTATTGATGTCCTTACAGACACCTACAAATCCCCCACCTTTCCGCGCCACTAAAGCACGTTACAGATAAGGATGAAGTACGCCACTCGCAGCTGCGCCGCCAAGCCGGTTTCCGAGCTGGATCTCGAGGTTCTCCTTGATGACGCAACCGAGCAGTCTTGCTACGGTGTTTACGAAGCCATCCAGGTGGCCTTCCAGCGCCTCAAGAACAACCCCAACGACATCGCTGAGTTCTTCATGGGCCCGAGCGAGGACACGATCTCGAACTACGACTTCAACGACCCCATGCACAGGTACGTCGTTGCGGTCGTGGTTGAAAAAGTGACCGCGCAGCACCCCACGGCGTTCGCGTTCATCAACAAGATCGTTTCGACCTCGCCCGCGACCACGCTCCGCGACCTCGGTATCAACGCCTACACCAAGGGTGACAAGACGTTCTACCGCATTCGCGTGGGAAGCACCACGTACTTCTAAAGAGTACAAACAGTAGAAAGAAGTACAGATAGAAACCAAAAACACAAAAAAACAAAAAACTTTCCTCTTTTGGAGCGCCTCAAGCCTTTGCATTCGGAACACGAAAATCAATCTTGTCTCCCACCTTGTATTTCATTGCTTTTGAGCTCACGACACCGATCTTCTTTCTGACCACTGTTTTCCTTTCCATTCCTTTTGAATCTATATAAACAACATTGATCCTATATTTTTTAAATTTGATGTCGGTATCCACTTTGGTGATGGTTCCGGTGACTCTCTTCGTCAAAAGGTTCGCCAATAATAACACAATCGCTATCCCAATGACCCATGCCAGTAAAACGAAAAAAAATTTCATGATGGGCGGATAACTGAGAGTTCTAACGAGATGATCTCTTACTATAGGAAATACAAATAAATCAGGCTTACATAAAAGAATAGCGAGCACCCCCACACTGTATCAACAAGTGCAATGGTCCAATCGTAGTCCGAAAACACGGCAGCGTTGGTGGCATTGAAAATCCCATAGACTACCAACCCAAAGGTTGCCCCGTACATCAAGGCTGACCAGGTCATGCCCTTCATATCCGCTTTGGGATGTCCCGTGCCCGCTTTGCCTGCAGCTGTTTTGTCCAGGTTGGGCTTCACGAACATCAGGAACCCTACATACATGAGAGCATACGCTATGATCGCGCCTTTCCAATTGAATCGGATGGGGGCGTTGCATTGAACCTTTCCGAATGCATGTTTGTAAATAGGCATCATGAGGGTCAGCCATATTGCATCGAGAACCAGAATCGCAATCAGAGGGATGATTGTGATGATGATATGATTGCTCATGATGAACTAAAACAGCTTTACTTAGCTTACTTTACTTATAAATGCATATTAATGTCTGTCATAGCTATTATATATGCTTTATAGGTTCCTACAGCATCTTATTTTGTATATGAACGAATGCTAGGCCTTTGGATGTGACAAGAACGAGGAAATAGGACATGAATAATGTGCAAAACAAAGCGTGGCGGCACTTCATCATGTTCATGTTGTGTTCATGTTGCGCACGATTAGCGGTCATGCAATAATGTGTGCGAGTGTTTTGTCGCGGAAGCTTGTAAGTCAACCAGTACGCATCCCACATGTACAAAAGAGTGCCAAACACGAGGAGGAATGTGTCGTTATACAAGAACGACTTATAGATGATTGTAGGAGCGAAACAAAAGACGGCAAGCACCCTCCCGGGCTGGTCGGTTAGTAACACGACGGACATTTTGGACTCGTAGTATGTAGTATGTAAATTTAAATGTTGTGTACACACAACTTAAAAACACACAACACACACAAAAGTAGAAAGTATGAAACAATATATATGAACCTTCGTTATAAAAGTACTTTGGGTTAAAGTAACATCTCACAATAATGTTTTCATGATGTCAAAATATTCTCACAGAAAATTAAACGTTTTATATCAGAGAAAAATACAACTACTTAAGTCTTAAACCATCAAGCATGCCTATAGCATAATAACTTCGAACAACCTACATAACTACTGGCTGCCGTTATCTCTCATCGACCGAACGTTGTTTACATAATCTTCGACATAAAAGGGAATCTCCACATTGTTGTTTTGGGCAAAGGGTGTGATGTAAATATCATATACGTGCAAGAGTTCTTCATCATCATCGTTGTACCTGACCTTGCTCATATGAGAATCTAAAATAAAGTCACAGAACTCTAGAAACTTGCATACGGGACCGGTCACGGTTGAATTTGTTGTGCTCATGTTCAGATTGGTACAATCTAAATCTCTATTTGTTACTGAATAATCTGTCTTAAATAATCAAATTTTGAATAATAAAGTATACAATTCAAATCGATCATCAGGAGAGATATGGAAACCGAAGTTGGGGATGTTCTGCTTATTAATGATGTTCTACACATTGTGCTCAAGGTGAATGCAAAATCCGCGACTGTTTCAAAACTCACAGAAAAAGATATGCCCGTTATAAGCATAATCACAGCCAATAAGGTAAAAAACGTTGCGGCATTGTTCGATGGAGCTCTAGCACGTGGGTCGATCCTGTTGGAAGAAGGCGGGAGCCTCATAGACAAGGCTGCGAGAAAGATACTTTTAGAGGCGCACAAGTCGATACGAACGCACTTTAAAGACTCGTTAAAGATACGCACACTACTTAAGACTAATAAGACTAATTAGTATGTATACAGACCTCACTGACCTGCGAGCGAAGGGATATTTTATAAGGTATAAGGTGGACAGGTAGAGCATGTATAATATTAAAACAAAACTGGATCCAAGGGCCCAGCCTCCCAAGCTTTGCAGGAAATGCGAGCACTTTATTGCGCCTCTTCCAGACACCCCTCTGATTTTTGGGAGGTGTGCTCTGATGGCAGAAACTATCGACCTCATTGATGGCAGAATCGAGTCGAACTCGGCCAACTATGTAACAACGGCGCGGGAATTTTATTGCAAGGGAGATTGGTGGGAACAGGCACAAAAGGACCCATGCAGGATTGTAACAAAGTAAAGCGCGTCACGTTCAAACATCATTACAATGTTGCAGTTTTTCGTTTCGCTTTGATTCCATTTCTTTTTTCATTCGATATCATATTTTGATTATGACTATGATGAATCTTCCTATTCTCAGACAAACTAGACCTAGCCTTTTAACACTTTACAAACAAAAGTGATGCAATATATACATTATATACATTACATACAAACAGACTAACTTATTTAAATAAGCCAGCTATAAAGCATATCAGTCCTGATTTTCGCTTTGCAAATGCAAGACAAAAGGATCTTAATCCTCAGCTGGTGCCGTGCGTCCCTTTTGGGCTTGTCCACCCACGTGTGCCTCGTCTCAAAGTGGCTGATGTCAACAACCCCTATCAAGAACTCATAGAACACCCTTTGCGCGAGTTCATCAACTGCGGCAATGGGGTCTTTAACTCTTTTCTGAATGTGGTAGTTGTCCACCATCTTGTGGTGGATCTCCCGCCTCTCTGCCACGCTCATGTTGTTGTCGTGGTAAAATTTGAGTCGCTCCAAGCTAGAAAAGGTAATTTCACGCAAAACATATGGCCGATATACAATTGTTCCGTAAAAGTTGTGAATATAAATGTTTGTGTCCTGAGGAACCACCACCACCACGCTCCGAAGCTTCTGCATCGAGGCCTTGCGTGTACGAGCTGTTGTCACTAAGTATCGTGCTTGTGATAATGGTTGTGATTGTCTATGATGGGGTGCTCGCATTCCGCTCAATAATGAGGCACCCCAAAGTGTGACTGTGACTGTGAGACACCTCATCGGTAACTGCTATACAGCTTCCACGAGAACTAGGAATTAAGCAGCACGGTTTTAGAACTTATCATATATATACTTACATGTCACCACCAAACCCTAACCATAACCCTTCTCCATATCTTCTTTTGTCTGTTGTGATTGTGATTGTGAAACGAATGAAACAAACAAATATAAACAAAAAGAGGAATCAATGTTACAATAATTAATGGACACCCTATGCATCACCATAGAAAACAGCCGACAAACAGATTGATAAGAAAAACTTCTACAATCTCTCTTTGATGTATAAAGTATAGTATTCAGATTACGCTAATACTATCGCAAAGGCCTCCATAATGCGATTCGCATTACATTATGTTGTTGTTTTGTTTGCTAGGTGATAAAAGTGTTTCTGAGCTTGACTGAACATGCCCCCACCCGGCATGTACATCCAGTGTATGCAATGCTTTTGAATAACACGAGCAGCTATGTTGCGTTTTATCTTCTCCAGGGTTTTCTTGCGCTTCCATGCTTCTATAATCGTGGTTGCTGCCCATTTCTTGCGGGCTTCAGTAAAGTTACTCCTTACGAGGTTCGTTGCATATAGGCTTTGTGTGCCGATGAAAACGGGTATGCCGAAAACTGTCATGGCCCCTTGGAAAGTATCACAAAAGAAGTCCTTTTCCCCGGTTACGTAGTTTGAAGTCACCTTGAAGACGAGTTGATCACCTTTATAGTATTCTTTTTTTGTTTTGGGGTCTAGAAAGTAGTCCATGTCTGGTGTAAACTGCGATGCATCATAATCATCGTCGTATTCGTCTTCCAAATCGTCTCTTTCCGTGTTGTTGTCGTCATCCTCCACATCAGAGAGCAGAATCTGGTCGGCAAGGTCCATGATGATGGGCTGAAGGACTGATGGACTGATGGTCTCTCAGCCGTCTTTCGCATACATACACAAACAAGCGTTACTAACTTTTTATTGCTCTCAAAATCATATTTTAGCAGATTTCAATATGAATTATGCAAAATGATAGAAAACAGTGTGTAAAGTGTTGGTGTGTAAAGTAGAATATTATTATTATAATAATTGTGATTCGTCAGAGATAAGGTTGACGGTGATACTTTTGATGACAAACTTTCCACATGAGACATTCGTGAATCTGGCTTCTCTCGTCACCACTCGACCATCTATCACGAGAAACGCAGATAACATGTTTGTTGCAAATAAGTGGATGAAGTCATGGAGCATGGCTTTAAGCACGTGGGGGAGCAGTTCTAATGAGTCTACATATTCCTTTGATTCTTTGATTGTGAGACCTGTCGCACCCATGGTTGCTCCAATTACTACAGCTGGCAATGTATAATTAACACCGTTTTTACGTTTCTGCAGTTTATCGAGGAATTTGTACATTGGTTTGCATGTTTGGTTAAAATGTTCTAGGAGGTCAAACTTGATTTCGCCTTCAAAAGATTCTGAAATATCTGAAATAACCTCCATGAACACATTGGTCAGTTTTAAATAATGACAAGACATTGGCCTTTGTGTGAGTCGTCTTAGTATAATAATTAATATTAATGTTATAATTGATTTAATGTTTTCTCTCTAGACCTTGACCCAGCGACAAATACCATTGGTATTGGTGACTGAACGCCATAACTTCCCATCATTTCCTGGCTTGACAATTCCACAACATTTGTTTGCCGGGTAAGGAGGAGATGCGCGCTTTGTGTATTTAGCCGTCGTATCCTTTACACAATCATTTGGCGTTGCGGGTGTTGGTGTTGGTGTGGGGGTTGGAGATGAAGGTGATTTGAATGTAGAAGTAGAAGGTGATGAGCGGCTGGTAGAGGCAGTGGATGAAGAAGAAGGCGATGAGCGGCTGGTAGAGGCAGTGGATGCAGTAGAAGGCGATGAGCGGCTCGTAGAGGCAGTAGAAGGCGATTTGAATGTAGCAGTAGAATGTGACGAGCGGCTGGTAGAGGCACTAGAGCGGCTGGTAGAAGTAGAAGGTGATTTGAATGTAGCAGTAGAAGGTGATGAGCGGCTGGTAGAGGCAGTAGAGGCAGTAGAAGGCGATAAGCGGCTGGTAGAGGAGCGGTTGCTCGAGTCATAACCACTTGATAGAGACGAGTGGCTGGTAGAGGATGATGAACCGCTAGTAGAGGCAGAAGAATGCGATGAGCGGCTCGTAGATGCAGTAGAGGGCGATGAGCGGCTCGTAGAGGCAGTAGAGGCAGTAGAGGCAGTAGAGGGCGATGAGCGGCTCGTAGAGGCAGTATAAGGTGATGAGCGGCTCGTAGATGCAGTAGATACAGTAGAGGCAGTAGAAGGCGATGAGCGGCTCGTAGAGGCAGTAGAGGCAGTAGAAGGCGATGAGCGGCTCGTAGAGGCAGTAGAGGCAGTAGAAGGCGATGAGCGGCTCGTAGATGCAGTAGAGGCAGTAGAAGGCGATGAGCGGCTCGTAGATGCAGTAGAGGCAGTATAAGGCGATGAGCGGCTCGTAGAGGCAGTAGAGGCAGTAGAAGGCGATGAGCGGCTCGTAGAGGCAGTAGAGGCAGTAGAAGGCGATGAGCGGCTCGTAGAGGCAGTAGAGGCAGTAGAGGCAGTAGAAGGCGACGAGCGGCTGGTGTTGCTTGATGTCGGAGATGGCGTTGGAGAAGTGGGTGTATGAAATTCATCTGGCGTGGGCGTGGGTGTGGGTGTGGGGCTAGGCGTGGGGGTCGGGGTCGGTTGCTTGCGTTTGGGCAGAGCTTTCTTCTTTGGTGGAACTGCCTTTTTAGGGGCCGCAGCTTTCTTTGGTACAACAGCTGCCTTCTTAGGAGCAACTTTCTTTGATTGCGGTTGCGCCTTTTTTGACACGGCCTGCGCATTTTTTGTTGCAGTTTTCTTCAAAATGATAATAGTGCCTGCTTTCTTGCATCCACTCCCAACAATCCAAGTGCATCCAATGCCAGGAGTGCATTTTGCTTTGGTTAGTTTAGAGCAGCCAGTCATTGTGTAGTAATTCTTACTATATACACAGAATCATTTCTATGAGAGATTAGAAAAAAGAAATTGTTTGAAAGCCTTTACTTTTTGACCACCGAACAATAATAACAACAAGATTATTTTGAAATGTTATAGCTTTCTAGGAGCCCTTCGTAGGACCTCCAAGGTGGCAGATATTTAGTATCATATTCACTCTTTAACGCAATTGACATGTAATATAGCACTTGCTTCAACTGTTTTCTTGGCCCTTGGTATATCATAGGCAATGTTTCCAGGAGTTCTTTATACTCCACTGATGCATTAGGAATCGCGAAAAACTCTCTAAAGTTATGGTCAATGACAATGTCCATGTCTTGTCTCAGACAATGGTCTGGAATGACTAAGATTCGGCGTTTGAACGCAAGATGATGCTTTGGCTTGGTCTCTACTATTAGCGCGTTATGATCGCTTGACAGCAAGGACAGAGGCAGCGGCGAATGAATGGGTTTGCTTAAAGCTAGCTTCGAAATTTGTTGTTTTATGGGCTGTTTGAAAGGCACGCACACCGACCTGCGCACACCCTGCCATACTTTCGTGTTGTTGCTTGAATTGTAATAGCTATATTGAAGTGGGTTAATAGTTTGTTGTTTGTAGTTGGCGTTAGTGTTGTTCGTCAGGTTTTTGTCCTCAGGGCTCGCAAATCTCGTCAACATGAGTGTTATATCAGTGGATTTAATTGCTCAACGAACCTGAACTCTATACTCATATATTTCCAGTATTTTTATATAAATGCATCAGTTTTTTACAACAAACAATTGTTTGTTTGCGAATAGAACTGGTTTAGGTAGTCTAGCAAAATTGTCCGCTTTAAGGACAAAAAATCGATTTATAACGCAAGCATCGTCTCTTTTGTTAATGTAGCTATAACAAGCTATAACAAGCTATATCAAGCTATAAAAAGCTATATCAAGCTATATCAAGCTATATCAAGCTATATCAAGCTATATCAAGCTTTAAATACACAACAACCAACACAAAATGGAGCTGTATGAGCAGCTTGAGAACCTGAACACCTTCACCGAGGTCTGCGCATTGATCAATGTGTACCCCGGCTCGATGATGCAGGAGAAGTCTCGGGCCATCCTGAAGGAGCTCGATACGACCCCCGACATTGGAGACGCCGATGCTCGCTTTGTCGAGGCCATCATGTTCCATGTGATGTTCCTCGCGAAGTTCCCGGGCTGCATGAACAACGGTTCAATCACCAACAACCTCAAAAAGGCGATGTGGCGGCTGAACAGGTGGAACATGTGCGCGGCGCACCGCCTCAAGACTTCGACCGACAAGAACCACATCGGCGAGCTGAACACGCTGCCGGACGGAGTCCTGTACAAGATCGCAGAGCTCCTGTGCTAGAAACCTACAGCAAAAACAAAAACAAAAACAAAAACAAAACAAAAACAAAAACTTTTATTCTTTCGAAAAAGAACGAATAATTGATATTATTATTATATTTATATCCATCATATCGAGGATTCAACTCGCGCAAATGGGTTCTAGCCAGTCCTCGAACCGCATCCACGTTGAGCCGCGCTACATCCCCTTGCCGTGCAACCGCGAATTTGAAACGAGGGTGCTGGCTCTGAGGAGCGGGTTGAAGGCCCACCAACAGGTTTGCAACAAGCTCAACGGCGCAGGTATGGTTTGTCCTTCAAACCAGTACGACGCATGGCAGCTTGCCAACCAGAACAAGTTGCTCACGCCGCCGCCCAACATACCATTCCTTAAGTGACATATAAAATAAATTGTAAAAACCAGACACTGTGAGAGACTGTGAGAGACTGTGAGAGACTGTGAGAGAAGCAGCAGCAACACTACTTTAGGAAACCTTTTAAAACCCGCAAAATAAATAAATATTTATTCTTACGCTTATACCTTGATCCTTTTGATAGAATATATACGGTATGACTTGTGGCAAGAGTAAAAGTTTTTGTATTTTGTATTTTTATGTATTTTGTTTAATTTTCACCTGATGATTTTCACCAGATCGAAGGGTTAATGTTGGCGTTGTCGCCGGTGAGCTTCTTGATCTGGCTCATGCACCACACCGCGCCTTCGACATCATAGATTTTCATCTTCCTCTCGGCGAGGGTGAGGAACAGGTTCAGGGAGTTGTAAAAGTCCCTGGTCTTGAAGTTCATCGGGCCTTGGTAGAAGGCCTTGTAGACCTTCTCGTAGTCCCTGATGTTGTTCTTACACATACCGATCTCGTGGGTGAGCCTCTGGTAGACGTAGGGCAATGCATCGTCCGAGACGTACGCCAAGGAATCCAGCACGTTGCACGGCATGGTCAGCCTCATGTTGACGAACCAGGACACAACCTCCATGATGATGACGGTTATAGTAGTGGTGATGGTATCTATATTCTCAAGTCTACCTAAGCCCTATTCATTTTTTAGCGGTTTTACGCAACATTTATTTGTTTCCGCGGAACCAGAACCATCCGGGGCTGAACCCAGGGCTAGATTGGGCGCTAGAAGAAGACGACGACGCTTTGACTTTGACTTTGACACTGGACGCCTCTTTTTGAGCGGATGGTGCTGCTGGTGGTGATGGTGATGGTGAAGGAGGTGCGGGGGTAGCTACCTTTTTAACGGGCGAACGGTAACGGAATTGTCCGTTTAGACGGTTCCCACGTTTATCAACACGAGCAAAGATGCGTTCGTTTGCTTTAACAAGCGCAACCTCTAGCTCTAGCTGGTAGAACTTAGCGAGGGCCTCGCTGATCATATCGTCATTAAGAGCGGTTCCTGCGTCTAGACCGGACATGACAACCGAGTAGTTGAAGCCACCAAAGAAGGAGCTTACCTTGGGGTAGGCGTTTTGGTCGTAGCGGAATTCACCGGCAACGATGTCGATTTGTTTTTTGTTATCGGGATTGCGGACCTTGAATGGGGCAATAAAAGTGTCTAATTTTTGGTTGTAAGCCAGGTAGCCGTTGGGGGTGTCGCGAACGACCAGGCCTTTGGCGGTCATCATTTTGATAAGGATGGCGACGCCTTGGTTGCGCAGGCGCATCATCTTGATTTTTGTTTCGTATTTCTTGAGGCTTGGAGAGGAAGTAGGGGCGATCGATTGGTACTCTTTATCGGTATTTGCTTTTGTTGAAGACGATACGTTTGATGAAGAGGATTGCTTTGAAGATGCGACTACAGTCTTTGTTTTGCCCCCTTTCTTGGTCACAATATCGACGTCAACTTCTATGTTGTATTTCGTCCTGAGCATTTCAAGGAAGTTGGAGATGATCATAACGCGCACACCGCGGGCGATGGCTTCGTTGACCTTTGCTGAATCGCTGTCAATCGACTTGGCAACCACAATTTTTGTCTTTCCGGACATGGACGTCGTCACACGGCCGCCGCGATTTTGGACCTCTGCCTTTAGCTTCACGCTGCGAAACCCGCTGAATACAATGTGGAGATGAGCGAGCTCGTCCGACATGGATTTGGGCAATTTCTTGATCGCCTTTTTGGGCTTCACATCTGCTGTTTTGGTTGCTTTTACAGGCTTGGTTGCTTTTACGGGCTTGGTTGATTTTACGGGCTTTGTTGATTTTACGGGCTTTGTTGATTTTGTTTTGGTGTTTTTTGATGATTTCTTAGCGACCGCCTTTTTGGGGCCGTTGTTAGAGCGGCATCCCGAGCCCGAAATCCAGTTACAGGAATCATTGGCATCAATACATGTATTTTTACGCAAAGTTGAGCATGTGACCATACTGTTAGTTCGACTCTAAAAGGTATCTATACTGTTTCATGAGAAAAATATAATTACACTTGCCAGGAAAAATACTTAAAGCGATAGAGCGTCTATTATGATTAACCCCCTAAATCACACAACTCATGTGCAATGTATACCGAATCATCATTGGCCTCCCTGAGCAACCAGCAGGTACTCGCGCATAAAGGTGGCAGGAACCACCGATCCATCTATCCTCCACTTGGGCGTGAGCTGATGATCCACATTCACACGACTCGCAATCAAACCGGCCTTGTCCTTCCAAGCGTCCTCACCAGACTTTGTGCGCGTCGACAACGTACCCTCCCGAGGGTCCACACAATAGATCCACTCCTGGCTAGGCACAGGCGGCTTTGGGGCCGCGTAAATCATCGAGAACCCTGGATCCTTGCTCAACAACAGCTTTGATCTGGTCTCGTCGTCGTTGTCATAAAACATGTACCATATCATCACGTTTCTCACATCAACAGCGTTCAACAAAAACCACGTGACCCACTGGCGCATGACTATCAACCTGTAAGGCAGCTCAGACCTGTGTATGTTAGGCACCTCCCGTGTGCCCATGTTGCACTCGGTGTCAGGGTTGAAACGGATCATCACCATCTTCAACTTGTCAATGTTCACATCGGCTGGGTTCTTTATCTTGAACGCCCAAGAGGCCGTTTGCTTGATCATCTTTTCGCGCTCATCCTGCTTGTCGTAGTCGGCATGCTTTCTCTCATCGCACTCGACGACAATCAATACCTTGACAGAATCTACCTCCCCGTGCATCACATAGTCGGGGATCTTGAAGGACTTTTGTTTCTTCTTCAAATGCTCCCCGGGCGTGTTGAACACATTAGTGGTCGCGTTTTTGTACTTGCTCAGCTTGAAACACGGAAAGACGCGCCTCAAGACCTTCAAAACTCGCTTGATCTTTTGTTCGTTGCTGGCTTTCTCGCACTCTGAACACATGATGACGCCCATTGCCGACTTGACACACTGTGAGTCCTTCTTACACAGCGCGCAAACATAGGTATGTTGGACCACGTTTATGTAGTCCTTGCTCTTGTGCCCCCCTTGGATGGCACCCTGTGTCTTACAGGGCGAACAAAAGGCATGGTGCTTTAGTTTGCTGATCGCGTCAACAGATGTGGAGGTCCTGTAACGCATGTCACTGAGCAACGACACGTGGACATACTCAGCCGGTGGGCTCTTGAACACGTCGTTGGTCTTATTAAGCCGCTTCCCAAAACACTTGTGCGACACCCCCTTGTAGAAACTACACATCACCTTTGTTGACTTCGGCTTTTTCTCACCCGGTTTTGCCTGTTCCTTTGACACGATCCCAGTGAATCCACCCCCCACATGCTTGTTCTTATACCTACTGTCTATGTGTTGCTCAAACTCCATCTGCTGCTCGCGTGACAGCTGTCCACAAACATATGGATCATGTTCAATGGCACCGCCGCCGCCGTTGGTTTTGACAAGGCGCCCGACCTCTTTTGCGATCATCTCTTTCATTGTTTCAATCTCACCGTTATCCTTTTCCACTTTGCCATGTTTCTTGAACCCGTCATCTTTGTCATTGCCACTGCAGTTGGTGTCTTGTTCAAAGTCATCCACACTGGTTGTTGTCGTTTCTAGTTTTGCAAGGAGCGAGAGATTTAAAGGCACTCGCGGGACATATTCATCGTCATCAAAGTCCATAGTTTCATCCGTGTCAATGATGTCCTCCTCCTTTTCATTTTCCTTGTGATTGGCTGGCGGTGCTACTACTTTGGGAAATGATGTAATAAAGGCCGCCTTTATGATATTGTACGGCTTACTGTCCTGTGCTAGGTACCTCCATTTTGAACGCGTCTTGTCGTTGGGATCCAAATCTACATTCACGTCTTGACCAAACATCTTTTTTAGTACATCAAATACCTTGAGGGTGACACGGTTGCCTTCAATGGCCATGACAACACCAAACATATAGTGAGGGTGCTCTCCCACTTGAATAATACCGTGGATGTCGATAAACTGATCCATTGTCCGTTGTTGTTCCAATGTGAAGTTAGAGTGAGTGAGTGAGAATCTAACAACTAACATGTTGATCAGGTTTTTGAGATGTAGATGAACAAAATTTCAACATTTTTAAAAAGCAGGGCAAACAGCCATTTTTTTTGATCTCCTTCTTCGATGACGAATTCATTGAATGCATTGAATGCATTGATTGCAGTTCTAAGCTGATATGATTGCAGATCGTTGGAGACGGCGATATGGATTGTGCGACATCGATGACATCGGCCTGCCTGCTCTTAAAATCAACCATTTTGTGGACTACTGAGTTTGATAGCAAGTCAAGAACAGGTGGTTCACTTTGCGATTGAGATGACAACATGATTGACTTGATTATAGTGTGAGCTTCTGTGCTGTCAACCCCCAGAGCCAGCAGCATGCTCTTGGTTTCATCACCCGGATGCGACATTTGCTCTAATAGTTCTTTCGAAACCTGAAACACATATGCATATGACGATTTTGAACAATTGCCTAACTTAACCGACAACTTGTCTTCAGCTATAGCCATAGATTTGTAGTATTATAATCTTTTATGTAAGATGTTTCTAATTTTTAACTTCATTTGCAGACGTAATTAGGGTTTACAGGAGAGCTTCATTTATCATTTTAGACAAAGACGTCAAAACGAATAAAAAGAATGTATTCTTGATTTGTAAGATGGAGGGAACTGATCAACTTGCATAGAGGTATGGACAATGTTAGTGACCTAATATTACACTTGGTAGCAAGACACATCGTTAAAACCGATGTCAAAACAGTTGGGGTCCTCGCTATGACGTCAAAAAATATAAAACATACGCTAGAATCAGACGAGCAAATTGCCAAGTTACTAACGTATGAAAGGTTGGAACAATGCATGCGCGTTTTTATAGGCCTTGCACAATCAAAACCACCATTCTCGATGTCGTGGATCTTCATGGCGGACCCAAACTCAACCAACGGACAACACCCAGGTACAACATCCACCGTTTCAAAATCATTGTTTATATGCAAACAAACACCAAAGAACAAAAACAGGTTTAAAAGTATGCTAGTCTATAGGGAGCTCAGCTCCGAAGTCATGTACGATGCTACAAATGTGAGCTTTGTTTTGGACAAGCTCTTACAGTGTACAGATGAAGCCCTCGATTGTTTCAAGAACAACATTTGGCCAAACATCAACAGGATCACGTTTATTGGCTCTTGTACCTACAACACTCTGAAGTACAGACTCGAATACGAAAAAGTAACCTCTGAAATGAACAGACTCATAGCTATATCTCGTGCACACAATACAGAATCTTCCACACAATAGTGATAGAAATCAACGGAGACACCGCTCTTTCGGATTGACTTATTTTATATTTCTAAGACTTTTAAAATTATTTATCTCCCCCCCTCAATTACTACAAATGTTGACATGTGTCCCAGTAGTCCCAGTTATGCATCATAATATGTCAACATTTGTGGTGAAAATGTCAACATTTGTGGTGAAAGTTTTAAACTTGCATCATTAGATTGAAAGGCGTTGGGATTTGTTTTTATATTTCTAAGACTTTTAAAATTATTTATCTCCCCCCTCAATTACTACAAATGTTGACATGTGTCCCAGTAGTCCCAGTTATGCATCATAATATGTCAACATTTGTGGTGAAAATGTCAACATTTGTGGTGAAAATGTCAACATTTGTGGTGAAAGTTTTAAACTTGCATCATTAGATTGAAAGGCGTTAGGATTTGTTTTTATATTTCTAAGACTTTTAAAATTATTTATCCCCCCCCTCAATTACTACAAATGTTGACATGTGTCCCAGTAGTCCCAGTTATGCATCATAATATGTCAACATTTGTGGTGAAAATGTCAACATTTGTGGTGAAAATGTCAACATTTGTGGTGAAAGTT